CGCAAATGGTATTAGATATATCACGACAGCTAAATATGGAACTGGTGCTACTAACTTAGAATTCTTTACAAAGACAAACGACGCTTATCATATCGCTAGTGGGGATGTTCACAATGGAACCGCTATAGCATTGGGCAGCAGTTTCTCTACTTTTCAAGAAATACAAGAAAAAAACCCAGCAACTGACGCTAATTATAATCAAAGTGAGTTAAATGCACTTAAAGTTGGCTTAAAAGCTAGTTAATATTTATCATAGGAGAAAAAAATGGCACAATTTGCAGTTGAAATTGCTGACGCAGATGTTTCTAGAGTTTTAGACGCTGTTGCGGTAAATTATAACAGACCAGAACAGGTTGAAAATCCAGACTTTGACGATTCTCAACCAGAAAGTGAAACAAATACTAGATTCATTGACAACCCAGAATCTAAAGCGGTGTTTGCAAATAAAATCGTGAGAAGTTTTTTAACGGAAAATGTTAAGGCATACGAAATTAAATTGGCAAAACAGGCCGCTTCTGAAGCTGCTGAAGCTGTTGCTGGAGTAACCATTACCGATCCACAGGTTTAATAATGATTTATGGTTCATCTAGTTGGTCTGAAACGCCTACATCAACCCTAAAAATACAAGAGTCTAATGGAGAAGAATTAGATAACAATCTTTTGATTGATACTAAGTTTTCCGTCAATCTCCCACTTCAGGTGGATAAAGATGTGGATTTATTTCTAAGCCAAGATGAAGATTTTAGTGTAAATATTAGTAGAGAGCTAGATTTCGTAGTAAATATAAATAGTGACCAAACTTGGAGTTTATCTTAATGAGTAGCCAAATACACGCAGGCGATGTCGGCACAAAACTGATTGTCACGGTGAAGGATGATGGCTCAGTTGTAGATATATCTTCAGCCTCATCTCTCTCTATATTTATAAAAAAACCTGATGGAACTATCTTAACTAGATCTGGAACTTTAGAGACAGATGGAACAGATGGAAAAATGCATTATATTGTTGTCTCTGGAGACTTAGATGTTGCCGGGGTTTATAAGATTCAAGGAAAAGTAGTTCTAAGTTCTGGCACTTTTTCTACAACTACCGCTACTTTCAAAGTACAATGTAACCTATAGGTGAAATTATGTCTTGGCAAGGTCAAATGGGAACTATCGTTAGATACTTAATAGATGACGTAGATCCATCAAATTACACATACTCAGATCATAGGATTGAAACTACAATTCTTGTTGCTGGTCAACTAACACAGATGAGTGTAGATTTTAATAAAACCTACAACATAAATGTCGAAAACTGTACGCTCGATCCAGATCCTACGGCTGAGACAGAAGACAAAGCGTTCATAACTTTGATATGTTTACGTGCAGCGTGTATAATAGTAGGTAGTGCAATACGTAGTGAATCTGGAAATGCTATCTCTATCAAAGATGGTCCCTCTGCAATTGATCTTAGAGGGGTTACAGCTACACTTTCTACACTATACAAAGATTTGTGTGAAAAATATGAACAAGCGTTACTTGAATACAGAGCCGGGAGTAGTGTTGTGGGCCAAGCAATTCTTGGACCTTACAGCCCCGGTTCAGATTACGTTTCTAGGAACAATCATGGCGGTCATAGGGCCGGTGGATTTTTTGATTATTAATGGAGAGTTTTAAATGCCTACTATGAAAACATCTGGCGAACTTATTGCCAGCATCTCGTCGGATTTAGCGGATAACAACGCCGGTTTAATTTCTGCTTTTGACGTTCGACACAACATGGAAGATATTGCGTTTTCCATAAATAGAATCGTTGCCAGCGGTGACACAGACGAAGAATTTCCGTTCTTCAACGTTTTAAGGGTTAGTAAGTCTGACTCTGCTGGAGATCCAGATCCAATCGTCGCTAGTCAGACGCATGGGGACTTGGTTGTAGAGTCTGGAATCTTCTTTCCGTTCGCAGATACTGTATCACTAAGAACAAAGAGGCAAACAGAGCCTTGGCTTGGAGCCGGAAGTATTGATCATGGAGAGTTAGAACAATCATCTTTGGCAGATGATGATCACCATCAATATCTTCATAGAGATGGTGTTAGCTTGGTTGGTCGCGGAAACGCCATGCGTGGCAATTTTGCTATGGATCAATTCTGGTTCAACACTTCTGGTATCGAAAATGTGGGACTTCAATTTGTACAAACTTCACCAGACGCCATTGAACAAGAAATCAATGTGTCCGGTCAACTTAACTTTTTGAGAGATAATTCTTTTATCCCAAATACGGCTAAGGGGTTCGCGAAGGCTTGGATCAATTTTGACGCAAGTGGAACCTTTGATGGTGTTGAGAATCTACCAGTTGTTAGGTCTTACTATGGAATTAGTGGTGTTCAAAGGGACAGCCCCGGAAAATTCACAATTACATTCCTACCCGAAACATTTGAGAATAATGAATATACTGCTGTTGGAACTGCAAATGCAAGAACCGACTCTGATGATCCTACCGACTTTGAAATCAATACCGTTGGTCTTGTTGATAGAATTAGCACTCACGGTGGCAACACAAGAACTTGTTCTGTAGCAATTATTAATCAGGCCGGTCTTTATTCTGATGCCGATAGAATAGATTTGGTATTTTACGGTTATAGCCCCGGAGAATCATCTGGAGTCGTTCCAACGATGAGTCTGTCTCCAACTTACACTGAGAGCAATCCATAATAGATTAGTGAGGATATAATGTCAAACTTTTTTCTTGGCGATAGAATTAAAGAAACGTCTAGAGTCCAAGGCACCAATAACATATCGTTAGATGGTGCTGCGGCAGGCTTTAGTTCGTTTTCTGATTTCTATGCGTCTGGCGATACGGTATTTTATGCGGTAACTGACAATTCTAAGTATGAAGTTGGTTCTGGCGTCTACTTTATGGACGGTAGCACCAGAAGTATCACCAGAAATCCAATTAGAAGTTCTAACATTCAAGTTGGTCCTTATTTTGTTGATGGTACTAGTAATAGTGGGCCAACATCGGGTAGGTCTGGAAAATTTTATCCTCTTTGGCTCACTAGATCTGCTGCTATTAGCGGTGTTGGTATTGACGGTGGACCATTCACAGACCCTAGTGGTCTCACATTTGACGAATACCCCGGTGTAACCTTTTATCAAATTACAGAGCGTGCAAACCTTGATGTTGACGGTATCGTAGTAGGAGATGTTGTTGGTGCTAGTGGTGGCGATTTTAGTGCATCTGGACAGCCTGTGAATTTTGTTCCGGGTGTAAAAGAGGTGTTCGTAACTTACCCCGGAAAAACCGCTGTATACCAAGGTTATGGATTGGAGCCTAATACAAAGGAGCCAAAACAGAGTGGCTTGGCTTTCTGGGTAAACGAACAAATACTAAACTATTCTTCCGACATTGTATTTGATGATAGTCAAGGTTATTTAGGTATAGGTCAATCGTCACCAGAATATGCAATTGACATTGCTGGTAATCTTGATAACACCGCAGCAATTAGAGCTTCTGGCTTTATTGAAGGTGGTTCTGGCATTATGTTCTCTGGCGGTCAATTAACTGATACATTTTTGACTGCTTCTGGTGGAAAACAGTACGAGCCATTTAGAAGAAATAGGGTTGGATCTTCTTCTAATGGTATTATAAATCTAAGTGGTGTCGTAGATCAAATTATAGAGTTTGGAAATCAAACCGCTGGTACGTTCTTTGCTGGTCCCTCTGCTGATTGCGATCCTTGCACAGATGCTCCACCTACATTTAGACAGTTAGAGTTTAAAGATTTGCCAAGCGATATCGCTGACAATATTGGTGCTGTAATTCAAAAAAATAAAGGTTTGGATACAACATCTGAAAATGTAGCAGGCCGTTTGTTTAAAGATGGTATGGTTGCTATTTATGCCGGAAGTGGATCTATCACCTACGATAGTGGTATCTATTATGATGCTACAAACAATAGACTTCAAATTGGGGGTGATGCTTCCAGTACCTCTGCCGCTTACAACCTTCATGTTCGAGGTGGCGACTTAGCTGCCAACTCCGGGCATTTCAATCAAATTCTATTCCTAGATAGTAATTACAGGATTGGAAATTTTACTGGTACTAATTCAGACACGTATACAGAAAATTTTGCAAACATATTCTTAGGTGTTAATGCCGGTCAACTTTCTAGCGGTAACTTCGGTGGTACATTTATTGGAAAACAAGCTGCGTATAAGTTAGATCAAACCTCTGGCGTTATAGCTATTGGTATTGAGGCTTTAGCTTCTGGTGATCTGAATGATTATTCTGTATTTATAGGTCCACACGTTGGCATGTTTGCTAGTGGTGTTGACGAATCTGTTATTCTTGGATATAATGCTGGTTGGGGCATTAAAGATGCCAACAAACTAGTTGCAATTGGACCAAATGCTGGCTCTGGTGTTGAACATTATGATACCGCAGTCTTAATTGGCGATGATGCTGGCGTAGAGTCTTCTGGAATCACCAACGTTGTCGGTATTGGAACTAACGCTCTCAAGGGTGCTAGTGGAATTATTAGATCTTACCTTATTGGTAATAGACCAGCTAGTGGGTCTTTTGATTTTGAACAGGTTGCCGGTTTTGGTGGCTTTGTAGTCGGAGAAGCATCTGGTCTACGAGACGTGGTTGCTCTCGGTCAACATGCGGGTAGATATGGTGAAAGTCTTAAAGATGTATTTGCTATTGGTTCTTCAGCCGCCCAATCTGGATTAGAGCTTAACGATACGGTCGCTGTTGGTAGAAAAGCCGCATCAGAAGCGAGTGGAAACTTTAATATTTACCTTGGTTACAGGGCTGGCGTTGCGGTTTCTGGAAATGAAAATATAGAACTGATAGCTTCTGGAGCATCAGCTAGTTTCTTTACACACGAAGCTAGTGGTAAGATCAATATTGGTAACACCATAGCAGGAGATATTTACAACTCCAGAATCGGCATTGGTGATTTAGATAACGCTTCTCCTAGCGGAACATTATTTATCAGACCATTAGATGAGAATGAACCAGCTTTTGTTTTGCAACATAAGGGCTCTGGATCTGCAACGCCTTACATGGTTTTACAATCGGGTGATGGCACCACCATATATCATATTACTAATAGTGGAGATGTCATCTCTAGTGGATTTATGAATCCAAGCGGTGGATTAAGACTGGGTGATCATGTTCCAGACAGTATAGTAAATAAACTATACAATAATGGCGGTACTTTGTATTGGAATGGAACGCAGGTTGATACTGCTGGTGCTACAACGTTAAAGGTCGCAAACGATACAGAAATCCCCGCCGACGCTTCCACCACTTGGACAGACGGGCAGTTAGCTACGTTTAGTGGTGTTGATGGGTGTGAGGTTACTCAGGTAGGTAGATTTTTCAAGTTCGGTGCTTTAGAATTGTCTGGTGTTCTTCAGCCTCAAATTAGTTCTAATGATTATGCGTTTAAAGTTGCTAGTAGTGGTGAAGCGGCTGCAATAGCTGGTAACGATCCATTCTTAATGACTCAAACTGATGTTGCTGTTCCTCCGGTAATTGTGGTATCTGGAATTAGCGGCGTTAATGTGGATTCATTTCGTTTACAAGATGGTACAAACAATTCTGGTATCTTGGTTGTTGGCTATGAACCAACTATCACTTATCAATTTAGTCTTACCAATGGTGAATTTGCTAATGATCCAATTGTAAATAATGATATTGTTACAGTTAGTGGAGTTTCTGGTGTTCACGCTGCATATGACCCCGCTACTAATTATTTCAGAATTGGTGCATCTGGGTTATCGGGCGTTCTCTATAACACAATAATTGATTCTGGACAATATCTCAGGGGTCAGATTTTAGAAAATACAACTAGCGGAGTAGCTATTAGCGGTATTGCTACTTGGGCATCTGGTGAGTTTGGTAGAATTGGTGTTGGAACTCAAGGTGCTAGTGGTCTTATTCTTAAAGACGAATTTTATATTATGGACCCAAATGGGTCAGGTCATCTATCAGTACTGGAGTTAAATAATAGCGATAATATTATTATACAACCAGATATTGAAGCCCTATATCAAACATTACCTGTGGATCGTGGTGATGTAGACAATGCCTACGATAGTATATTTATGGGCCGACTTGCTGGTTATGGAAGTAGAGATGAATCTACAACTGTTGCACTTGGTCATAACGCTGGCATGTTCAATAAAGGTGATGATTCTCGTGACTTTGCTGCTGGCACAAAGATTTGGGGTAGTTTAGATAATGCTGATATTCCAGAGATGCTCATTAGAAGCTCTATTGATAATGTACAGCTTGGTGCTAATGTTGCTATCAGTGCAGACGGCAGTATAGTCGCGGCTAGTATGAGATATGCTTACTGGGCCAGTGCAAGTGAACGGTCGGCAATGCCAGTCACCGAAAATGACATATCTTCACAGGGTGCTGTCGCCGTATTTAAGATAAAAAAACCAGAAGACGGTTACTCTTTAGCCTCAAAAGGGGCTGAGTTAGTGAAGATATTATATGGAGATAATGCTCTTAATAGAAACGATCAGGTGGCATTGAGTGCCGATGGCAGAACTTTAGTAGTTGGAAGAACTCATGGAAGCTCCTCCACTGGGCAATCCCAAGTACAAGTCTATTACTGGAATGATACAGACGATGTAACAAACGGCCCGTATACTTTACAGAAAACATTTGCGGGGACCGACGCTTCTTTTGGTTATGCTGTGACTGTAAGTGCAGATGGTAATGTTATTGCATTTAGAAGTAATTCTACTAATAAAGTTAAAATCGCCTTTAGAAACACTTATGCACCAAGCACGTTTGCGGGTTCAGCAAATTGGACTGAAGTAGATCAAACTATTATCGGAACTAGCGATGTTGGTGACTTAGCATTAAGTAGTGATGGTCGTGTCTTAGCTGTTCAGCCGGGGTTTGTTTCTACCACAAAAGGTGCTGCAATTCTCGACATTAATCCAGCCCTTCAAACTGTTACAGAAAGGATCAATGACGCTACAACCTTTACTGACGGGTATGCTATTGCATTAAATGCAGATGGAAGCATTATAGCAATAGGAAACTCCCAAGTCAGTAGTTCCACTGGAGAGGTCAAAGTTTACAAATCAAATGAGAGTGGTGAATTTGTTCAACTTGGTTCTACAATCACAGCAACGAACGGAGCCACCGCTAGTTACTTTGGGTACGACGTTGACATTTCTGATGATGGTAAAACTATCGTTGTTGGAGAATATGTATGGCAATATTCTGGACAACAAACTGGACGAGTTCATACCTTCCGCTGGAATGGGTCTGACTGGGAAGATCTAAACCCAACAGTTGACCAATCTATGGCAACATCTTGGTCTAGTGATTTGGCGGGGAATGGAACAAATACACGGTTTGGTTCAAGCGTTGCCCTTACAAGCGATGGTAAGACATTGGTCGTTGGAGCAACTGCGGATAATACTGAGGATAGTAGTGTAAGTGTCTGGTCCCTTCTTAATCATGACATTGGTGGTTCCGTACATATCGGAAACCTAGCTGGTCATATGGCTTCTGGATCTGCACAGGCGGTTAATATCGGCTATAATGCGGGTGCATTATTGGAAGAAAGCCCAAGAGTTATTTCAATTGGTAATAATGCGTCTATAGCCTCTTCTTACAATCGCAGGTCTATAGCTATTGGTGATTCTGCGTTCTCAGCAAGTAGTGGTTCTAAAGATTCCATCGCAGTGGGAACCTCTGCTGCTAAACAAACATGGGATTCTCCAAATTCAATTTCCATAGGTACGGCAGCTAATAAGCATAGTTTCAATGGTGACGACACAATATCAGTTGGTAGAGAAGCGGGTGCATACACACAAAATAGTAAACAGTCAATTTATATGGGTTTACAGGCTGGTTTGTCTGCTTCTGGAAATAATGAAGCCTCTATCGGTATAGGTACTTATGCTCTAGCAGATTCTTACTACACAGCTAACTGTGTAGCAATTGGTCGAAATGCTGCGTATGCTGCTTCTGGATCTGAATCTGTTGCAGAGGGAAGCAATCAAAAAATAAATTTTGTTGCTATTGGTACATCAGCAGCACGAGAGTCTCACCAGTTAGATCACAGTGTAATGTTGGGGTCTTACGCTGGGTTTAAAATGGATGGAAATAGAAACTCCATCCTTATAAGAAATCAATCAGAAGAGCCAACAAGAGATTGTGGCTGGGCACCTAAAGACACACCGGGAATACTCAATATTGGAGATCACATTTGTGGTATTATTTCCCCACTTGATACTCGCACAAACCTCCATATTGGTAAACCATTACCTGATCATGGAGCAGATGAAAATGAAGTCCTGCAAACGATAAATAATGCTGTTTTAAATATCACACCGCCAGATGGAAATGATGCCCACATACGTTTAAAAGTTGCTGCGGACATCGCTACACCAACAACCGCATCAGTTATTCAGGTTGAGCCGATGTTTGTCGCTGAGACGTATACCGATAGGCAATCTAATGGTAACGCAAAGAATACTGAAGATGTAGTTGAATATACCAAAAATTCTGGTAGAAACATTATTGTAAATAACTTCGGATACTTAACGCTTCCCACGGCGACAACTAAGGTTGGATCTGGTGACAATTTCCAACTTAAAGATGCTCGTGGTGCAATAATCTCTAAAGAAATTGGGGCGGTTTGTCTCGTATTTCCAGCTTTAAATCCTCATGGATCTGGACCAACGATGGCTTTTGCAGCGGTCGCTGGCGACGGCGTTGGATGGTACATGTTTAATCCGATCACTGGAGATTATGAAGTCGTTAATACCTAATGGGTAGTCAGGAATTTAGTTTAATTTATAATCATTTTAAATAACTTGGAGAGAATAAAATGCCAGCACAAGATGCAGTAAAACCTGTAACAACCGCAGGGGCGGGAATACAGAATGGCTCTTTAGTCACTCTAGTGTTTGAGTCTGGATCAAATGCACAAAAACGTGCTCCAGACGTAAATCAGTTTGTAGAATCTGGCGTGATGAACGTTAGAACTAGCGGACGATTTGACGAACACTACGGTGGTGGTGCTTCCTAACATGGAGCTTTAAAGATGCCTATTAATATCCCAGAAAGCGTTTTCACAAAATACTACGATATCATTGATTCAACTATCAATGACATTTTTGGTATTGACTGTGAACTAGTATTTATCGAGAAGGTAGAAGAAATTTCTAATACCTTTGATAATATTCCGCATAATAAGTCTATTAATGCACACAGACGTAAGTCAAACAACTATAAGCGTGGAGAGAAAACCATAAAAGAAGTAGAAAAGCGAGAGACAATAAGACTAAAGGTGTACTGGGATAGCAAAAGCTGGATTAAGGCAGGTGGAGACATAGTAGTTCCTGATAACAGCATACAAACGATATTCTTTGCCTCTGACTTAGATAAGGTCATGAGGGCAAAATATTTGCATGTTCATAAAAATATCAAGGAGCTACGAGACTTCAAGTTTACTAAGTTTGGTGAACCATTTCCTATGGGTTTAAGACAAAATCGTTACTTTGGTTGTTTTTGGCAGAGGGCACAATGAGTATTTCATTAAACCTAGTAGATGCAGATGCATCAATCAAAAAAGACATAGAGAAAGCTATGTTTGAAGAGATTAGTGTTATCATTGATGCTAGAGTAAAAAATGTCAAAAAAAGGTTACAAAATTTAATTCCAAGTTGGGTAGAATCTTCTCCAGAGGTTCAATCACTAAGGGGTGGGAATTTACCTCAATCTCTTGGAGCACAAATAGGACTAGTTCCCGCTAAAGCGGAATCAGCAATAAATGATATTGTAAACGCCATATCTAAAAGTATAGAAGTAAAAGTAATAAAGGGGTCAAAATTACAAGACATAAAGATAAACATGTCTTTCCAACCCTCAGATTTCAAAAATATTCTAGCGATACCAGACGCAAGTATTGTTGCAGAAGGTGGTCAGTCGTTAGAGTGGATAAACTGGCTTTTATTTGCTGGCACAAAAACTATTGTCTATGGGTTCTCATATGAACCTGACACCTCGTTTGGTAGAACTGGTGGTGGTTTCATGGCCTTTGGCGGTGCTTGGAGGATTCCACCAGAATTTGCTGGCAATGATAATAACAACTTTATAACTAGAATGTTTGTAGGAAGAGAAAAAGAAATTTCAAAGGTCGTTGATTCAATTTTTGCAGGACTCTAGGATGGCTAATTATTATGGGTTAAAGGGCTTTGGAAGTATTCATGATGACATCTTGAATAATAATATTCAGGATAGTTTGATTGAATATTTAGACTGGGCTTTATTAGAAAAGGGTAACTACTTTAACGTGACCAAGGGGGAGCTTTCTCCAAATGGTCAAGACATGAGTAGGCTCAGAATGTCATCAAATGATGCTTATGTTTCTGGTCAAGTTTGGGAAGGTTTTAGGTCTAATTGGGTCTGGCAAAGCGGTGTTTCTGGTGTAAATATACCGGCACCCATCGTGGGAACTAATGTTGACAACCCCGGAATATCCGGCGTATATGTAAATGATCAATTTGAACCTACTTCAGGTGTGGGTGATTATTCGCACTATGTTGATTATTTTAATGGCAGGGTCGTATTTGACAACCCGATCCCAACAGGAACTAACTTACAAGCGGAATTTAGTTATAAATATATAAATGTTGTATACGCCAATAATGTACCTTGGCTGAGAGAGATACAAACAAAGACGCAGCAACCAATAAGTGAGTTTTACGAGACAAGTACGGGGTCTTGGAATATACCGCCGGAGTGCAGGTTACAACTACCTGCAATGGCTATAGAAATAGTCCCCACTAGGAAATTTAAGGGCTATCAACTTGGTGGCGGTCAATGGGTTTATACGGATGTCTTAGTTCACTGCATAGCAGAGGATGAAATGACCAGAAATAAGCTCGTAGACATTATTTCGTTTCAAAATGACAAAATAGTGTATAATATTGATAGTAACGCATTAAGCAACAGTAATGCATATCCATTAGATGAATATGGATCTCCTGTTCCAAGTGCCTTGCTTTATCCAGAAATATTGAAAAACTACATAAAAGGCCAGTTTAGAATAACGAATACTACTGTGGAAGGAATGGACATGGTATCCTCTAACCTTTTTGGAGGGATCGTCAGGTTCACAACTGAGGGAATAATATCAAATATATAGGATTTTTGTGTATAATTTAATAGAAAATCTTTCAATTACGAACAGGAGAGATATTAATGTCAGACAATAAAAGAATATTCTACGCTTGCCAAGCTGTGGCAATTTGTCCAGAAGGGGCGGGTGAAAATCACGACCGCCTTGAGGCCGCGAATATAGCACACGGTGTGCAGAGCGTTGGAATCACAACAAACTTTAACTTGGAACAGGCTTTTGAGCTTGCCCAGATTGAGATTTACGAGAACATCGAGGGTGTTCCAGATGTAGAAGTTACACTGGAAAAATTGCTTGATGGATACCCACTTCTTTACCACTTGGCTACGACCGGTATTTATGGTCTTGGTCAGACAGGTATCGCTGCTCGTGCAGACAAGAAGTGTGACCTTCATCTTGGAATTTTTGATGCCTCTGCGAACAACGTAGCCACCGCCCTAATTGACGGCTCGCCGCCTGCTTTGCCAAGCACAACAAACAGTCGTGCTGAAGTTGAGGTGTATTGCTCTGGAATGTATGTCTCTAGTATTTCTTACACCGTTCCAGTTGATGGAAATGCAACGGAGTCGATGACGTTGGTTGGAAACAACAAAGAATGGTTGCGTGCCGACGAAGGGCGTTTTGACTCAGGAACTGGTGCTAACGATAGTGTTGCTATTGGACAAGCAGAAGTCGCTGGCTTTGATGGAACTGACACCCCAAGAGCTATTGCTGGTGCTAGTGGTGGTATTCAAAGACGTGAAGATGTTATTTTGGCAGGTAGTATTTTGCCACTCAGCATCAAGGGTGTTGGAGATGGTCTAAACATTCCAATTGCCTCCGGTTACGGTAACGCCTTGATTGATTATAACAAGCCAGCTAAAGGCCCGATGGTTCATATCCAAAACTTTACATGTAGTACTGACTTTGGTCGTGAAGACATCTTGGAATTGGGTCGCAAAACACCTTACTTCCGACCAGCAAACTTCCCAGTCGAAGTTACTTGCGAGTTTGAAGCAATCACAACTTCTGGTGACTTCGTTGGTGCTTACGAGCTTGGAGATCCAGATTTGATGAAAGATCCAGATACCGGAGTGCTTTTGAAAAGTAGTGGTGACAACCTACAAGATGAATGTATATTCGTTCTCTTGAGGGCTGGCTACGGCTTTGACTTGGGTAACAAGAATAAGCTCTCAAGTATTTCCTACGGTGGAGGTGATGCCGGTGGGGGAAATGCTGCCGTGACTTATAGTTATAGTAACTTTAATCAACTTGATGTTCAAGATTATAGGCATGAAAACAGAATCGGCTTTGGTATTACAACGCTGGGTGCTGGATTGCAAGGTGTTTCCAAGTTCGCTGCCGACAAAGGTGCTGGAGCATTTGCTGTTGGTGCAAGTAGACTTGTTGAAGGTACTCACTTGGCGACAGAGAATTGGTATAAACCAATACCTTAAACCCCGTTTTGCGATAGCATATAGGACAGCGAGTGACTTGGGGTTGTTTTAGGAAGGAAAATATGAAACATAATAATTCCCGCAATACTAGAGGTTTGTATGAATGTCTATGAGCGGGAATATTTTGTATCTAGACTAAGGTCTGGCGTTTATAGACTTAAACTAAATACCCTAAGTGTTCAGGTTAAGACGCCAACAATAGACGACATGGTTTATTCAGATGAGGTTTTCATGGAGTCAATGCTGGACTCTCAAAAAAACGGCGTAATGACAGAAGAAGAAAACCTAGAATGGATGCTAGAAAAAGAAATTTGGACAAAAGATAAAGACAAGAAGATAGAAGATCTAAAAAATGGACTTGAAAATTTAAAGGTGCAGATTTATAATTTCAGAAGCAAAGTAAAAGCAAGAGAAGAGGTAAGAACTTTTATAAGGGCCACAGAAAAAACTATTGCTAAGGCTAGAGCAGAAAAAAACTCTATGTTTTCTAAGACATGTGAAGGCATCGCAACAGAAGCAAAAAACTTAGCCCTGTTCGAGAGATGTTGTTATGTTGGGAATGAATTACTTGATTTAGAGTACGTAGACATAAATTCCCTGTTCTACCAATTTTCTTCTTTACATCTTTCAGAAAAAGATATTAGAGAACTGGCAAGAAACGACCCTTGGAGGCTTTGCTGGAACGTTAAAGATCATGCACCATTATTTTCAAATGAGCCGGGGAGAGAATTGTCAAACGACCAAAAAGGTATTTTGATTTGGTCGAGAATGTATGACAACATTCAAGAATCTATGGATTGCCCAACCGAAGATGTCATAAATGATGATGACATGTTGGACGGATGGTTTATAGTACAGAGGAAGAAAAGCGAATCTGAAAGAGCAAAACAAGAGCTTGAAAGTAGGACCAGTAACGATAAAATAGCTAACTCAGACGAAGTTATGATTGTTACTGATTCACAAAAAGAAGCAGCTTCAATTCAGTCAATGAATAATGTTCACGCTGAAACGATAAGAAAACAAAGGATGGCACAGGTAAAGAGACAAGGCAAGGCTACGGATTCTGACTTCCAAGATAGAAAGCTAGAGATTCGTGCTCAAGCTAACCAAGCCTTTAAAGAAAGAACCGGGAGATGACATGGATAATTTAAATGATTTAATTAGACAGCAGTCTGAATATAAATCTACTAGAGAGGATAAATATAAACAGGACTCAAGAGATAGGTTATCAAAAATTTTAAGAAAAAAGGTGGAGACAACAATGATCGGGGCACTTAGCTCTATCGAAGATCATTTTGCCTTTTTGTGGACTTCAATTGATAATCAATCTCTATCACCAGAACAAAAAATGATGTATGATGCTTTCCAAAAGGTTAGATCAGAAATTTTGGATAAAGGGAATACACAGGCAAGGAACATTGATGCTGAGTTGGCACAATACGATGTGAAATGGTTGAGGTATCAGGCAACCATTCCGGTTAAGAATAGAGAAAGTTTAGGAGAATAGAATGATAAAAGAGATGAAAGAGACGGTCAAGATTGGAAAAGATGATGATGCTAGAGAGTTGGAGATTGTTGTAAGACAACCACCAAATAGTGTTATCAAGAAAGCTGACGCACATAAGAATAAAGTCTGGGGTAATGCAATCCAAGATGGTGTTCTTACCAAAAAAGAGCTTGGCGTAATCATGCGTAAACGTGGAATCTGGGATGATAAGAAAGATAAAGAAGAAGAGCAAATTACAAAAGATATTATCAGACTAGAAAAAGAACTTTATCATGGAAAAGCTGGACACAGAAAACCAAAAGTTTCTGAGGGTCGGGATCTTGCAATTCAAATTAGGCGAAAAAGAATAGAACTTAGAGATTTAATTACAGAAAGATTGACTCTGGAGGAAAATACCGCCGACTCACTTGCGGATAATGCCAGATTTGATTTTTTAGTAGCACACTGTACTTTCCACGCAAACGGCCAACCCGTGTATAAATCTTTTGAAGAGTATAATCAAAAGAGTGCAGATGAAATCGCATTTGCCGCCGCTGGACTTTTAGGTAAAATGCTTTACAATCTAGATAACTCTTTTGAGAAGAATCTTCCAGAGAATAAATTCCTAGCCAACTTTAACTTAATTAATGATGATCTGAGCTTGATCGACCCCAATGATCCAGACGTATTAATTGACACAGAAGGCAACAGAATTGATAAAGAAGGGTTTTATGTTAATGACGAAGGTCAACGTGTCGATAAAGAGGGTGACATCTTGACAGAAGATGGTACTTATCAAATATCGGAACATTATGAAAACGATTTGGTGGTTAAAAAACCTACCAAAAGGACTAGAAAGAAGCCAGTTAAAAAAGAAGCAAAAACAGCAACGGAAAGCTAAAATGGATAGTGTAGTTAGTCTTATACAATAAGGTTATGAAATGTCAAAGTTTGTACTGACTGCACAGCTACAATTACAAGCACCTAATAATGTTGGCAAAGTTTTAGGTCAAGTTAGAAAACAACTGAGCGGGGCTAAAATTCCCGTTGAGGTTGAAGGTGCAAAACAAGCTCAAGATAGCATTAAAAAAATTACAGCAGAGACCAATAAGGCCGCAACTGCTGCTAACGCGATGGGCAAGAGCTTCGGCTTGGCTATCAAGCGATTTGCAGCATTTACGGTTGCTAGTCGTGCTGTAAGTTTACTTACCAATAATTTAGCTAAAGCAGTTGATGAGGCTATTGACTTTCAACGTGAGATTGTAAAGGTATCTCAGGTTACGGGCAAGGCTGTTAAAGACCTTAAAGGTCTACAAAACACAATTACTTCATTGGCGACAGGTCTTGGTACTTCTAGTAAAGACCTTCTTGCGGTCACTAGAATTCTTTCTCAGGCTGGAATTAAAGCTAATGATCTTGAGACTGCATTAAAAGCTCTTGCAAAAACAACCCTTGCTCCTACGTTTGATGATATTACGGAGACGGCAGAGGGTGCTGTTGCTATTCTTAGTCAGTTTGGTGCTGGTGTAGAAAAACTTGAACAACAACTTGGTGCTATCAACGCTGTTGCTGGTCAGTTTGCTGTTGAATCTGGCGACCTTATTGGTGCTGTTCGTAGGTTTGGTGGTGTCTTCCAAGCCGCTGGTGGTGAACTAGAAGAACTCTTAGCTGTTTTTACGGCTGTTCGTGCTACTACTCGTGAAAGTGCTGAATCTATTAGTACTGGTTTACGTACTATCTTTACACGTATTCAGCGTCCAAAGACGATTGAATTTCTTAGACAGTTCGGTGTTGAGTTAGAAACAGTAGATGGTAAATTTGTTGGTCCGTTTGAGGCCGCAAAAAAGCTGTCAAAAGCTCTTGCTGGATTGGGCAAGGGTGATTTAGAGTTTGTTCAGATTGCTGAAGAGCTTGGTGGTTTTCGTCAGATTGGTAAGGTGATTCCATTGTTGCAGCAGTTCGAGACTGCTGAACGTGCTAGACAGGCGGCACTTGCCGGTGGCGAGAGCTTGACAAAGGATTCGACAACTGCACAACAGGCTCTTGCTGTCCAGATTACCAAGGTCAAAGAAGAGTTTTTAGCACTTGTTCGTAGTTTTTCAGAAAGCACTTCTTTTCAACTGTTTGCTAAAGTTGCATTAGAGATAGCAAGCAATCTTATCAAAATAGTAGACACGATAAAACCCCTGTTACCACTTATTACTGCATTGGCAGCTATTAAGATTTCTAAAAGTCTTGGAGATTTTCTTGGGGGTGCTGGATCTGCCGTTCGTGGGCTTCAATCCTTTGATCCGCAAAAGAAGAATCTCGGCGGTAAAATACAAGCATTTGCTAGGGGCGGTTTTGTTCCCGGTACTGGAAACCGAGACACCGTACCCGCCATGCTTACTCCGGGTGAGTTTGTAATCAAAAAAAGTAGTGCGTCCAAGTTAGGTGCTGGAACTCTACAAGCAATGAATCAGAATAGGTATAACAAAGGAGGAAGAATTGCTGATATTACCGGTAAGTTTGGTCTTTCTACGCCAGATGGGGCAGTTGGTAGCCTAAAAGAGCAAGATGTTTTGATTTCATCTCTAGACAGTAAAGCTCAAGATAGATTAAGAAAAAAAATAAATCTTACAGGCGAACAGTTTACCATAGGTGGTCAATCCCAGAATAGATCAGGTAGAGATCAGGTACTTAAATTCTTTAAAGAAAATTCAGGATCGACACTTCTAAAAGAAGCCAACTCTAATGCACAAGGCTGGCTTTCAGAATTTGGTGGTTTACCCAAGACTTCCAAAAAAGGAGCTAGTTTACAAAACACAACTATCAACGCAATTAAAGCCCAATTTAGAAAAAGGGGAGAATTAATAAGCGGTGCATTTCCACCAAAATCAACAATTGTGGCTAGTGGAGGTACTTCAGACTCTTTCTCATCAACCGCGAATAATTTATTCAATAATGTTTTAGACAAGAAAATTCCAGAAGCATTTACTGAGGCGGTTCAATCTTTTCCTACGCCTTTAGGTGGGCCAGACAATGTTCCTTTAGACAAATTGCTTGAAAAAAACATAGTTGAGTCTTTTAAAGGTAATATGTTTGAAGCGTTTGTAAGGCGTGCCACCAATACAGAAGCCGGTAAAAGTGGTGAGCTTTTTGACTTCCCCGAACCGGTCGAAGGATTCAATCAATTATTTAATAAAGCCGTATTTCCAAACGAATTTAAAAACGCCTTTAATAAAAGTAACCTTGCAAGTACTTACACCAAGGCACTCAAATATAATGATCTATCGGTAAAGAAGCTCGCTTCTGGTGGTGGTGTTGGCGGTGGTCAAGATAACGTACCCGCACTTTTGACTCCGGGCGAATTTGTTGTAAATAAAAAGGCCGCACAAAGTATTGGCTACGGTAATCTAAACAGTATGAATAAATCTGGTGTCGCTAGGTTTAATGCTGGTGGATTGGTTGGTTTTCAGAAATTTGAAAATGGCGGAAGCGTAACTGCAAAAGGTATCAAAGCAGAGATTCAAATCGGTCAAGCTGGTTTGACACAAGAAATAGCTGGCCTTTCTAAAGATATTGGGGCACAAAGAAAAGTTGTCCAAGCAGCGACTCAAGAAGCTGAAAGACTTTCTCAACAAGAGGCGGATTTAGCTAAAAGGTCAGCAGATCTTAGTTCCGCTGTGGGTAGGTTGGAACAACAGGCAGTGCCGGGAGCAAAGGGACAAAAGGCTCTTAACAGAATATATTCCGAAATTGAAAAAGTAGAAACCGAAAGGTTAAAAGCGTCTCAGGAAGCGACAGCAGCTTTGGGTAATTTAAATGATGTAGAAGAACAACTCGCTGATTTGGAACAAGCCAAGGCTGATAAAATTGCCCAAGCCAAAACACAAAAAGAGGTTGCAACTTCAGCATTACAGGATACTCTACAAACCGGTACACCGGCGGGAGAATTTAAGAAATCTAAAGTCGCAAAGATCCAAAGAGAACAGGACGCAAAGAAGAAAAGAGATGCAGGTATCAGAGAAGCGACCGATGATGGTGCAACGCTTAAAAAATTCCAAGCTGGTCTTTTGGCAACAAATACAGCACTAGGACTGTTAAAACCAACCATTGATGAAAGTAGTAGTAGTTTTGAGAGGGTTGCTGCTAGTCTCATTGATAGCACTCAAAAAATGGTCAATGGTATATTCTTTGTTATTACTGCACTTCAGGCTCTTGGTGTAAAACTAAACCTTAAAGGTATTGGTAGCGTTCTTAGGGGTAAGGGTGGAGGTGCTGACGCACTTAGTGATGCCATCTCTGGTAAATTTAAAGGTGCTGGTAAAGCTATTGATGGTTTTGGTAAAAACCTTGCTGGTAAAGGGGGTATGCTTGGCAAACTTGGAAAAGGCATATCTAGCCTTGGTAAAGGTGTGGGCGGTATGGGTCCAGCCGTTGGTGGTGCCACTGTTGCATTAGCTGGTGTTGCCGCTGCTGGTGCTGCTGCTGTCGCCGTTGTATACGCAGCGGTGAAAGCAATTGATGCTTATACTAAAGTTCATGAAAAAGCAAAAGAAGCAGTTGAAACTGGTGATGTAGAAGGTGCTGGAGATGCTGCTGTTGCGAGTGCAAATGCTAAAGTTGCTAATAAAGCTGCGTTGGGTACTGCTGCTGCTACAACCGCTCTAGGTGCTGCTATTGGTAGTGTTGTTCCCGGTATCGGAACGCTTGCCGGTGCTATTATAGGTGCTATAGTTGGTGTATTTGCAGGTATCGGTGTTAAAATACTCTCGCAGTTTGAATTTGGTCAAGATCTTATAAATGCATTTAGAGATAATATTCTTGCACCATTGGGAGGTGACAGTACTAAGACAATCAAGCTCGGTGCGGAAGCTGCGGCAGCTAGAGCGAGGGCTGATAAAAATGCAGCAATCGAAAGTAGAAAGGCTGCAACCGCACTTCAACAAGTTGCTAGTGGAGCTAAAACTCTAGATGAGGCATTTCAGTCTGGTGCTTTGACTGGCAACTTTGAAAACGAACTTGTGGCAGTTCAAAAAGCTAGAGCTTTACAACAATCGAAAGAAGCTGATATTGCAGGTCGATTAACTGGAGCACAAAAAGGAGCACTTTATGGGTCTCTACTCGGACCAGCAGGAGCAATCGCCGGAGCAGGGATCGGTGCTGTATTTGACGATGGTGGAGAAGCAGATAGAAAAGCGGCACTAAAAGAAAGAGTAGAAGCGGAAGAAAAGGGGGCACAAGCATTTTCATCTGCTGTAAGCGGTGTGTTCGCAGATGTAGCCAGACAGCGTGCTCTATCGGGTGGGGGATCACCAGAAGACATCAAGAAGTCACTACGTCAAGATAATAAAGCATTAGATTTAGAACTAAAACAAGCAGAAGAAACTAAGAAACAATTAGAGGGAATTAAGCAAAGACGTAAACTAACCGAAGATGAAAAAAGACTTTTAAGTATATCTCAAGGTAAATTAGATCAGTTTAATGCTAATATAGATGGTGCAGCAAAAGCTGGGGAAAGGCAAAGAAAATTAATTGAGGCTCTAAACTTTGGACTCGCAGGCGTTGCGGATCAGTTAGGGGCCGCTGCGAACTCAATAGCCAACATAAGATCATTTGACCAAGCGGGTGCAAGATTTGATAAAAGCATTAATGACCTAAACTCTGCGTTTAATGCAGCCGCCAAAGGGTTGACTGATAAAGAATTAGACTCTGCTCTTAGCGACGTAGAGAGGACATTAAAAGAGTCTGGCGTCAGTCAATCTATAATTGATCAAAATATGCAAAGTGTTAGGGGTTTTGCAACAGCTAACAAAAGACTTCAAAACGATTCGCCAGAATTACAACAAATTAGAAAAGATATTATTGCATCCGGTGGTGGCTTAGATGCTATTAAAGAGGCTGTAGCCAAAAATCTAACAGTAGGTTTAGATCCAGAAGCCGCAGATAAAATAAAAACAGCAATTGAGAGTGCCGAATTTGAAGGTGCCGATCTAGCTAGATTAAAAGGTGGAGACGTTAGTGTTCTTAGAGAAACTTTAGACAAAGTTGGTCAAGAGCTAAACAAGGGTCTCTCGGAGATATTAAAACAAAGAAAAGAAATAGAGCTACAGCTTATAGGTGCTATTCAAGATAGAAAACAAGCAGAGCAAGAATTCGTTGCAGCACAAAGAAAAGCTATTGATCTACAGCTAGAAGCTGGAAGAGCGTTTCAAGATTTTGGTGGGGCAGCGTTAACACCAGAGCAAAGACGTGGTGCAAACCTAGCTAAATTCAATGTAGGTGCTGGCTTTGCTGGTATACAAGGTTTACAGAGCGGTAGTGCATCGGATATTCAAAGGGTCAGTGCTCAAATTTCAAGCCAATTTATGGCATTAGAATCTGGAGCACAAGTCGCTGCTGGAAACAGGCAGGCATTTGGTGCTGGTCTCGGAGCAGAAGGTGCAGAAAGCGACAAGAGACAACAGCTAAAACAACTTCAACAAGATTTAATTGTTACCACGAAGCAAGAAATAGCAGCCAAAAAAGAAGAGCTAGATCTTATACGTAAGAAAAACGCTGCTGAAAAATCCTCACTAGAAAAATTACTAGAGGGTGATGTTGAAGGGTTCTTAGAGGGACAACAAACCGCTGGTGCAGCCGCAGCATTAAGAAGCGGAGACTCTGGTCTTGCAAATCTGTTTAGTGCTAGTGCGTTGGGTCAGGGTCTACAGAGTTTGCAAGGTACTGGTGAATCTGCTGCGACTTTAAACAGGGCTGGTCAATTAGCTCTTGGAAGCGTTGGGATAACCGATTCTCGTGCTGCCGGTGTTTTAACTGGAACTACCGCAGAAGAGCGAGCAAAGATGGGAGAAGGACAAGAATTAGCCAGAACACTTGGGGCACTTGGTCAACAAGCGGCTGAGTTTGAGAGAGCCGAAATCTTCACCAAACAGGTTGTTATAAACGATGCTCAAGTAATGCTACAAGAAAAAGACCTAGCTATACAGCGGGCAACAAATAAAGCTAATGGTGGTATGATATATGCAAGTATGGGCATGTTTGTTCCTCGTGGTACAGATACCGTTCCCGCCATGTTGACACCGGGAGAATTTGTTGTTAATCGTTCAGCAGTAAATCGTGGCAATAATCTTCAAATTCTTAGAGCTATGAATTCTGGAGGTGGAGCCAGTGGTCCGGGCAGAATGAGTGGCGGTGGACAAGTACAATATTATAACTTAGGTGGAATAGTCGAGGGTATAGGTAGTGCATTAACAAGTGCTATTCCGGGTTTACAGGGAGTATTCACAGGATTTACGGATGCTGTAGATAAACTAGTAAATTCTCAGTTTAGTGTAAAATTAGATACAACAAATGTTAATGTGAACTTTAATGGCGGATCATTTTTATCGTCCATGAAAGAAGACATTAAAAACGAATTGCTTAAAGAAGTACAAAACGAAATTGGAAAATTTAAGCCAAATACCAACGGGGACTTACAAAAAACAGACTCAGTACTAGGTAGTTAGGATATAGGAATTTTAAATGTCGGAATTAAATGTAAAATCTCTAGAATGTATGTGCATAGAAACTCTTGGAGAGCAGAGTTGTGCATCTGGCGGTGAGCTTTCTGCCCAACTTCTAGTTGATGGTGCTGCCCTCTTTGCCGATGTTGCAACACATTCTAAATTAACTTCTCCACCAGAAACAATAAGTGTATCCTTCTCTAATACCATAGAGGGCGACGGCCCTTATTTTATTCTTAAAGATTGTTCTGGGGTACATTGTGAATTAGTTGAGACTGGCTGGCAAGTTACTATAAATGCCACCCTCGATGACGAAGCATTTTCCATAACATCGGAAATTGAGTTTGTATACAATAACGGAACATTCTTAATATTTTCTAATGATGCTCGACTAGTAAACTCTGATACAGTTATCCTATCTATTGTTGCCAGCGGCTTGGCAAGCCCAACACCGCCTACAATTATTAGAACTAGAAATCTAGGCTTTCCTCTCCAAGACATGGTTGGTGAGGGACTTTTGCAGAGAAAAGATGATCCACCTGTAGAAGAAGACGATGACCTAGACGGTCCCGGCGGTGGAGATCTCGATCCTCCTGATGGAGATATTGATGAAGATCCCATAGTAGAAAATAGAAACCCAATACTCGGAGCAGATCTAACTTTTTCCGACCAAGAACTGATTGGTCAAGCTGAAATTGAAGAAGATATGATCGCCGTATATTCTGCTGGAGAAGACTTAACATTTAATGCAGAATTAAATACATTAGAGACAGATAAGATTGCTGGTGATTTTGGAGATTTTTATTGTCTTCAAAAACTTTACCCATCTGGTGATTTACCTATAGCAGAAGGGTTTGGATCATTTGTTGGGCCATTTAAAGAAGAGACTGAGCTTTATTCCTATATTGATGAGGGCGTATACGAAGGTATACTTAAAGATAGGGGTAATTCTTCACTTCTTAGTGACGATGAGAATAGTTTTATACAGCCAAACACTGTTCATACTGAAGGTCTTTTTCAATATAAAGCCGAACTAACAGAGTTCAATATAAAACCCGAACACTCTGCTTTTAGGATGCGTGTTGCTGCACCGCTTAAAAACTACGAATCTCAAGTACCTCCCCTTTACACTGTCTACAATATACGACTATCTGACCCTTCAGGAAATCTGATAGTAAAATATAACGACATACAATTGAAGGGCGATTCTTTAGACACAGACCCTAATTTCACAACATATTCTTCGTTGCCAGAAACTAATGTATCCGACATATATGATTGGAACAGAAGATTCAAACCACATATGAATATGGTAAGTGGTTATCAGATTTCTTTTAGTATTCGTGCCGTATCTTTAGACGATCCTTTTGACCCCGGTTTTGACGAAGGATTTGAAGAAAACTTTATTCTACCAGACATTATCACCGATGAGGCTGGTAATAGGTATTTAGCTCTAGATGGTCAACCGCTGTCTACGCAGGAAACTAAATTTATAAACCCAACATACGGATTTAGACTATCTTCGTTTGAGATTTGTAATAGCGGTGGTTTTGGACCTTCCAGAGAAGATTATCTGGGTATGCGTGTTCCGGTCAGAGACAAGGGTATACGGCTAGAACGTTGCATAAAACCTAACTTTATTGGACTCAACACTTTTGATACAACGTTATACCCACCTGTATCTTCTGTTTGGCGTGCAGGGGGTTATCAATTACCTTCCGATAATGATAATACAACAACATGCGGAACCGATGAATTAATAAAAATACTAAGAGACAAAAATCTTAAAAGATATATTGAGCTATCTGAGCAGACGGGTGGGGGAATAGCTGATTCAGGTAAACTTGTACTTAGGTTCGGTGATTGCCACAGCGATGTCGATGAAATAACAGACGGTGCTTTCAACTTTGAATTTGACCAAAGCACTAAAAATATTTGGTGGGAACCAAGCGGTGCATTTAATGTTCAAAATAGAAACGAAAACGTAGATCAAGATTCTATATTTTACAATTTTGAGTCTGTAACACTTAAAGTTTTAGCTAAGAAAGCAAGTGCAGACGATAGAGATTTTATCATAGATGTAGTGGGATACAGTAATGATAAACTATTAAATGTGACCTCACCATCTGGTGGATTCTTACAAAACCCATCTGGAATTGCCTTAAACGATACTTCTGTTCATGGTTCTTATGGAAGTGTGGGTAATTATCCAGTTGTATCTGGCTTTCATGGAAACGACTGGCCTTTATCTGCACAGTCTCTATCAGAACTCGACGATTACTTTGAGGCCAGCGGGAATGATCACTACCGGCTGACGCAGTACCCAACCGTGAATACAACTGAGTTCCAATGGTATGAAGTCCCATTAGAGATACTTGATGAAAATGTAAGATTTGGTCAACCCAAAGACTACAAGATGAGTTCTAATTTAGAAAGAATTTATCTTGACATTTTCCCATTCCCAAGTGGTGCTGCACTTGCTTACGCAGAGTTATGCGTAAAATACACGCCGCAGTCTGCCTTTAATATGTATTCTCAAGGTGGAGAGAAGTTTGGAAAAGCACAAGATGGAAGATTAGAAGGTAGACTCTTTCCGTCTGGAATGTCTGGAAATGATAGCATACTTAACTACGGGTCTGGATTTAAACCAATATCTCACCTAGAAGAACTGCCTCATCTTTATAGTGGCGGTGATACAACTTCACTCAAGACGAATTACTCAAGACGTTGGCGTGGGGTAGAGGGCACAGTCCGTGGACCATATGATATTGATCAGTTTAGCTTGGCCTACGAAAACCCAGTTATAGATTATCCATTTTTATCTGGATATTTTAAGTTTGATAAGTTTGGTCCAGAAAATAGATATGTCTTATCTGTTGATATGGGTCCATCATTACCTAGTGGTTATGGTACAGTAAGTGGTCTCCATACGATTGCCGGTGTACCGGGAGAACCAGAGGTTTACCAAAACATCGGTTGGAGATTTGCTAGTGGCACACTCTTTAACGATCATTTACCCGGATTTAGTGGTAATTACACCTCCACAGATTGGACTGCTCTTTCTAGAGGTAGCACTACATTTGCTGACAATCCTATGTACGGAAAGATTGCCGATGCTTTTGATAGTGTAATTAGAATTAGTGGCGAAGCTGGTGGTCAGTATATTGATTTCGGTGATATTGCTACTGCAAGCGGGTTTGCTATCTTTGTAAGATTTACACCGGACTCTAATATTTCTGGAGTAGACTACGACTTATTTAACAGTGGCGTGATAGTATCTAAGTTTGGTTCTGTCAACAATGCCGGTGACGGGAACGGTATGGAATTTTCTCTGGGTTACGAAGATGGGTATCTTTGCGGTCAAGCCCAAGAAGAGTATGTAGGGGATGGAGGGGTAGCCCCTATCCCATATCCACAACCACAGATAATTAAAGCCAAAGACACTGTAATGTTTAGTGGATATCAATACCCACTAAATGTCTTACTGACTTACAATGAGCACAGTAACCAACGATTAAAATTATATACTGAAAATGAATTTGCTAGTGGTGATTGGGAAGTACTTAGAGCTACTTCGGATCAATTCAATCAAAACCCACTATACAGAAAGATAAATACGTCTGATGATGTCATATTAGGATACTCTACTGGTTCTGGCGTTGGAATAAACATGCTAGTAAGTGAGTTTGGAATATCAACTGGCGGGTCGGGCATAACGTATGGTTCTGGTACAAACATTGTAGAAAATAATGCTGATAGAACTTATAGACAGGTTACAGTAGATAAGTTCTTTGAGAATAGTCGTGTTAAGTATTTTGAGCCCGGAGAAACGTATCTACAAGATAGATACAAACTTTGGGATAGGGTAAACGAAGACACTTATAACGAGTGGGAAATTGGAGATTTCAAGCAGCCACAGTTTGGATTTGGGTTCAGTCAACTTCAAAAGAGGCCCAACACTGAGCAAATTGTATTTCATATCAATCATCATGGCTCTGGATATAGTCAACTAAATACTCTACCTTTGCTGTCAGAAGTAGATAGTGGTGTTGCGTATCATACCCAGATGGAAAATGATTTCTTAAGATTCCATTTAACAGATGTTCCAAATAGTTTTTATTCTGTAAATAAGCGTATCACCAAAAATATACCTTGCGGTTATAAATTCTCAGATCGTGCTTTGGTTGTGGAAACGGTTTTGAATCACGATTTTGCTTCTGGTATGAAGTGGGAATCTTGTGAAGATATACCACCATCAGGACCAAGGATGATTGTTAGCTTGTATACTAAATCTAAGGAGCCTTACTGGACCGCTGATGAACCTAACTGGGGATTGGTAAACAGAAAGGTTCACTATATTAAGCCTTCTAGTTGTTTAATTCGACTTGATTCTACTTTCTCTTATGATGACCTTTGTGACGAAACTGAATCTTGGGCTTTATTCCCAGAAGAGCCGAGACTAAGAGAGTTTAAAGAAACATACTTCTCTAAAGATGTCAATGACATGTTTGTTCAGTATGATTTGGTTTACCCATCTGGTCCCGCATTTGAATCTAGATTAGAGATGCACTCTTCTCATGTTAGAATGTCAGATGTCAATATCTGTAGCGTGCCACTAAGCGGTGCGTTACCTTCTGGACTACATCTTAACGTCAGTGGTGCTTTCCGCCCAGAGACTGAGCTAACACTGAATATTGGAGGGTTCCCTAGAGAAGAAAATGGAATCTTACCTCTTCAGATTCAAGTTCCGTTCCCTCATGGCGTCTTTGATGAATATGAAGAAGACAATTTGGGTAATTTGTTCCAAACTATGCCTAGTGGGTTCCACCTAAGTGTTAGTGGTGCAATTATTGCTGATGGTAGTTTACCATTATTTATACCACCACAATCTGGCAACGCTATTCTAAATTTGAATGTCGCTGGTCAGATCCCACCGATATCTTCTGGAGATATGAATCTTGCACTACCCAAGGTATTTGGAAGGTCAGATTCATCGCAAGACCAAGATCCGCTCACAACTCCGGGTGCGGAACGTGGACAAGTCATCGTATTAATTGGTGGCGAAGATATTCTTATAGATGCTTTAGCAACTGATTTTACAAGTGTGACGATTGTTGATAATGAAAATGATGGTAGCGGCTCTGTATCAGTAAGTGGTGGGGTACTTACAATATCTGGAGACATATCTAATTCTAAACTCAACGCCCTAGACATTCAATCTCAGATCAATAATATAAAAGGTTTTAGAGCAGAGGGTGCGTCATCTGCTGGGGATGGTAGTGCTACCGCCGGATCTTCCAATGCTCAAGTTGTTGGAAATCCAAATCCAAATAATCTTAATGGTATTAATCTGACGCTTTTAAATACAGAAGTATCTTTCCCAGTTAGCGGAGATCCATATCTAAGTCTTTCATTGTTTGCTCCACAAACAGAAGGGCTTACCGGCGTATTGGCACAACTAAACACGCTTCTATTTAATAACTTTGATCAACTTCCTAGTGATGATTCACCGATTGTTGCCAGTGGTGATGTCACACTAACACTGCTTGGTGGAAGTAAAACTGGAAGAAATAAATCTTCGGCTTCTATGCCGCTCATTATAAAACCACTAGACAAGCTAGAAGAAAATCTAAATCTATACGTTCATAATCCAGAGATCGAAGCTCTTGATAGCGGTGTAATGAATTTGTATACCGCTAGTTATAATGTTGGGTCTAAGGGTTTTGGATCTGCTTACGGCTTGTGGGATGGTGTTGAATATGGAACGGGTATAGAATTAGAGGACAATTATTTAGCATCTATTCTTGTGTCTAATGAGATTAGGGGTGTAGATCTTACAGCCTTCGGTACTTGCACTGGCGATAGCCCAAGTAAAGCTATCGACGATGCATTGATTACAGATTGTACAGTTTGGAGAGAAGAAACTTGCAACGAAGGTGGTGCATTTAGGGCAAAAGACACATACACAAATCCTACCGCTACAAACTTTGAGGGCGGAATTGGATACAGTGGAAACTACTACGGTATTAGAAAATACACTCAATTGCTTCCCGCTGTTGGGTACGATGCGGTAATGACAATTAAGACAGGCAACACTAAGCCAATTCCAGTCCCAAGAGAATTTGAAGAGTGGGAATACGGAATGTGTGGTCCTGATTGGTACACACATATAGCTCCGGGGACAGATAATAGTGGGTGTTGCAACGAGGTTTGTCAACAGAACATTGTCTTCTCAGGAATTAAGTTGGTTGGAGATGATTCTGGTATATCTATAGACGGTATAGAATACGATCCAGAATCTTTAATAGCCTCTGGACGACAAGCTCACGCAAGGTTTGGATCGGCTGTTTCTGTAAAAGATGACTTAATGGCTGTATCTGCTCCAGATCTTACAATTCCAGACTTTGATCCAAATAGAGGTATAGAAGATTACTATGCTGAAGGTTCTCCAGCTATTGATCCGGGTCAAGTAGACGTATCTGGTGCTGGTTCTGTATTCTTGTACAGACGGGGAGAAGATGTTCCGGGCCAAAAAGCTAATTGGACATTTGAGCACCAAATTATGCTTCCAACCGGATTTAGAAAAGACTACGTTCAAAGATCAGTACAAAATGTATTAAGGTTCGATAATCTTACAATCTCTGGGGTTAAGTGGCAATTAGGTCAAGAAGGTCGTCGGTTTGGTGAGTCGCTTGATATGTGCAATAGCGGTGATAGACAAACCTTAATAATTGGAGCACCAAGGGCTAAATGGGAAAGAGATTTCGTTGATATTCCTACGTCTGGTATTGATTGTGCAACTTTAATGGTTGCTGACTTGTTTAGCTATGACAAGAAAAAACTACAAGGTGTTGCTGGTGCTGCTCAAAGATTTAACGTTCTTTGGAAATACTTTACTCCACCTTGGAACCCCGGAGCAGATGAATGGTATCCTCAAGTAAATACCAAAGTTATAGTTTTACAGTTAACTTATGCGGATAAAGAATACAAAGATGTTCCTAAAGACGAAGCTAGTTGGTTCCAACACAAGTATATTCCTAGACTTGACGACTTAGACTTGTTGCTTGAAGTTGGTGGTGGTCTTGTTGGTTCAGACGCTAGTGTTTCAGATAAGATTGAAGCTGCACAGCCTGTTATCTTTGATACACAGTTTAGTGGTGTTGTCGAATGTTTAGATGCATTATTCCCTGTTAGACAAAATGTAATTTACAGCGGACTACCCCCAATCATGGGTATGTTCAAAGAGCAAACGGGATCGACTGCCGGTGCATTAAGATATACAGACGTAACGACCAATACCGTTAGAAGTCTATATGACAGAATAGAAGATTATTATGTAAATTGGACATATTCTAGTGGCGTTCAAGACTTTGTACAAGAGATTAAGCAAAGCGGTCACTTAAATACCATTGTTGGAAAATCAGAAGATGTCTACCTTACAACTAGACAGTTAATTAGCGATACTTTTGATTCAGGTAGACTTTCTCGAACATTTACCAATGAAACACTTAATAGAGATTTCATAGCAAGTGGTGTTGGTCAGGAGTGGGGCGATACACACACTCAAATTAGAAACAGCTTCCAGATACCTCCAGCGTCGGGTGGTCGCGTTTACATATTTGAAAAAGAAAGAGATGAATTTAACTGTATCCAAGTTATTGTATCTCCAGATGACATATCAGATCTTTCAGACGAACCAGAAGATCTTATGTCAGAAATGTACAGCTTTACACCCAATGATAGGTTCGGTCACTCTGTAGGTATAAGTGCAAACTCTGAGGTTGTTACAATCGGTAGTCCTTGGAAAACAACGCCGGTTAGAATCTACGAGAGAGATGATTCAGCAAATCAACGAGTTTATGACAATATTAGAAAATACTGTGAAAGTGGCGGCTTGACAGATGCTGTGATTCACTATGATACAATTCTGTCGCAATCTGGAGAAAGCATAGCCAAGGTTTCTACATACGACCACATCGGATCTTCTGAAAGATTTAGGTTTAGAAACGAAGTCAATTATTGGGGTCCGAACTTACCACAGCCATACAAACTTTCCTTTGGATACAACTACTCTAGTATCAACTACGTGGGTACAAACAAATGGTTAGCAAGCGAGTTTGCTCCCACGTCTAGACTTGGTTGGAGTACTGCTGTAAGTGAAGATGGAAACATTGCTGCATTTGGAGCACCAACAGACTCATTTAACTTGTTTGAGGATGTGAATGTCTGGGGAACAGGTTTAGAAAGATGGAATTCGTTCCAACACGGTGGTGCTGTAAGAATCTTTGAATCTAGAAAGTATTATCCGCACGACAAGATTGTTGAATTTGGAAGATTTGGCAACCTTGACATGAACAGTCACCCCGAAGAGAAACGGCAAGGGCTTTATGATCAGTGGGATCAAATATTTGGTGAAAACTCTGATGGTACTTCTAATTACAAAGCAAAACCATTTAGAAGGATGGATTTCTCTGAAATATCTATTCCAACAGATGCCGGTCTTTGTTTTATTACTACGCCAGAACTTGATTCCGCTAGTGATGAAATTATAGAAAACATTAAAGATTGGTTGGCACTTGGAGACAGAAACCTTGTTTTAGTAGGTAACGATCCTGTCTGGGAAGAAAACGGACTGTATAAAAAGTCTAATGATGTTATCAACAAAGTTCTCAATAAGCTAGATTCTAGAATGAGAATATTTGCTGCTAAAGATGAATCTTATGCGATGCAAGGTACACCTAGTGGTATATGTGTCAGTCAAGAGGATATAAATAACGATCTCTTTAATATCACCTCTGTTCCAGCACCTTCATACACCACTGGTCCTACTGTATCTTACGGTAATTTTTATGGGAAAGGTTTTGGGGACATCCGAATAGACTTGTCCCAAGACAACCTAGAAGATTACAAAGAATACTTTGGTTGTCCAGAGGGTATTTGTTGTGACGGATGCGAAGATGATGGACCACCAGTAATAAATGATAAGTGCGAGTTCCCACTTGCCCATCACGGAGACCTTCGTGCTAGATGGTTGGAACAGTGTATTAAAACCACACCTAGAGGTTGCAAGGTTATTACTTATGTCAAAAACTGGCCTTTCCAGTTTGGTAACTTTACACCACCTTGCGATGATCCACCGGTCCCAATGTTTAGAAAACAGGGTAATGAGCCGGTTCCTGTATTAACAACTATGGAACATGTTCCTCCAAGTAGCTGGTATAGACCAGCAACATCTGGATTGTTCTGTACCTACACCCCTATCTACAAATGGATTAAAAAGACTAGAGGATCTACTACGTATGAATTTGCTGATCACAACGTTGATTATGTAGAATTTAATATACAGGAAGATGAGAATAGCAACGTAGAAGGTATTCTTAATTCTTGGAACGTTAGTGGGCCAGACTTTATTGATCCAGACGTGAAGAATAACAGGGATGGATTGGTCCAAGGTATTGGTAGATCTTACTACCCAGAGGACGAAGAAAGAAAAGAGACAAAAGTAGTTTATCCAATAAGTATTTTAGCACTTGTCGAGTCTGGACGGTTCGATTCTGGCGATCATAATAATTCGCAAGTCTATGTCATTGGATCTCAATGGAGCGAAGATGATAACTCTCGCGGTATTGATTCACCAACACTAAACGACGACAAGAATACAGAATTTTACATCAATATGGTTCGCAAGAACTGTGATGACGCACCTAGAGGTATTCAAATAAATGGCTTTACAGGTCACGAATCTCTAAGCAGTGCTTACTATACTGGTGCTGCTAATGAAAACGATCACGGTCTTGCAGATAAGTTAAACTTTGAATTTTCCAAAAACAACAATGGCGGATATTTTCTTGAGAATAAAACCCTAGATGATTTACGAGACACTGTTGACTTTGCTTGGATTGCTCAACCACTGAGTAAGGCTTCTGAAAGCGATGTTGAAAAAATAAAGACTTGGTTAAATCGAGGCAATAAAAAACTTGTTGTCACATATAATGGTGTAGATCCAAATAGTCGCCAAGATATTGCAGAGAATGTAGACCACTTAGTAAGTGGCGTAAACTTGACAAGTAGACCATTTTTCATACCTAGTAGGGGAGAATATTGGGACACAGATCAAATCATTACCGGCTACGATAGATTAGAGGGTTCGACACAGTTTGTTGATACTTCTACAGACCCAGTTAGCGGTTGTGACTTTGGCTATGGATTTGCTCAAGATGGTTACAATTTTGCTACAAGTATGAGCGGAGTAGAGTTTAGTCCAGCAACTACACCAAAAGACCCAGTTGGTCTTGATAATGAAGTTACTATGAAGGTATTTGTTCCATTATCTGGTGGTCAAGATTATGAAAAGATTATCTGGTTCCCAGATGATATTACAGAAACATTTACCATATATCCAACTAATAGGTATAAGATAGATGGTGAGGCGGTTGTAGACTTCCCGGTAGTCAAAAATTCTGGATATAGAATGTTTATAAACTGGGTGTCAGAAACCGACACAGAAGAATTTAATATTTGCGGATTTACCGAAGGTGGTTCCGATGACCCTGATCCAGATGGAGGTTTTGATGGAATATTTGGCGACAGCGAGGTTTGTGGATCTCCAATTGATTTAGAGCGTACAACACGAAGGGTTCCACAGCAAACAATTATAGATTTTAGGGCGACAGAAACTTCGTTCAAGGTTAAACTAAATACAGACGTATGGGCAAACGGTATACCTAGAGATAAAATTAAAGAAGGTGTTTTACCAACCACCCCAAGATTCCTGTCAATTTCAGGTTGTCCTTTAGAAATCATAAGCGAAACTGTTATCACCACAACAAGTGGCAAGAAGATAGTTGGATACAACGAGGAGTGTGAATGGATCGTAAACCCTGCACAATCAGGAGAGATCCCCGGATTCTCAAGACCTGTACAACATCTAAGTAATCCTTACTGCATACCGGGAGGTTGGGCAGAGGATAAGTGTGAAAATGCTAACTTTGGTCAAGAGTATATACAAGACGGTCCGGTTATTGTAGCAGAAGAGCCAGAGCAATTTTCTAGCTTCCCAGCCGGTAGAAGAAAATCTCATATTATTGTCGTATCAGACTCCACAATAATTCAAGGTCTTTGCCCACAATACCGTGGTAGTGATGCCATAGAAGGCAATCAGAAGTTTATTAGAAGTCTATACCCACCAAGCCCAGAGGATTATGATAAACCACAGGATGATGGTGACTTCTTCCCAGACGGTTTGGGCGGTTCACAATCTGGCCCAGAAGAATTATCGTTTGACAATACAAGAAACTGGTATTTTGCTCAAAAAATTCGTGCCCCTGAAGTAGGTAGTCCCGGTAAGTATAATGCTGTCAGCGGTCAATCTGTTCAAGATATGATATTTGAAAAACTTTATGGCGGTGGAGGAGCCGGTTTAGAATCATACGATTTAAGCGAATTCTATGATAATGAAGATTATGCTCTGAATCCTACTGTGACAGCCGGAAGACCAGATGAAGTTAGAGATCCTATAGAAATAGCAGTCAGGAAAGAGCAATTTAATGACAATGTACTAGACGATTACGGAATGTGGCCTAGATTTAGTGGTGACTTCTTAGACATTATTGCAGATAACCCTGTATCTCCAGAATTTTATAATGAATTGTTAGGAGAAGAACCACCAATTGATAGAGATCAAAAGGGTACTATTGCTGATGCTCAAATTCGAGGTGGTATGAGTGATTTGATGAAAGCAACAAACACCGACTATCTAGATTTTGATGTTTATAACTCTGGTTGTGCCGGTGATTTGTTTGGATACTCAATTGATCTTTCGCAAGGTAGACTCATAGTTGGAACACCATTTAATGGATTCTACAACCCTAGCGGCATTAGTGGCGTCACACCTTGGCATTACATGCAAGATAATGTTTCTAATAAAGAAAATATGATCGTTGCAGAAGATGGGGGTGCTGGTGCGGCATTTATATTCGATAGAACGACCAGTGGTGAGAACTTAATAGCTGAAAGATTAGCTTGGGAATTCACTCAAAAAATCAGACCTAGTAGCTTGAATGTTGGCATATACGACTTTAGACCAACCGCCGCTGAAGCACTTACAGCAGTTAGGGGACCACACCAAATATCAGATCCGACTGTGATTATTAGTGGGGCAAAACAATCTGATCGGTTTGGTCTTGCTGTATCTATAGACTGCGACATGTGCGTTATCGGTGCTCCCAATCACGATTTCCAGACAATTCACCAGCACATTTATAGTGGCGGTGGACTTGAAGATCCAAATAATATTGATCCTAATGGATTAAACACAGCGTTTACCAGAAAGAACTTCACCGGAGCGTTTGATATACCTCTACACAAGTTCTTTGACTTAGGAGATTCTGGCACTAGGGTTGACAGGTTTGAAAATACCAGCGGTGTAATGGTTCTAAATGCCGGTGCAGTTTATAATTACAGAAATAAATTAGTTGATTTCCAAAAACGAGAACAGTCTTGGGTATTTGCTCAAAAACTTGTTGCTCAAAGTGGCTACAAAGGTAGAGAGCAGGGCAACTGGTCTATTAAGAGTCCTGCTCCGGGGGCACCAATTATTCATAAGACTAGTGGAAATGAATTTGATAATTATGGAAAATCTGTATCTATACATAGAGCGGGTAGGGGAGACAGCGACTACACAACTGTAATTGGAGCACCAAATCACATCTGGCCTGTAAGTGGAGATCACTTCTCTAAAGACCTTAGAGATGCTGGTGCTGCATTTACTTATGATGCTATGCTCAGAGAACAGCCAGAAGCAATACCTAACAGTGGTGGGTGGATAGATGCTCATGTGTTTGGAACCAAGAAGGATCGAGGTGACAATGATAGAGTTGCTACTAGAGTGTATCAGAATGAGACGGGTCCAGTAGAAGAATACAAGGTTTCCGGGCTAGTATTTACAAACTCTGTGGGTGATATTTTCCTAGAAGTTTCTGGATTTGATCCTGCTGAGAAAGGATTTATTGGGCATCGACCTTATATTGATAATATTAAATTTACTCTTCGACCAGCAGTGGAAGTAAACGAATTATTAAACCTAAATATTTCCGGTAGACCAACCCCCCGCTCTGGAGACATGAATCTTGCTCTCTTGGGTGCAGACATGGCAAATGTGTATAATAATCTAGGAATGTATAACTTTGGAGTTAGTGGGATAGTGTATGCAGACGCGATAGATCAGAGTGGATTATTCTTAAACATTACGGCACCAAGCGGCCCAGTAGCAAGCAGTCTGAACCTGAGTTTGACTTCCACACAGTCTACAGGCTCATTACCATTACGGATGAGAGGATTCTAATGCCAATCAAAGTTTTTTATAGAAATCAAGAAAATCAACCTTGCACAATAAGACCAACACCCTTTGTGCAGATATCTGAAAATGTGCTCAAAAATAAAGAGGGTTCATTTGGTGTCACATATAATATTACGCTTACTGGTACGCTTTTAGCTAAACATGGTACACCATACGCAGTAGATCCAGCTAAGGCTATTAGTAGTCCTTTATTTGATGCATTTGATGGAAACAGTGTTGAACATCATGTCGGACCCACTATTGGGCCATACAAGGCGTTTGACAACGTTGGGCTTGGTTCTAATTCTAACTACAAGCCTGTTACACAAAAAATAACTGGCGATGCACCTGACAGCAATAATAACCTTGTGAACAAGCCAGCTTCTGCAATTCTCAGCAAACAAAGAGCACTAAGAGCATTGTTCGCAGATGATGGTCAGAGAGTAGAAATTTCAGACGTTCTAGGAAATACTGGTTCTACAGTCACTTGTTTTCCAAGGGTTGTCAATATTGATTTTACTGAGGGTAATTACATAACAAAATGTGAGTATACAATAGTCCTTGAGGCTGATTACTTACTTAGAGGTAGTTTTGATAGTGCGGCAGATGCGTCAAATGCCATTGTAGATTATGCAGACTTGGTAGTAAACCATAATCCAGATCATACACTGGGAATTAGAAGACCAAACAATGATTCATCTTCCACATCTATAGGTCTACTTTACAACGATAAGTATACTGCGTTTATAGAAGACTATTCTGAAACTTGGAGCTTGGAGGTTGACGACAACCAAGCCGAATCAGATATAAATCCTAGAACGTACAGAATTAGCCATACATTAAATGCTACAGGTAAAAGCACTTATTTTGATCCAAGAATCGCTAACACGGTTCGCCCTCAAAATATGTACGATGATCCAGAAAAAGATAAATCCGGTAATGCTGTAAGTGCTAAAAATCCGGCTTGGGTTCAGGCTAAAAAATTTGTTATGAGTAGGCTTGCAAGCCAACCAAGTGGATCATATCCCAACTTTGCTGGTCACTTAGGTTCTGGAACTATGGACCTAGTAGAATCTTACCGAGGATATAATCATGTTAGAACAGAAAATATAGATGTAACAAATGGTAGTTTTTCTGTTACGGAAAACTGGTTGTTAGCCAGTGGTAACTCTTATGAAAACTTCTCATTGAGTACATCAACATCTAATACTGATCCATTTATAAATGTTAGCATTGATGGTAATATAAAAGGTCTGAATAATTTGCCGCCATTCTTTGGTCAAGGCGGTCATCCTAGCGGTACTCAAGGTAATCCAAAGTTGAACATTGCTAGTGGTGCTTACACTAACGCTTTAAGAAGATACAACTCAGTCACAAACAGTGGTCAATTTGGTCTTAGTAGCGAAATATTTAAAAGGGCAAATAATATAGTCGCTGTTGAGTTAAATTCACAACCTGTTTCTATCTCGCTATCTACAAATCAGATTGCGGGTGAGATATCATACAACCTAGCGTTTAATAATAGACCTACCAACATCATTTCTGGAGTTCTTGCTGAGAGTATCCAAGTAAATGACACTTACCCCGGAGATATTTTTGCTGTCATTCCAGTGCTAGGAAGGGCCACTGGACCTATCTTACAGTACGTAGGAGGAAGATCAGAGTACAAAAGAGATGTTTCTATAAATTTAACTATGGATTATACGAAAATACCTTACGGAAAAGAGAGAAACCCACTGCTGTTAAAAAAACCTAGCTTAGTCGAGCCAACTGCTACACAGATTGCAGAATTGTTGAATGAACTAAGCCCACAAGGAGAGCCGGGGGTTCGTAAGTATTTTATAAGCCCGCCTTCTGAGAGTTGGAGCCCAAAAGAGGGGGCGTATTCTTTTAACATTTCATGGACTTATGAGTTAGATAGGTAGTCATGTCAGATCCAAGAAGAAGGAAAACATGGAATGACTTTTACAACGAAGTCCCCCGTAAGGGTCCATCGCTACCGCTAGGTACAGGCGAAACTATTCAGTCTGATCAGCAGCACAATTTTCTCGGTGTGGATTTAGAGTTAGTTGCTCCTGAAAGCTCTATGCCTTCTTCAATCATGCCCTCTGCTGAAGCACATTTTTTTGATAACAATCAGAGCCATCTCAGAAGAGGTGAAGACAGAATTTTTGCCTTGCAAGATCCACCTTCAGGCATCAATCAACCTTGGCCTTACCCCAACCGAAGGGTTGCGACTAACACTCCGGGGTTTGCTTATCTTTCAGGTTATAAACCAACAGATTTTCAAGACATGTTTAGTTACTATGAAGTAGGTGGCTTTCCTACTGGTTGGTGGGCTGTTTCTGGAATATTGAAAACATACTCACCGGACATTAGCGGTTACACACGGGGGAATCCTGCCGCTAACAACAGAGAATCTGGAGTTTTTCATTGGAATGGCGAACTTGATCCAAATGTTACACAGCCCAGTGAACCACCATTTATATACAAAGGTTCATTATTTTCAAATGGTGAACGAGCTAAATCAAACCAGATAAAGGATTTTGATATATTCAATGATTATGTACATCATCATTTTATAAACAAAGAACCTATTAAAATTCCATACATATCGACTTACAAAGTTTCTATTGACTGGAACGCTTACGGATAAGGAAAACGGAAATGACAGATAAAAATGATTTCCACTTTGGGATGATACCTTCTAGTGGTCAATACAACGAGCCGAATGATCAAGAGGGGTATTGGTATGAACATTTCGTACTACCACAAGGTATTAGTGGACTACTATCTAGTGCCGGTTGGACAAGGGACAATTTAAGAGCAGCAAATGTAGGTAACGAGGGGTTTATACAGCAAACTTTTCTGGGTGCTTCAATCAGAGACTTTAATCTAAATGCAGGTTTTGGTGATTCAACATCTACATTAAGTCTAAATTTAGTCAACGATGAATATAATTTATCTGATAGAAGCAGACTTGGTGAAGGTGATGATCATTATCATGGCACAGAAACAGCTAACGCAAAATATGTTCCTAAAGCAGATCAGTTTAAGCCACCACCGGTTGGCACACCTGTCTATTTTAAGTTTGGTAAAAATCCAGCGTCTGTAGAACAGGCTTATAGACAGACTTTTGACGATCTATACAAAGTAAAAACTTTACCAGATAGGATTGAGGTTGGGCCAGCTTCTGAAAATGCATTTAATTATGAGTTCCCCAGAATCACAGTGGAGCAATTACATGCAGATGGTTTTGGACCAGATTTTAGCAAAGTAGATCTTCAGCCATATTTTTTATACGACGAAATTACTGGAACAATAGAAGATAGAAGTTTACTTTGGGACAAAGATACCTATTGGAGAGGTAGGAATCATTTTGTTTTTGGCGGTATTCTACAAAGCTATACAGAAAATAGGGGACAAGGGGGTAAACCAGTATATGCTGTAAACGTTAATGACCCTAGAGAAATCCTATCTAATGTGCAGATATTGTTTAATAACTATCAGGGTACTACGTTTAACAATAAGAATATATTAAATTTATATGGTTTTTTGGAACACGACCCGTCCGTAGAGATGTTGGAGTTTCTAGCAGGCAATTCGGCACGAGCCGGGATTGTAGAAAAACGAGTCCTTGATAACGGCAGGGTTTTGTACAACGGATTTTCATCGTATTGGGATAGAGTTGAAGGTTGGAAAACCGATGGTCCTGAAGCTAAGATCACAATTCCATCGTATACTTGGAATGTTTCTGAAGGTCAAGGCCGACAGGTAGAGTTTCCACAGCAAGAAGTTACGCTATTAGATCAGTACTATATTCCAAAACGAGGAAAACCAGACGGTAAAAATCCTCCTGAATTCTGGCCTATCACCGGTCAAGGTTTTTCTCGACGTAGCGAAAAAGGTATGCCTTGGTATAGAATATCACAAGGTCTTGCTGCCATGTTTAGGTACTACGGAGAGTATCCATTAACTGGTACACCGTTTAGTGCAGGCACACCAGAAGACAATGAGTTTCTCAATGCGGGGTTTGGCAGTCAAATAAACTTTAGAGGTTTTAATTATGTGGTAGATTTTGGTGGAATTCCTACAGAAAAAATTCCATTGCTTTATTACATGGATTTCGACAAGTTGGATCTTCTTAGTTTTGCACAAGAGCTTTGTGACATTATTAGTCATGAACTTTTTGTCTCTCTACTACCTGTTATTGACCACCCATCTTGTGAATTTTTATATAATTACAACAAGCAACAGGTTTTGCTTGGTAAAAAAGAAAATATTGTTGCTGGGATTATTAGGTTAGATGCTATTGATAAAACTCAACAACCAAGATACGGTGCAATCAAATCTTATCTAGATAATTTAAATAGCAGAGGCGTATTCGTAGAAAATAGAGATATTGGATTTGAGCTTTCTAACGTTGTGACAGATAAATTTTTGGTTGGTGGTCAAGAAGTTGACATGTACTATTTTTCTACCGAGAGAGATAGGGATGAATTACAGGTTCAACGTTTCGATACAGAAAAGGTTAGGCTGATAGGTCAGAGACAGTGGGATCTGACGACTATGTTGCAACAGCAGGCAATACCTTACTACGGAATGATTGGAGAAAAGGCTGTAACTATTCCTAGAGGTTTTGGCGGGTATCAACAGATTCTTTTGGACTCTTCTTCACTAAATGCTTTTGGTGTTGGTAATCAATACATAGCTACAGAGATGGAACTTAGGGCTGCATTAGTTAGTTACAAGTCTTGGAAAAACTTTCTTCTTTCATACAATGACACTTTTATAGAAGATGTGTCTGAACATTCTGCTTTTCTTTCTTCGTTAAACTCCGTTAATGATCAGATTGATGACGTTATGAATGATTTCAAGACCGCTGTTGATTTTGATGGACTTGATAGTGGGTCAGATAAAGATGTTGTTGAAGGTATTTTGAATAGAATTAAGGGTAAACAATATGCGGTTACTGTCCCTAGATGTGTATTCAGATCAGATAAAGAGTACCTGAATGAGTATACCGATACTCTAGCAAGCCCTTGCTCCCCACCATTTGGCTATCCTCTTTATTACAAGAGAGCAACTAGAATTGGAATTCTTGAGGCTGGTGTTGGTAAGATCATAAACGCCAAAACGAAGCTGGTAACTGACACGGTTGAACTTAAAAAAGAGTTTGAAAATAGTGGAAGTCCCTTACTGGAGGTGCCATCTAAAAATATTCTTAAAAAGAGAATAGATAAATTAGAAACACAGCTTAGAAAGTTTGTACAACAAAAATCCGATACAAATCAAGAATATAAGACAACCTCTAAATACAAAGAATTTGTCAAAAATATAGAAGAGGCAAAAAAAGTCTATAAGAATTGGGATGCTTTGCAAAATAATTTGTCGGGCAATGAAGATAGAATTGCCGAGGTAGAAGCTATAACAGGCGGTGCAGACGGAGAGGGCGGATTATTAGATAAATTCCTGTACAATATAGATAAGACGGCAAAGAAGCATGATGAAAATGCTAAGAAGGTATACGAGTTTGTCCGAAAGGTGGCTGAAGAGTGCTTAGGTAAAAAATTCCTAGTTAGAATTCCTAAACGAGCAAATGTTAATTTTAAAAATAGAATAAAAATCTTTGATGGTTCTGAAGCTCTAAATAATATTCAATTTGGACCCTTTGGTTTCAAACCTAGAGCAGTAGACTATAATCCTAATGTTGAAACCTCTCCAGAATTTTTGATTCGTCTAGAATTAATTAGACAAATGCTAAGGGTGGATGAAGGTGACGTTGTACATCATTACCTAAAAGATTACCAAGACCCGTTAGATCATCCTAAAAACTTAAACGATAGATTACCTATTGCTGCTAGTTGGGACGGTGGAGCATTAAAGGGGAACTACAACCCGTTCAGTGAACAGTGGGAATGGAATTATAAACCTGAACCACAGGGTGGGTATTTTACATATGATCAATTTGGTATAAATACCACCGCCTTAGATTACACTGATATTCTTGGTAATTGGTCAAAGTTACCGCTTGCTATACAGCAGGGGTTGTGCCCGATGGATGTCACTAATTTTATGTCTCAGTCTAATCGGATGCAATGTTATGTCAAGTATGAGAACAGTCATCTGCTAGAGTTTGGCGGTGTTAATGGTGGAGAAATGTCACAACAAACAATTTCTTATGGCGGAACATTCATGCCAGATGTTGTTGAGCAGCTTCCAAATAATAATGAAAGCAAACCGGATCTATCATTTTCCTCATTAGAAGAATATGAAAAGGGTCAAAGACTGAAAGAAAGACAGCCTCCGTCTATGGCCTTTGTTAGGTGCGAATTAGATGAAAAGTTTTATATGCCTCCAAAACTAGAGAAAAAGTCTACTGACGTTTGGGCTAGAGAATACGAGATGAAGTTGACTGTCCCTGAACCGGAGATTAGAGCAGTAAAAGATTCTAACAACTGCACCACTAAGTATATTACAGATTATCCTGATGTTAATCCCATTTTTTCAGTTCCAAAAGATGGTGGTAAAGATGGGTACGCTGAAGATTGGTGGTGTTTCAAAAGAAATTATGACCCTGTGTTAGAAGCAGATATCATAGAGTCAGACACTAAAAACCTAGATGATGAACATGTCTACGCTTTGGTTACTGTGCCCGGAAGAATTAAAAGCACAGCAGACATAAGGTGGAAAGATGGACCTCTGCAAGCATTTAAATCTGTGGAGAAAAAACACTTAATGATGCAAGATGTTGTATTTATGAATCCTGCGTTTAGCAAACCGAACCTTGCGGAAACGAACTCTGGAATACCACTTGCTTGTGGACCAGCACCAGTATTTGACACTCAAGATGAAGCAGAAGCAGCAGCTAGTGGATATGGACTAACTGGTAGTCATTACCTACCTAGCCTTCTGGATTATGTTGAACTTGGTAAGGCTAAGATTTTTGGCGGGGGGTACAATCTACCAGAGTCGGGTTATAGACCGGGAAAGCCAGAAAACTGGCTCCAGCTTACTCTAGGACAGATTACAGAGGCTAGAAAGCAAACTAAGATAATTAATCAGGGCTTTATAGCCGGTCAACCTCAAGTTTCTCTCGGTTACTCATCACCATCTCCAATTGTTCCTGACCTATTTGTTATACCCTTGATGTCAATGGAAAGATGTTATGGTCCTTGGGTTTCCGCATCACAATTAGATCCCGGTGCAGACGCAAGAATAAAGTTTTCTGATATAGGTGGTAAAGTTGAGTTTGTGAAAGACGAAGAGTTGACACCTTGGAATTATGCGGGGTATCAATTACTAAATGAGGCGGGTAGCACGAAGGCAAACTTTTCTAATAGCTTGTTGTTATTTAGTGAGCGTGGGGGTTTTGTAATACCAGATGCACCGACTGGGATTGCTTTAGCAACAGCACTACAAAATGAAGGACCACTAATTACATCAATTGGTATATCCGTCAGTGAGGGTGGAGTAAAGACAACTGTCAAATTAGACCTGTACACTTCTCAATTCGGAAAACTAGCTAAACAAAAAGAAATGGCTATAAGTCAAATTGCAAGAGAAAGACAAAAACTTACCGATGAGAAAAATGCTGCAACAAGAAGGGGTCTTGGAAAAAGATCAACAAGTTCTGATTTAGTAAATTCTGTGATGCAGGCTGGAGGAAAAACACTATTAGATACCGTGGAGAAAAATTCAGCACAAAGAGAGGCCAATAGAGAACTAGGCGAGGAACTAGATGAACAGGTATTAATTGTAGGGTCAGAGGGGGGAACTATGATGACTACAAGAGATATGCAACGTGTCTTACAAAGCGATGAGCCGGGGAAAACTATGCAAAACCTATCTAAAAATTCTGTAGGATCTTTAGCAAGTATGTTCTTGGGGTACTCTACAACACCAAGTGAGTTTTTACCAAACAAGGTGGATAAAAACAATGAGCACATGGACAATAGAACAAACGACGGATTAAATCGGGAGAACTAGGATGAAAAAACCAATTACAAAAGATTATCATATTATACAAACCAACCACCCATATTTTGCTGAGTTGGGCTTGTCTACTATGACTACGGGATCTCTTTATGACTGGTGGAATACTAAAAATGGAGATGGTGTTTACGTAAACCGAAGACACCTCAACAAGAAACAAGGCATTGATGACACTTTTGATAACCCAAATGTTGGTTATGGTGGAATTCTTGGATTTTATGAAAATGACTCAACTGAATCGAGTTTTGATAACACTGAATTCTTTTGGTACGGATGGAAACCTACAGACGGTGTAAAAAATGACGGTAGATATTTAAGGCAGAATTTAAGTGATAAGTACGGCAATGATGCACCCGGAGACTTAAAAGGTGATGGAGGTTCTTTTGAATTCAAAAGTCAAATTGGAACTGTTAATTTAGGTAATGTAAATTGGGATTACTACAATTCCGCAAACCCTATTATCGGTGGAACTTTGGATGAGCTTGATGGTGATTTAATTTTTAAAGACACGACAGCACAAGATAAGTTTGAATTAAATTCAGATCCATCTATGAGTTCAGAAATTGAACCCCTGTACAACCTCATACAGATGAACAGGTGGCATGTAGGTTTTGATAAGTTCTTCCCAAGAACACTTTGGGACAAAGATGATGATACTACTTTTGGTAAAGAAAACAAAAGCGATATTTGGGGTGAACACGAACTTTTAGCAGACATCAAAGCTGCAAAGGGTGGTTTACCAGTTGTTAGTTGGAGTGGTCAAGTAACTTTTTATGTGAATGTTAATGATGGACTTATAGAAGAGTGCCCAATTACAGAATGGGTAAACTTCAAAATGTACCTATATGATGACAAAACTTTACCCACCACCAATCAAGGTATCGCACTAAATAGTTCTACATTTGTAGGGGTTAGACGTGATGTGACTGGTAAGGCTTATGAAGCATCTGCTGATGGAGCTTGGACAGATGTAGATGAAGGAGAGGCATCTGTAAACAAAGCTGCTGGTGAATTAGACATGTCTTACAATTCAAATACCGGGAAGTTTGAAGCTGGTAACTCAAATCTAATCGCTAAAATGGTTAGTGATTTACCTCCCAAAGCTAACAGTCCAGATGTAGATAGGCTTATAGAGCTAGACATTAAAGAGGCTTTAGATAATATTAGTGAGAAGGATAGATTTGTATTGAGTAGTGGTGAAGCAATGCCCATACGTATGCAGAATGGTAATAAATTACAGTGGCAACCAAACTATCTTAATTCAGAAGAAACAAGATGTGAAGACGAAAACGATAAAAAGAAAGAAACATTGATCGTTTACAACATGACTACGGATCGAACATTCCGTAAAAATGAAGATGTTATGTTGACAAGAATAGACGGTCGCTGGATTGTGTCTCAGTTAGGTATTGACCCTTCCGGTGAGCCAGAAGTCGATGTGCGTGCGGGCGATGTTGGTAAGATTGGAGAAATCTATCAGCTTATGACCAATAGTGCTTCTTGGTACAAAGCTAGTTCTGACGAGTCAAATGCCGTGGACTATAACGTAGGCCCAAGAGATATTGAAGAAAGATTCCACGCCTATTATTATAACAGGTTTAATGAACACACCAACGCTCTTTTTGGTAAATATCCATTTTATGGTTCACATCAATATGATTACGAATTAAATTATGATATTGACTACGGACAAGATGGTGGATATAACCATATAAAACCGTTCAGCAATAAGATACCTGAGAATAGACATTATTGGATTCCAGCACGAGGATATGTTCAAACCACTAGTTTTGATTGTCTTGATTCAAAAGTTTGCGGAATTAGAGGTCGTGCAGCAGGCGAATCCGATATTTGCACTATCGCTACCACCAACCCTAAAACGAATTCTTGCGGCATAAATATTAATGCAAATCCGGGGAATCGCATTTACGGTAGGAATGGTGCATACACCGGAGGCTTTTTTGGTTTGCTTGTTGAAGGCGGATACGCCAGTAATAGTGATTATTTTGGTGAGAGTAGAGATTATGTAGCACAACCTTGGTCTTATTTTACAGGTCTTAGAGCTTCTCGTGAGTCTAATTTGCAATCTTTCACAGCGGGTCAGATAGCAGCAGATGCAAAACCTTTTCAAGTTGGAGATCCAGAAGGTTTTGACGTTAACGCAGGTACTAACAGAAACAATTGTCGTCATGCAAACTCTAAACCTGCCAATGAACCAAGGCAAGATCTTGATGGCGACATAGACCACAGATGGTCAAGATGTCATTTTCATCCAGAAGGTTCTATGTTTTTTCAGGAAACTGTCAACGGATCAACAGCTTTAGTACAGTTACCAGCAGATATAGCTCTTAACGCTTCACCCTCTGGTGTCAATGGTAGCCCGCTTTACAGTATTCATAAATTGGCTGATATGTATGAGGCTGGGGTTCCAGCTAGAGATACAAACATATACAAGGGTGCAAACGAATACCTTAGAAAGGTAGAAGCCGTACAGGGTGAGACACCTAAATATTCTGAAAATGATAGTGCCTTTGATTTTAAACCTATTGGCGGAACATTAATGTTTAGACCATTAAAGATCGAGGCTTATCAGCAATTTGGAAGCAAAAAGGCAAATCCACCTCAAGATCCAGACAATACTAGTAGCCCTCAAAATCTTACTACAACGACCAAAGAAGTGAGAACGGGGATGGAATCTGAAATTCACAGAACCCAATTTGACTTCAGTAGACCAGTTACTAGATGTTTTGAAACCAGAGAGTTTCAAGATAAATTTAATTATAAAAATCAGTTATTTGACATTCAAAACGGACTTAAGTATGGATCAGATATAGATGATATATACAAATATAGCTATAATGGTTTGAGCAAGCAGTGTTATTGGGCTACAGAGAAGAATATTATCGGTTCGTTTCTGGGTCAAACTGGTGACGGTGCGTTTCAGTGGGCACCGCCATCCATGCGGCTTGGTCCTAATGCGTTTGGTGTAATTAGTACATTCACAACAGTTAGAGCAACAAAGTCTATTACAATTACCACTGACAACAAGTATGGCATGGGAAATGATGTATCAGCAGAATTTAAATTTGGCGGGGGTGTTTCCTTTGACATTACACATACTTGGGGAGCGGCTGGTCCTCTGCCAGACTACCAAAAAATAGGCTATGCTTTGCTTGCCGCTAGAATATTCCATGAACATCCAAGAAATCAAACTGTATATGATCCAAGAGTATTTGCAGTCCACCATTACAATCCAGATATAGATTATGCCTATGACATGTATTTAGACAGAACAAGTAATACTACAAACTTTAACAACAACAGTGCTTTTAGCTGGAATAGAATAATTGCTTACGATGATACCGGTTCTTCAGTAACACTATCGAATCGAAATGGTTTGAAGAAAGAGCTATCTGGTCAAAATGCAGCAGGAGAACCGATTGTTTGGAATTATTTCGCACCTGTACCAAGTAGCACAGTGGACTTTAAAAGACCGGCTAGATGGTTGTTGCATGAAGATACCTCGTATGCAGGAGCAGAAGTACATGCAAACGACGGTTATTATGTTACACAATACTTGGAATCTGGCTCTCTTATGTTCTCTAATGCTACTATAGACCTGACAAATCCAACACCATCGTTTTTCGATCCACCCTTGGCAGATGAGCAATTTTGGCCTATTGTCACCTCGCGGGTTGGTAAACTATTACCATATAGATATTTTTCTTACGAACAAGGTGTCCCATCAGTTGCAGATAATTGGCATGAATCGGAAATCAACATATTACTAGATGGACTGGATCACCAAATGTTTCCAAAGACACAGGCCCCATTTAATGAAAACCCTTCATTTATCACTGATTTGACTAGTAATCAAATCAAATCAATCATTTACAATGGTAATGGATTTGGTACGGGATTTAGTGTGGGAGATAAGGTTGGAATAGAAAGTAAAAACGTGGTATTACGTGTCACTGAGGTTGCTGATATTGCTGGTGTAGGTGAGGGTGTCCCAGTAAAACTCAAATATGAGGGTATTGGGGTCAACGTTACAAACACAATTTCTAGCGGCACTATTTTGAGTAGTGGATTTAAAGGACCAATTAGATTAGACATTATAGAGTCTACAAATGGGAAAGATTTGGATCTTTCTTTCTTAGCTCCACAAATTCAATCCTATGTAGTTACTGACCCTAAACCTCGTCAAGTAATTGACGCACAAAACCAAACGGAATTTATAGTTTCATCATCAAAAACAGCACCACAATTTACACAGGGGACTTACAACGATCAAGACACCGGAGCGGCTGATGCCTTTGTTGTAGAACAGAACGAGACTGAGATTGTGTTAGATCCTAATTTCTTATCAGAAAATAATGCATATGACGTTTTTTACCGTTTCCACAACGATACATCTATGACTTGGCTTGCTGGTGATTACGATGCAAAGTTTCACGGTGCTGGTCCTGCCGGAGGTTCTGCGTCTATGAAACTTACGGAGCAATTTATTTCCGCCTCTATTTCAACATCTTAACCATTTTTGTGTATAATAATACGGATATCTTTTAATAGGAGATCAAAATAATGCCTACAATTACATTTCATGCGAATAATAACGATTGGCTTGTATCCGATCATTCGACTTCGCCAGATACTATCAACCACACTGCCGGGTCCGGTCTTGGCTTTTTTGGTGGTGGATTTGGTATCTCTGTGCCAGTTGGTGAATATCAAACCTCGACATACGTAACAAACGCCGCAGGAACCGCCTCTGGTGTTAGATGCTCAAATATTAAGTACGTAGAAACTGCCGATGAGAATACTTGTCTTATCCAATCCTCTACGACTCCAATTGGAGTTTCTGGAATTCCAAACTTTCAAGCACCATTGAATATTAGATTCGAGCATGATGATGCTGCTGGTGTAAGGGTTCAGAACTGCAAATTAAGAATCTTCGACAGGAACGACATCAATACACATGCGGTTGGTGTTACTACTCAAGTCTATGAGATTAGGCATCCTAATCCCACAGAAGGAGTCGATTACGACTCTGATATTGGCCCATTAAAATTTAGGGGCGAAGATGACGTTCATCAATGGAGTGAGTATACAGATGGAACTGCTATGGCAGACTTGGTAATGACTCCCGGTCCGGGGCCAAGTGGATTGAATACTAGCGGTGACGAAACAAGAATTGCAGAAGATAGTCCGGGTTCAAATGTTTCCACAGCGGGCGGATATACTAATTATATTGCAAGATCTGGCAACTCTTGTCGTGCAACACGTCACGACTGGTACGTAGCCTTGAGTGCTTCCCCCGATAGTATTGGAAGCAAAACTGATTTTGGACTTTACTTTACACTAGAATACCTATAACGAATATTTTAAATAGGAGATTTTGACATGTCTTTTACACACGTTATTGCTCAAACTACAAATTACACAGCCGGTGGTTCAACTAAATCTATTACAGAGAACTATTCAAAGACTGGTAATTTAGAGATTAATATCTCTGCTGAAGTAGTAGGACACGGCACTATCACATCAGCAAAAACGATTCCCGGCTTTAATCTTGAGACTGCTGCTGACGCACAATCTGTATTGTTTCTGTGGGAGCAGACTGCCGCTCAAATTACAGGTGCAAGTGCCGCTTCTGGCTATCTCATGGATGATGGCGGAACAAATGTTATTGTTAACTTGACCCGTGGCGAACCGTTTGTTTGGCAAGCTGGTAACACCGATAAGTGGGGAGCGAATAAGTTGCAAGATGCAATGACTGACTTGCAGTGGTATGCACACCAAGGTCAGACTGTAAGTGCTACCGGTACTCTTACTGCCAGAGTTTTGATTGAATCTACACCTACCTAATAATTTTAGTGTAGAAATAGAAAAAAGGGGTGGTTTTTGCCACCCCTTTTCTTTTATCCTCCTTTATTCGTTCTTTTCAGTCTTGGGATTCCACTTTACCCAACCACGGTCAGGTAGCCAGTTGTCGCCATCTTTACGTTTTGGAAACAAACCACCCCCTTTCTTATGAGAACCAAAGGACAACCTTGCTCCACAATCTTGACAACGAAGTTCATAGTACATGTTATCATCTACATTACGAACAACGAATTTAATATTGTCAGAGCCACATTTTCCACATGAGGCTTCTTCAAAAACCTCTTGAAATCTTGAGATCTGCTCGAAAATCTCTCTTTGACCATCGCCTTCCAATTCAACTGAAATGCGACCATTTTTTGAAGTATAATTTACTTTCATTAATCCCTCCAATCGGATGAGTAAGAGTTGATAGAGTCTGGAATGAGACCCTTGTCAGCTTGGAAATCATTAAGTTTTTGGATCGCAGCACTCGCTTGACCCTTATCTACTTTTCTCTTTACATTTACGTCGAATACCACCTTAAAGAATTCCGCGACGTTAAGGTTCAACTGCTTACACTTGACATCAATGAAGTTGGCTTGTGGGTCAGTCATTCTCTGCGAATCATTATACTCGCCTTCTGTCGCTTCCATCGCCTTAGTTTGGCTAATACTACGTACAATACTTGCGGTATTCTTCTTGGTCATCTCTTCTGCGGCCACAGTCTTGAGTCTAAGAGCCTTTCTTAAAGCCCTACCCTCTGCTCTGGTTGCTGCTGTAGCAGTGTTAAAGACGCAAAATGTGTCGTCTGTGTTACCTTCCCAGCAGTCTGCAACGTCACTGAAAATACTACCATCTTCAAATACCACTTCCCAAATAACAGTAGCTCTACCAATAGTGTCCCCCGCTGTAGGGGGGAAAACCTGAGTAGGTCTACTGATAACGATCCTTCCTAGCAGAAGTTCTGCTACTCTCCTGAGACCAGCACACAATGGTCTACCATCGTACAACTCGTTTTCAGCAAATAAACCAAGAACATAGTCGTTCCATTCTGGAGATGTGGGGTCTGGACCATCTGCCACAATCTCATCTTTTACGCTAGTGTCAACACTTACTGGAGTCTCAAGAGCAACGCCCTCAAACATATCATCACTCATTATTCAACCTCTATAAAACGCTTTGCCTTTGGCGGGAACTTCTTTGAAATCTTAATTACTTCGTCTACTACGGACGATAACATTTCTTCACGTTTCGCCAAACTTTCCTGTCCCAGTGACTTCAAACGGATCACTGCGTATCCTTTAGATAGGAGAGAACCTGACTTCCTCAAGTCAGCATTTACCTGTTTCTGGAGTTTGTCCTCTCCCCAGATTGGTAAAAAATGACTAGGCCCATCTACCTCTATTATAGTCTTCAATTCAGGAATATACAAGTCAATTTCTAGATTTTCAGCAGGAATTATCAAAACATGCATACGAACAAAAAACCCAGCCTCTTCCAGCCTATCTTTTACCCATTTTTCCATCTTCGACCCTTCTTTCGCTGCGGCACGAATAGCAGCGATTCCCTTAGATCTCATAACTTCTCTTTGTTCTGACGACATATTTTTCCAATTATTTTTTGCTTGCCTAACTCTTCTTGCTTTTTCTTTATCACTCATTTCTTCCCAATAACTTACCAACCCTTTACTGATAGCTATTTTTTGCTGCTCAGTTCTTTTTTTACCCGCAGTTGGATGTAGGCTACGACCAGAGTTTAGTGCAGCTTTTTGTGCCGCACTTTTATCCTTCAATTCATAACCGTGTTTGATTAGCGTTCGTCTAATCTTGTTAGGATATGTCTCCAACTGTTTAGCTATCTCATAAGTACTCTTGTTCTTTTCGTTGTAGAGTTCGATGACTTGTTTATCAAAATCATTCATTGGAATACCTCTTTTAGCTTACTTAAATTAAAACCTTCTATATTTACAGGCTTAACACCCGTAATTCTGTAAAAAATATTTGCATCTGTTTCATTGTTCACAAATACCTTAACGCTTTGAGAGATCCAGAATAAATCAAATAAGGATTCTTCTCTTTTTTGACTAGAGTCAAACATATAACATATCTTTTGGTCGTTAACCACATTTCTTGCTTTAGCAAATGAGCTTGGAGAAGTACAAACAAGGTCTCCACTAAAACTCCAAATATCCGCAGCATCAAACATCCCAAACTTTACCTGCACAGGATTAAAGTTTGTGTTCTCAAAAAACACTGCCGCATCTTCTAGCTCATCAATATTCTCATTTAGAAAATTGTATATTTCTGTGTTTAGAGGTGTTCCACCATTTGTGTCAACATAAAATGCTAGTTTCATTTTTGATTCTCCTTTAAAAACCATTCGATGGTATGTTTAAGTCCAGTTTGTAAATCCGTTGAAGCTCGAAAGTTTAACTTCTCAGTAGCCTGATGAGTGTTCAGGCAACGGCGGGGCTGACCATCCGGCTTGTCGGATTGCCATTTAATAACGCCTTCGTAAGCCATTTGTTCAGCAATTTCAAAAGCTAGATCCATAATAGTAATCTCTTTTCCGGTCCCAATATTGATTGGTTCAGGTCCGACATTGGCATGAATAGCACAATGAATTGCTTGGGCACAATCATCAGCATATAAAAACTCTCTTGATGCTCTACCCGTACCCCAAACCTCTACTTCTTTCTGATTATTCTTGATGGCATTATAAAACTTTAAAATAAGGGCAGGTATTACATGGCTACTAGTAAGATTAAAATGATCGTATGGACCATACATATTAACAGGAATAATATTTACAATATTCATCCCATATTGTTCATGGTAAGTCTCGCCCATCTTCATCAAAGTTTTCTTAGCGATGCCATAAGGTGCGTTGGTTTCTTCTGGATAACCTTCCCAGAGGTGGCTTTCCAAAAATGGGGTAGGTGTATATTTTGGATATGCACAAACTGTGCCCAACATAATAAACTTTATATCTTTCTGTGTTTTATCTCGGTATTGACGGGTGCGTTCAATCATGTTCATACCCATAGAAAGGTTATCGTACATGAATTTACCGGGATTTTCTTTATTTGCCTGAATACCACCAACGCTGCCAGCAGCATGAACAATAACGTCAGGGCTATAATTTTCTATTACTTTCTTGCAGGCATAACTATCTCTAAGGTCATATACCTTGCTACTTAGAGATGTAAGGCTATACTGTTTATCTTGAAAGTTTTGCCTAATATTCTTTCCCAGAAATCCTGATCCGCCAGTTAGTAATACCTTCATTTGATTCTCCCATACATAACGTTATCTTCTACATCGTTTTCTCTTATTCTTGCAATTTCTTGAAATCCGTTATCAATCATAAAACGTTGAATTTCTGATGCGGGCGGTGCTCCCACATAAAAAGAATGGATATCTTGTGGTAAAAATGCAGGCCACTTCTCTGATGTAGGTTCTTCCATAATGACAAACTTAATCTTATCAATAAATTCTCCAGCACCCTTTAATATGTTTAGTTCAAAACCTTGAACATCCATACATAATAGGTCGATATGCTGAATACCTTCATTTCTCATAAAATCATCAAGCCTAAGAGTTTTAATAACACCAGTCTGCTCTTGAAAACTTTCAAAATCTATTCGCTTCAAAAAAGAAGATGAGCCCTCGTGTCCGGTTGGGGTAGAAAAGAATGGAAGTTCATCATTTTTGTCACCAAGTCCGAAATCGTAGAACTTTACATTGCTCAAAGACTCAAGTTCATTTCTACAATCTTCTCTTGTGTTAGGGTTTGGTTCAAAAGAATATATATCGGCCTGCCTATAAAATTCACTCAAATCTCTAGACTCCGCACCCCACCTAGCACCAGCTTCTACGATTGTGGATACGTTATTTCTGTCTAAAAATTTTGTAAATAATGGGTGAGTATAAATCACTTGTTTTCTCCTATAAAATCAATGACTGTACCATACCATTCTTTTGTGAACGGTCTTGGTCCATGAATTTCAAAATAATCCCGTAAATTTTCACCCTCTATGGTGTCCCATTTTTCTTTATCTATTCTTCCGTAGACAGTATAGCCTCCATCTTCATGCTGTTTAAAATCTCCAGCTTGTTCTCTTCGTATCCTACTGACTCTATTAGTTTTTCCCACCCATTTATCTAGAAGACACTTAATTAAAGATTCGTCACAAAAATACCCATTAGCCATAGGTCTTGCTCGATGGTCTAACATAGAAATATTCCATTCAAACGCAAGTTGTTCCAGACTCTTGTTGTGAGGATTAATAATTTCTTTAAATGTATTACCTTTTGCAGCGGTCCCATGCATGGGCCATTTTCCAACATCTGGATATACTTGAAACGCTGGGTGTTCATAACCGAATTGAGCTAGATGATCCTCTGGAACTTTATTGTAGGCCAAAAGTGGTGCATCACTTAGAGGAATCATATCAATGTCTGCAATCATACAGTTTTCATCGCCATATGTACTAGCATTATACATTCTAATAAATTGAGATTGTTTGTTGCTTTCTACAGACGGTAGATTATCCCAATTGATAACCTCTGCTGTGTCGCCTACGTCAACCGTATGGTTCCCAACAATATTTAGTGTGACCGCATACCCCAACTTGTGCCATATCCAACACGTAGACTGTGCAAATGAAACGTAGTCTGGGTTCTCATTTATAGACGTAACAATTCTATCAATTTTCATTTGTTACCCCCTCGAATAATTCATGACATTTGTATATGAGTTGTGGATTTATAGTATGACAGAAATAATGATGATAGCATTTTTTGTCCCATTTTTCTACTAACTGTTGCTCTGTTTGAATCATAACTCTTTTTGCACCGTCAGTTCGCTTGTAACCAGATTCTTTTAAGAATTTCCCCATACTAACATCGTCCATCATATCCCAACCATCGTACTGTAACTTAGATTGGTTTTCTACGATATGCTCTACAACATCTTTACTGTATAATGTACAAGACCCTGAACAAAACTCTACCCCCTTATAATCTCCGAACATTCCAGAATAGTAGTTCTTATCTGGTTGATCTTTTAAAAAATCATACAGCAGTTCTGTACAGATATAGCTACCGCAATTTGGCCTAAAGACGTAATCTAAATCTGGATATTTCAATAGGGCACATTCCATACCTTTAACTGTTTTAATTAAAAGGTTTGCCCTATGCTCTTCAGTGTTTATCAATAGGTCATTTTCTTGAGTTAACATCCACTCATTATTATTTAGTTTTTCTGTGAGGTATGGATTAAACGTTTTTCCCCAAGTGGAGATGACCTCTACATTAGGATGTCTCTTTTTTATCCACGTCTCTTTACAGGCAGTGACCATATCCAGATATGACCGGCCATTTTCCTGATTATTCGACGCAAGCATCAAACCAATTATTTTCACAGGTATTGTTCTCCAAATGTTACAAGTGTTGGATTATAATTATTTAGAATAAATTGTCTATAGCCTTTGATTTCAGCTATTTCGTCGTATACAGACGCATCGAACTTTAAATCACCAGCAATTTCTTCGGGGGTATTTTGCTCACAAAAATCCAACCCATTAACCACCACATCGTACATTGCGTTTAAATAATTAGGATCTTTTTTCCAAGTTACCCACTCATAGTGCTTATACCAAAGCTGTTTCAAAGCGTAGTATTTTTTATTTATAGACTGTAAATGGATAACTCCAACGTCTTTCCTTTTGGTTTGTGGTAAAAACACAGGTGGTGTTCTCGGTGTATGATACGTCACATGTCCGGGGTTAAACATTCCAGCTTTTGCGGTAGGAACAAAGAACGTTCTGTAGTTTTCTAAATAACTCGGATCTTGCCGCATTTTATTTACAGATCCCACGACATTATACCAATACAATTGACACTCAGATTCGCAGTTTGTAAGCTCCGACCAATGATTTACAAGATTAGCACTAAGAAGTTCATCCACATCTATAGCAAGTACATAGTCTGCACCATTTTGCCTAGAATACTCGAACATTGTTCCTCTATTTCTAGCTTCGCTAAAGTTTGGATCTTTGTTGTCAAAGACCATAGCGGTTGGAAACAAACTGTTTATAACTTCTAGAGTGGCATCTGTAGAATTATCGTTGTAGAAAACCCACTGGTCAATAGGGTAATCCTTCCAGTACTCATAGACAAGCGGTAGAATCAGAGCCTCGTTTTGTATCATTACATTAGCGAATACCCGCATTTATTTTCTCCACTTCAAAATATTTCTGGAAGTTACCATCGGCATCTAGTATTTTGTCGGCTCCATCATACGCTTGCCCAACGAAAAAATCTGGATGTCTTTGTGCGATGGGTATTGGGTTATGACCGTAAAAGGTATCATGTACAAAAGATTCTTTTACAACCTTGGGGAAAACTACATCTTTAAGAAAGTCTTGATCTACACCGAATTTGTCTACTTCGTATCTTTCAATCTGATCGGTTATTCCTTTTAAGATTCCATTTCTTGCACCCCACATACCAGCCATAATTGGTACAGCGTGATAAGGATGATCTCTTATGATATGAAAATCTTTGTCACTTGCAAGCCATTCATCGACAGCAAATTTTTCCCTGTAAGAAATTCTACTATCGGCATCTCTAACGATAACCGTGTTTGGCCCATCGGCTTGATAGAATCTCCACATACTTGCTTTCCAATTCTGAGTAGTCATCAAGCGAATCTGAACATCTAAGTTTTCTAAAACTTGCAATATGTCTTGGTTTACATCTTGATGTGCGTAAAGAGTTACAGTCCAGTCTGGGTAGACTTCTTTAGCCAGTTCTGCATTTCTTACCATACCCTGTGTGTATCTTGGGTCATTACCCCACAAACTAAAAGATATAACTTTAGTCATTTGTAATCCTTTGTTTTGGAAATCCAAGACTTTTTCTTCTATTAAACACCTCTTGATCTCGACCTGAAAAGTGTAGTGTTTTTTGAACAGCCATATCTGTTTCGTTATGATTTTCAGAGCCTTCAATGCTCCAATGTTCGTGACTAATAATAACCTTATTGATATATTTCTCTTTACCCATAGCTCTTACCTCCTGCGTGAACTCATCATCGCAATAAAGGCTTTTATAGTCCGGGTGATAGATATAACCAAAGTGGTTATACAGTTCTTTGCCAAGAATAGAAAAAGTAATAAGTTTTCCATCTGTATTTCCATCATTAAAATGAACACACCCATCTAGATTTGGAAAGTGTTCTTGCATAGCAATAACAATCTCATTGTCCCAACCCCAAGCCTTTGGAACCATGTCGTCACTGGCACAAACTACAATGTCAAACTCTTGCTCTTCAACGTGGTCGTTGATTGCACTAATCTTGGTAGTATTCTGATCATAATTAATCACACCATCTACATTGGGTATCTTACCCAGTATGAATTTGATTCTTTCTTGAATGTACGCATTTGTCATAGTTAAATCAGCCGCATCACAATTGATGTTAAAAAATACTGTATTATGATTACTGACTGTTTCGACGTACTTATTTAAAACCCGAAGAAACTTTTCGGGTCTTGCATAAGTCGGGAATTGAATCAACAATTTCATTAGAGATCCTTCATTAGTTCGCCTAGTTGAGATTTAATAGTTTCTAACGATTGCATAGCCCGTTTTTCTCCTAACATTTTCATCAACCTAGCGGCTCTATGGAACGGGGTGTGCTTTAATTTGACTTGAGACTTCATCTCTTTCTGTACATCTTCAACATCTGAAACATCATCAAATATCTTAGACATGGTTTTGTTAAATTTTTCTTGCTCAGTAGATGTTACCCTAAGATTATCAGAGAACAAGCACAAGTCAAAGAATAGCTGTGATGTACACAGATTAGAATCTCCAACCAAGTGAATTTGCTCATACAATTTCATAATTCTCTTTAACGATCTAACATCTGCTCTAAGATCAAAGTCTGCATAGTCCTTATCTTCGCCCATATATAGTATATGGTAAACGCTATTTTTACCAGCAATTTCCTGTAATGTATCGGAATTTTTATCAGAAATTAAACCAACGCTGAGTTTTTTCAGGTTGGGAAGATTAAAGTCATTGGACGGTTGTTGGAAAATATCTGCTGCTGGGTAAATGGTTTCAACACCGCTTGGCCCATTAAAACTATTAGTGAACAACAAATAATTTTCAGGAAGTACGGATTTAATTGAATCTAGTTGTGTTTCCGAGGCATCTGTAACATTAACAACCAATCTTATATTTTTTGATGATTGATTCAAATAAGTTAGAATGTCATTAGTGATAAACCTATAGTGTGTGATAAACACATCTGGCTTTGCCCTGTCAAATACATCAAAAGCACTGGCGTTTGGATCAGACCAAATTGCAACATCAATATTCGCATATTGAAGTGCTTGATAAAGATATATAGGTTCCGAAGATTTGTGGTCAGCGTAATTGTGAATTAATAATTTCATTTCTTTTTGATCCTTTTCAGTGTTTTAATATTGTCTATTTTAATTATAGAGTTATTTGCATTTTCTTCTAGGTGTAAACTTTTTCTACCCCTCCAATTATTTATTGCTTCAAACAAGAATTTGTTTTTTAGTTCCGGTTTAGAAACCATATTGTAAAAGGATTTCACAAGTGGTGTTCCAGTTATATACAATAGCTCAGTCCAAACTCTGTCCCTAACTGCGAGTGAAAGATTTTCTAATCTATTGGCTTCATTTTTGACTATACCTACTTCAAAATTTTCTTTCTTGTCAGATAGCTGATACATTATTGAAGATCTTCTAGTATTTAAAGACCTTAGATAGTCCGTTGTTAGTAATACACCGCCACCGCATACGACTATCTTATCGTTCATAGTGTTATTCATGCAAAGCCTTAAACCTTCGCAGCAGTTTGAATGGTAATATACTTGATTTTCTACAATTCTGATTGGCAAACTTGGTGGAAAATTGTTTTGTATAAAATGGTATACTTTATTTGTTTCAAATCCAGAGCAAAGAATAATCTCAAAATTTATAAATGTTGACGAGATTGCTTGAATTTGATGCTCTAAAAGTGTTTTACCATGTATATCTATCAAAGAAAGCGGTCCATAAGATTTCATTCTGTACCCATAGTTTTCCGCAAGCAATATAAATGTTACTTTTTCTTCTCTTTTCCCATTGCTATCGTTAGATTTGGGACTGACTACGAAGGTTGAGTTATTCCGCTTTCCCACTGTCGCCCTCCTGAGCTACTTTATAAATAGCCTCTACTGTTTTTTCGTAATCATAAAAGTCTAAGTATACAGAGTTGACAGCTTGTTTTAGAACTACGTAGAACCCATCGAATTTTTCTATAACAATAGGTATCAGTTGGTCATTAGTTCTTTCATCAATATCTTGTAAAAATCCATTTTGAAATTTTGGATTCTTCCAAGTTTTAAGGTTTACAAAATAGGTAGCGTTTGTAATTTGAGAAAAATCTTCGTACTCCTTTAAATCTTGTACATCGTGTTCGTGAAAGACTGCTCTTGAGTGCCTAAAGGTTTTCCGCATTTTATCGACCAAGGTGCATACGTTGTTAACTCCACGCTTTCTATTTGTAGAGATAATGATTTTTATATGTGCTGGATCATAGTCAATCTGCAAAACCCTGTCTACTAACTCTAAAAGTTCTTCCCAAGTGTTTGCATCCAAACTATCTTCGATAACAACCCCAAAATTTTGCTTTACTTGCTTTCTTGCTTTCTCTGGGGTTACGCCATCCTCATCTCTGTACATATTGCAAAATCGCTTTAGTTCATAGAATTTTCTACCTAAAGAAAGTGTAGCTTCACCTCTTTCAATATACTTTTCAATTCTACCCGCCTTGCACCCAATTTGGTTTCCAGCCCAAGGACCACCACTGGACGGAGGGTTGTTGTCCATAATGTTGAATACGCAACCATCACAATCCATTAGGATCTCCTAGCTTTTACTTCGTAATGAATACCGTCTATATTTACAGATTCAATATTTAAACCCAAAGACGAAAAGACCTGAATAATTGAATCTGGAGTTGTCATAGAACGACAGATACCAATAATATTTGATGCTTCTAACAGTGGCACAAGTCCGTTAGAAACATTTTTACTAAAAGCTCTAATGTCTGTACCCCCTAAAACAATACTAGCACCAATCCTCATTTTAGAAACTAACGCTTCAATACCTTTAGCCAAGTCCACTGCTGGGAACATGTCGCAGATATCTGGACAAAAAACACTTTCACAAGAATTGGCTATAACATGCGAAAGATCTAGAGTGTCTGTCAATACAACTGTCTCATAACCGCTAATTGGTTCTTGGTTTGGTTTAATAACCTGTAATTTCATTTTACTACTCCATAAAATATTTTGTTCCATTCATTAATAAATCGTTCTTCTGAAAACTTTTCTTTAATAGTTTGTCTTGCATTATTACCAATGTGTATTGCAAGTTCGGGATCGGCAAGTAGTTTCTCGATGTACCCCCTTAGTTCTGTCTCATCGTTCGACATAAAGCCATTCTCGCCGTGTTTAATAAAATTAGGAATCTCACACGTTTCTGTTGTTACGACCGCACAGCCGCAAGCCATAGCCTCTAGCATGGACGTAGGAACAGGACTGAGCGTGCTTGGATTAATATATACCAAAGACTGTTGATACGCTTTTACTAGCTCGTCTACAGATTCTGCTGCTTTAGATAACCCCTCTGTTTCTCCAACAACAACCCTATTCAACCCCTGAGTAATCCGATCCCACCCTTTAAAGTTCAGAGCATAATCCCGATTGATGAAGTCGTGAGCAACAGTCAGAACCTGTGCTTTTGACTCGCCACTCGCTGGTTTAAACACATTTGTATCAACAGAATGATAAATTACATCACCCGGAATACCCCACTTACCTTTAGAGTATTCTGTGATAAAAACATTTTTCTCACCTACCATTGACCTGAACTGATCCGTATGGTTTTGAGGCCAGTTTTTGTGCGGAAGAGTATGTTCTAAAACCACTACTGGTAGTTGCAGTTTTGAGTTTATATTAGATGCCGTTTGAAACTGACCAAATTTGCTTTGGACTAGAATTAAATCAAAAACAATTCCGGGGTAAACAGAGTTTTTCGGTAGCTGATAGTGATTTTCTGGCATCGGTGCGTGTTCAGAAAACCATTCTTTGCCTTGATCAAAATTAAAACAATAAAAGTCGTGCCCAGTTTTAGATAGCTGAGTTTGATATCTCTCATGAGTATTAAAAGTCAAGATATTTAGTTTTTCTTTACGCCCCGTGTTTGTAGAATCTAGTATATTTAAAGTTTTAAACACTTAAAGCCTCCTTCATTTTTTCTCCTGTTTTTTCTAGAGATAGTTCTGCAACAGCATTGATTCCATTTTTTCTATTTTCTATAGAAGTCATTGGATCTTGTTTCCATTTTTCATAGGTGTCTCTCATTTTTTGTCTCAAATCTCTTTCGCACACAGAAATTGAAAAGTCTAGAGAGTTATTCATATCTCTAAACAACGATGATTCTGACCGTGATTTTGAAACATAAATACTATTAATTTTTTGCACAGAATCAAAAATGTCAACAATTGGATTTAAGGATGCTACCAAAGGTGTATTTCCAAATGCCACAGCTTCAATGTCATGACTAGTGATAGATGGATTATTGTTAGAAATGTAACAGTCTGCATAGTCGTGTAACTGAAATTTACTTAACGGTGATGCCCAACTGGTGGAGATAAAGTCTCTCTTGTACATTCTAGGATCTGGTTGTAAACCTAGTCCTGTTTTTATATCTGTGATCTTAGACTCTAGAGTATTGTGAAGTTCTTGGTCTTGTTGAAATGAGTCTACTTGTAAAATCAGGTTGACTGGCTCAAATGTGCTAAATTCACTATGGAAAGCCTTGATAACACTAGGTAGCGAGTTTGTATTTACTATATTATAAAATTTAAATGTAGCGTCTAGTGCTGGGACGGACATGCCAGAATAATTGTTGCTAAACTTTTCATGACTAACAGCGTGAGGCATTTTGACCCCTACCGATCCAGTCGGTGTCCACACCTCATCCATCAGTTCAAGTTTTTCTACCCAAGTAGAGTGTTGAATATCGACATGCTCATTACAAAAATATCCGACATTCTTTTTAAATTTATTAGTTCCAATCATATGATGGGGGAATACGTGTTGAATACAGTACTCCACACCTTCTAGGTCTTTGTTTTCTAGATGTTTAATTTCATTAGGTGTTTCACCCTTACTGAATTCTATGCACCTTGCGACAACATCGCACCCAGCCTTTTCTAGAGCAAGCATATTATTTATAGCCGATTCCGACCAATCACTATGCTCTCTGTAATATCCAATATAAAGAACCTTCATTAGCTTTTCCTCCTAATTGCCCAATCTGGAAACGGCATGTCACTACTGACCAACGCACACAATTCTAATTGAGGGTTGACCTCTAGAAATTCATCTAGTGCTTGTTTAATACCGTAACCAAGTTGGTTTGTGTACTCGACACCTTGTTGCACAAACTTTGTTTCTTGACTAATATAATCGTGACCACCCAAAATACCATCTGGCTGGACTTTTTTGATGTAACCCTCAATATCTTTCTTGACAGACTCGTACAAATGACACCCGTCTAAATAGATAAAGTCAAAGTAGGCTGTATCAAAGGTATCGACTAGTTCATGTGAGTAACCTCTATGAACGTAGATTTGTCCCGCAGAGATCTGTGCCTCATATTTTCTTTCTATATTGATTTGCATTGTCACATTACTGTGTGCAGTAGGGGTTCCTGTCATATGCCCCTCCTGATACACCAACCCGTTGCCGGGATTCCACTCCCAAGGGTCTAGCAAATGCAATTCTGAGGGTTGTAGAACCTTCAAAATCTTTTCCGAAAAATGACCATATTCAACACCAATTTCTAGAACCTTTGGGTTTTGTGGTAACAGTGTTTTTACATAGTCTAGATAATCATCTCTAGTGTCTAAAACCTTCATTTTATTCCTTATAAATTGTAATGTTCAATAAAATCCATGCCAGCTACGTTAAAGTCGCCATGAAATCCAAACGACTCGTATGTAAATAGTAACGATCTGGAAAACATGCCATATGGCGTTGGATGTTCTTTTGAGAATTTAGCCGCTAAACTAGGTGGTGCAAATTTGATTCCTGCTGAAGTCATTGTGTCATAATTGAAAACACAAATATTGAGGTCTTCGTTCTTATGTTCCCAACCTAGCTTTGCCGATTCTTCTACAAACTTACGTGTTCTCAAAGAGAACCCTCCGTTGCCAACAACGTTCGGTATCTCTTGTATGCGTCCAGCAACCATATCGCTTGCTTGAATAATGTTCATGGGCCAAGGGGCACCGATGTAGTCGTAATCCAAAAAACGATTGTCCCACTTGGTACTATCTATTATAGTCGAGTCATGCTGAACATTCAAACAGAAATCATCCAAAATGTATTTATTTGTTTGTTGAACGAATGATTCACAGAAACCGCTTCGATTCTTATCATCATTCTGTAAATTGCTATTGAGATCGACACTCATATCACAGACTTCGATATTGTGTTTGTCAATAGCTTGACCGAATAACGACAAATCAGTTTTATCACTATCAGTAATTAGAACGCTACGCTTAAAATCTACCTGATCCATTGCGATTAGCATGGCTCTAAGAGACTTCTCTACATGCTCTGTACCCCAACAGAAAGTAAAAATTGCTACATCAGGCAGTTGTAATTTAGTCATTTCTTTTTAGCACTCCCAATCCATTATTGTTTGTATGCCATTGATGAACAGACCAGTTCTTGTTTTCTTCTAGGAACTCATCTACAGCTTTTTGCAGACCTTCATACTGACGAGTTTGATCACCGTAAAAGTTTTCGCCAACATATTTAAATAACACTACATCGTGTAGTACAATATATTTATTTACTGCGTGAGCGTGCTTGTCCAATTCTGCTTTTAATTGATCGTAACAGTGCCAAGTGTCGATAAAAAGCAGGTCTGTATCTGTAATCTCTAAATCTAGGCTACTACCCTTAATAAAATTAACATCTTTGTCGGGTGCAGACTGGATGACTTCTTCTAGCTTACAAGGTGTTGGGCTTGGATTTTCTGGACTATCATGCCAAACATCTGGCTCTTTTAAGTCGCACATTGTAATTCTTGTTGCGGAAGATTTTAAAAACGCCCATGTACTTACCACCCACCTTGTTCCTAGCTCTACAATTGTATCACAATCATTTGCAAGTTCTAGCAAAACCGGAAGGTGCTCATTGATGTCGCTTGCTCTCTCAAGCTCCATGTTGTAGTATTGATCTACACTCATAAATTTAACCTCAGTCTAATTATGTCGTCGAAATTAATAGGGCTGTCAGATGCGGGCGTATAAACTTCAACTAGCTTGCACCCTTCTTCACTGTAAAATTGGTGTGGTATTCCAGCCTCAAGGCAAATTGGATCACTATCTGACGTTAGTTCATAATTTGCTGGTATACCTTCTGCATCTTGATCGGTATGATTCCATATATGGATGGTAACAGAACCTTCTGCTACCTGAAACCAATTGTGCCTGTCCTCATGAATATGAACCGAACAAAATCCACCGGGATCTATTTCTGCAAAACAAACAATAGAATTTTCACTACTGTGAATTACCGTATTTTTGCCCCAAGTTTTATCTTGCGTTTCCATATTTGTCCTCATATAAAAGTTCAGCTATTTTAAAATCTTTTGGTGTATCTATGTCAATTGCATCGTATTCGTCGATTAAAAATAAGTGTGGGTTTTGGCCGTAGAAATATTTATTATCCACCATTTGTTTTCTGGGTTGAATGAAAATACCACCGTTCTGATAACAGTATGGTTCAAGCTCTGAAGCTAATGGATGACGATCACCGTATGGGTTAAAGTTAAGAGGTTCATAATCTTGCCAAACATGACTGCGTAGTTCTGATGCGGAAACTAACGAATCGAACATCGTCATTGACTGTCCTTTGATAAAAATGTCGATTGCTTCATCATAAATTTTCTCATCAATAAGTGGATTTGTGCAATGTGCCCATACAATGTTTGTAACGGATGAGTCTGCCCTACTAGCCAAATCAAATATCATATCATTTGCTGTAGACAGTTTCTCATCACAAACCCTCTCGCTTCTATCAGCAATAATTACTGGGTACTTTTTAGCTATACTTTTTGCTATTGGATCATTTGTACCAACCATCACTTCATGGATAAGTGAACAATCTAACAATTGCTTTATCTTTATTTCCAAAAGACTAGATCCAGCAAAGGGTCTTACGCCCTTGTTCTTTACTCTAATACTCCCTTTTCTAACCGGTATAATCGCTAAGTTCTTCAAAACTCACCTTTTCAAAAGCTGTCTCTTTACTATAAGTGCAAGTATTATAAACCTTAACACCTTGTTGGTCAAAGAATTCTCTGTAAATATGAAATGAATTTCCTATACCGTCAATAATACCCTGTGCATCTGGCCCTACTCTTGTTTTGTAGTTAGGATCAAAAAACTGGCCTCCTGTATCGTGATTTGCACCCGCTAGAAATATGGTTTTTAGCCCCAACCTTAAAGCTAGTGGAAAACCCATATCGTTAACAGAGCCATAGCCCCAAGGGATTGGGTCATTATCTAACATATCTACGGACAACTGACCAACATCGCTTAGTCTATTTTCCATATCCATACTCCACACGCAATGTCCGTCAAATTCTTTTTGTGATGTACAAGACGCAAGGTATACTTTGTCTTTATCTACTTTGCGAACATCTGGTAGGATTTGCTTCACCGTGTGCAAGTCACCACAAGCAAAATACTTTTCGTTACTAGGGCAAACCTCATCAAATGCTTTTATAGCTCTTGAAATAAATATAACAATTGAGTTTTTAATTTTAGATAAATCTACTTCGTTGAGGTGTGGACCCGGAAGTAACAAAAATCCAAACTTATTTCCAGTAGTCATATATTCCTTTTTCTACTTCATAGTCCATCTTCTTTTGCTCTCGTTCTGGTTGACGCATGGCCCAGTGGAACATTTCGTCAATCAGTTTATCAAGATCTGTACCATCATAAAAACCAAGGTTTCTGGGATCTTTTGCCAATGTATGGTCGCAGTGTGCATGTTTAGCTTCGTGACGACCCTCTACATGCTTCTTCTCTGCTTTGTAGTCATGCTTTTTAGCAACACGTTGAACTGTGTCTGCAAGCTCGTTGATGGTGTATGCTTTGTCTGCACCCAGATTAAATGTGTAACCGTGACATCTATCAACCAAGGTTTCAAATGGTTCCATGTAATACTTAACGTCTGAGAACGCACGAGTTTGTTCTCCATCACCATAAATCAACATCGGCTCGCCAGCGAGCACGCGACGAATAAAAATACCTGCAACGTTTCGGTATTTGTCCCAGATATTCTGATAAATACCAACGATATTGTGTGGCCTAACAATAGTGTATTGAAGACCGTGTTGTTGGTTAGCAATCTTGATGTCGAGTTCGGTAGCATACTTTGCAACACCGTAGGGGTCGATGGGTGCTGGACCCATATTTTCTGTGAACGGAGGATCTTGATCTCCGTATACAGCCATAGAAGATGTAAAAATCATCTTCGTATCATGCTCGATACATTGATTAATAATATTAACACTTGATAAAATGTTATTTGTATAGTTATAGTGCCTTATAAAGGGCGACAATCCTTCCGCTGCATAGGCGGCAAAATGGAAACAGGCTACTGGTTTATTAGTTGAAAAGATATAAGAGAGTGACTTTACCGTGGACTTTTCAGAAAGATCAATGGGCCAGAACTCAAAATCGTCTGACTTCGGGAGGTAGTCACTATAACCACCACTCAAATCGTCGATACCAATAACGCGATAACCTTTACTCAAAAGGTGTCGGCTAAAGTGGGCACCCAGTAGTCCTGCACATCCTGTTACTATTACTGTTCTCACTGCATCAAACCTCTTTCTTTCATTGTGTCTACACGTTTTTGTTCCCAACTGTTTCTCCGATTACAAAGTGCCGCTAGATTATCATACGCTATGTTGATGTCAAACGGATGCCTTTGGTTCATACCTTCAAAAGCAGCGGAAGATTCGTTGAAATACATACCACCAGTGGAACTAGTAGCATTTTTATATGTTAGATCTCTAATTAATCTTCTTTCGTAGAAAGTATTGATTCGACTTGTGTCACCAAGAACATTTGCAATTAACCATTGTGCTTGTTTAGATGGTTCTGCGTTTTCAATACCTTCAGGCTTTGGTGCTGGTTGGTGGATCTTAGGTGGAGAAGCCCAAGTCTGTTGCACATCTTTGATTTGCATAGAATCGAAAATAGCCTCCCACTTTGATCCACTCAGGTGCCATTGAAAATGTTTATCAAAATTCTTTCTGGTTCTTTCACCTTCTGCTGCACGTTCTTCATCAGACTTATTGAAGAAATCTTCAAAGTATTTTGCCGCAGCATCATTATCCGGCACTGCCCGTAGACAACCAGTTTCTAATTCTTTGTATAGTGCTGATGGTTTGATTGGATGACCTTGCAACTTGCGAATCTCGCTCTCCATAGCAGAATAATCAGTGCCGCACACAGGAACACCGCAAGCCGCAGCTTCTACATATGGCAGACCAAACCCTTCACAGTTTGCATATTGAGTGTACAAGTCAAACAGGTTTTGAATTGATGATAGATCTTCATATGATGCACCATTCTTTACATTAGAAAGTGTAGAACCCCACTTACCAGTAAATGGTGATTGTGCCACTGCCCCCTTAAACAATGATGGGAATGGTCTTTTTGTTTCTGGACAAATGTATGTAAAGTAAACCTTAGAAGACAAATCATTTTCTAGCAGAAGCTCTGGGATGTCCCAACCAAGATCAGGGTAGGACGTATGGCAATAAAGAAATACATCGTTTCTACCTGTGTTATTTAAAAACTTTCGGAACGCCTCAAACAAATCTGGGTACAGTTTACGTCTCTGGTTACGCATAACTGTTCCGATAATCTTATGATCTGGATTTATACCCCAAGATAATTTATGGGATCGCTTGTCTGCGACTGGAGCATATGCTGGATGGGCAGAGGGTGGTGCCGATCCCCAATACTTAATTTTACCACCAGTTTGATTTTTTAGAACTTCTCCTGCCCAATCAGAATATGTAAGACATGCGTCTGCTCCAGAGTAAGTAGATACCCACTGTCTGGCTTGTGGTCGAGCATCTACAGTGGGCATAATGGCCCAATCAAAATACTGACGAAAAGGACTACGCTCTGCAAAGTCAAGCATCCAAAAGTCACGAATGTCACACACAATGTCTGGCATGAAATCTAAACAAACATGTTCAAAAATCCATTCACCAAATTGGTTTGTACCACTAGCTCCATAGGCATCTAATTCCTCTTTGGTCGCTTTTGGTTCACACGTAGTATTAGGTGCTACCCCATAATACTTCCAAGGAATGTTAGCAGCCCTTGAGTCATTCCTTTCTCCATACGCACCCATCTCTGCAATCTCATACTTACCCGTAGAGTGAAGATAGTTCAAAATCTCACGAGTATAGGTCGCGTATCCAGTGTTCAGGAAAGTAGCTTCGCTACAGAACAGAATTCGTTTCTTTCTCATTTTAGTCCTTGTCCAAACATCCAAAGTCGAATTGATTAACTCTAAAAATAATATCGTCCGCAGAGTCGGTTTTCATAACACCGTTTCTGGCTGAAGCGTGTACGGTCATTTTCATCCCCTTCTTTCCTAGTTTAGCGATGGCATCTGCACCACTATCAAAGGCTTGGAAGGTTACAGTCGTTGGGTAACGCTTTTTTTCACCACGCCTGTTTCTTGTATACTCGTATGTTACCAGCTTAAAAACACAAACTGATGGATTTGATTCATAACCCACGCTTGGGTCAAACAATAGATACCCTGTAAAAATACAATGGTTCATGTGTACTCCTTATTATAGTCCACTAGTCGATTTTTTGCAACTAGATTTCATGAATTTTGTCAACAATAAACGAATTATCTTTCTCGATCTCGCCGCAAAGCATCAGGTTCGCTCCTTCATATAAAACAAACTGGTACTTATCTCTGGCGTCTGGAAAAATGATAACATTGTCAAGCGAGCAAGTAGCATCTTCTATTGTTAGAAACGACATAGTTCGACCCTTCTGCTTGCTATTCTTTTTATTGATCTTATGATTAGCTACACGTTGAACATTTGCTACAATGCAAATATCTTTGCCAAACTTGCCGTTGGCTACTTCTTGACATGTAGTGTTAGCGATTGATGCGTCTATAGCATCTGTGTACTGATATGACACAGGGCAACCCAAGAGTTTTACCTCTTCTGCGATAACCCACTGTGGCTCATCAGCCATATCGTATGGTGGATTGTCTAACATCTCAATTTCACCATGTACAATCTGACTACGATTAGCGTTGCTACAGCCACCTCCCATTTTCTTGGTGGGAGACAGATCTCTGAAACAATCCTGTAGTTTTGACCACTTCTTTTTAGGATAATTCTCTGTTACCCACTTGACTTCTGCTTTTGTTAGTTCTCTCCAAATGAGGTATTCGTAAAGAGCTTGATTCCTAGTCACTCCAGTTGATTTGGTAGAGAAGAATCCAATACCGGCGAGTGCCTTGAAAGCCGTAGACGTAATCTTGGGGGCGATGTAGATAAGTACATCCATCCAAGTAAACTCGTCGGCAGGCTTGCCCAACTCTTCTGCTGAATCGCCAATAGCCTTTAAGACTTTCTCACCAGTAACACCTGTAAGACCTTTAACGTCACGAACTCCAAACTGGATATCATCACCAAAGATGGCAAACTTCTCAGAGAACCTGCTTAGTTTAGGGGTCTTTACCAATATATCGAATAGTTTAGCTTCGTTTACTAGCTCATAGATTTCTTGGTGAGGGTCCATCTTTTCATTCGCATAGTACAGGTACGACAAGAAGAACTCTTTGGTGTAATTAGCTTTGAACCAAGCAGAGTTGTACGAATTAACTGCGTAAGCTACGGCATGAGACTTATTGAAAGAGTATCTAGATGATTTTTCAATCCAGTCAAAAATCTGGTTTGCAGTGTCTTGATCTACAAGTCCAATCTTTTTGCAGCCTTCAATAAATTGTCCACGAATCTCAGCCATGAGAGACGCTTTCTTTTTACCAATAGCTTTACGAAGGTTGTCTGCCTCCATTTCATTGAATCCCGCAGCTTTAACCGCGATAAGCATAGCCTGCTCTTGGTATACAAGTACGCCATGCGTAGTCTTTAGAATTTCTTCTAGACTAGGGTCAAGATATACAACATCTTCTCTCTTATGTTTACGGTCTACGAATCTTTGTGTCATAGACTTTCCGTCACTAACCGCCTTCAACGTTCCGGGTCTGATGATAGCGATTAATGCCGCTAATTCTTCCATACTCTCCGGTGCAACCCTCTTCGACCAAGCTCGCCCAAGATTACTCTCAAGCTGAAACAACCCCTTGGTCAGTCCATCCTTATACAAAGCCCAAGCCTTTGTGTCATCTCTCTCAATCATATAATTCAATTCCTAGTTAAAGCGATCATTCCATCGCCACCCACACTCCCGAATGGCTCATTTCTCAATAGTCTCATTCCGTTGCTCATAAGGATTCTAATTAATTCTTGCTGTGCAACTGGGTGATGAGTAGCAATAACAACATTCTGAATCTTATCTAAAACATCTCGATTATTGTTATACAAATCAACAATTAATTTATATTCGCTGCCTTGAATATCCATGTGCAGCATATCAATTTCATCTAGCCCCTCAATCTCGTAAACGTCTGTAAAGTTAATTTCTGGGCCGGTCATTTGACCAGATAGGGTCGTATCCCAATAACCACCATGATCGTCATAGTTGTAGTTACTTTCTCTTACCGTAGGTTCGTATACATTAGAATCGTTAATGTAAAAACCTCCCCAGTAGTGAGATGCATCAAGACCGTTTAGTGCGAAGTTCTTTCTTCCCATAGAAATTTGACGCTTGCCCAACTCGATCAAAATGTTTCTGCCAGCAGGAAACTTTTTTCTGAAAGCTAGTGACCAAAACGCCCACCAAGAGCCACACTCTATCATTACCGGATTATCGTTTTTAACATTTTCTAGCACACTCATAAACATATCGTACTCATCATCGTGAGACTCTATTGGTAAATGAGGTATTGTACTTCGCCCGTCTAACAGTTTGATGCCTTTATAATCAACAAACTGATCCCATTGATAAACACCCATTAAAATCCTCCTTTAAAAGTATTTACAACGAAACTATACAAAAAGTTTGCCATCGGCAAATGCCTTTTCAAATTTCATGTTTCTGTAGACTGCTCGTCTGGACTTTTGCAATTTGATCCAGATGTTTGCTGTATCCTTAACGTCTTGGAGAGCATCGTGAGCGTTCTCACTGGACAGTCCCATTCTTTCTCGCAAGCTATCCATACTAATAGACTTAACATTTGGATCACCCTCCGTCCATAACCATACATCATCCATCACGTCTATCTTGTAGATTTGATGAAATAACTTTTGACATTTACGCTTATCGTCATAGGGTCCGTACTGTTCGCACAACCTATTCACAATGTGCATATCGTAACCAAGAATATTAAACCCACATGGAATAGGTGCAAAGTAAGATGTGCCTTTCCAGTTATATTTGTCTACAAACGCACAGAACTTTTTCCATACACCCTTTGGAAGTGGTGCTTTAGCCAGCTTCTCTCTGGTCTGACCTGTAACTTTCAAAGCACCTTCTTCTAGCGGGTCAACGCCAGCTTTAATTGCTTTCTCGTCGTCGATAATGGGACGCATGAGACTATTGAATTGTCCCTTGAGTCTAAAGTTCCTACCGTCAAGTGCGATAGCAGCAATCTGTGTAGGCTGACACCTATGCGGATTGCGTCCACCAGTTTCAAAGTCAAATACAATAATGTCACGATTCATTAATAAGCTCCTTAATATGCATTAATTTATCCAATAAGTTCAACCCTAAAAGATCAAACTTAACATGTCCTAGTGCTTCTAGGTCGTTCATTTCTAGTCCCGCGATCTTTTCATCACCACTCTTTGGGTTTACCATAGGACAAACTCTAAATAGTGGTTCAGCGGATATAACAACACCAGCAGCGTGTTTACCCTGTGTTTTAAATGTACCTTCAATATCAATAGCTTGTTGGAAGTATTCTGCAAAATCACCTTCAAGACTTCCATTATCATTTAGGTGACAATAGTCCATCAGGTCGTCGGAACGATTAATTAGTGCCCAACGAATAATAGAGCGGTCTTCTTCGTCCATCTCTGCAAGTTGGTCAGAGATAGCAGCTTCGTCTGGAATGTACTTTGTGATCTCGTTCATTTCGGCAAAGCCACAGGCATCGTTTACACGAAGCACCTCTTTCATCGCACTTCGCCCTTGCAGTCTACCAAATGTAAGCATTTGACTAACATTATCAGACCCGTACTTTTCCTTTAGTCTAGTAATTATTTCATCTCGCTTCTTACCCGGAACATCCATGTCAACATCGGGCAAAGAGATGTGATCTTCTGTGTTACGACCCTCATTGTAGAATCGTTCAAACAACAGATCGAACTCAATGGGGTCAATCTCTGTGATACCAACTAGGTAAGAGATTAGGCAACCAGCAGCAGATCCACGACCCGGACCCACCATCCAACCCTGCTCCCGACACCAATTTAAAATATCCCAGACGATTAGGAAGTAACCGAACAGATCTGCTTTTTCAATAACCGAAAACTCTTTATTGAATCTGTCACCGTACACCTTACGCTGCTCTTCGCTTTGAATTTTGTCATTGAGTAGTTTCATCCAACCCTGCCTAGCAAGATGACGTAGATAGTCACCTTCACTAGAAAATTTACTTGGGATATCAAATCTGGGCAGCATCGGTTTGCTGAGAATATTATAGTTTTCTACCTTTTTAAATATAGAATCGAAATCATCCATACGTGGGTCATCAACAATTAGTTTAGCAGACTCTGACTTATCTTTAATATAGAACTCACTAGATTCAAAGTATGGAGCTAATTCTTCGGGTGGTCCGTTCTTTTTAACTTTATGAAAGGTCGTTTTTAGTTTTCCACAAAGCACAATTCTATGTAAATCTGCTTGGTCTTTATTTACGTAATTGCTTTTTGTAAAAGCCTCAGACCAGATGTAAAAATCATCACCGGAAACCGGAGACAAAGCCTCAGACTTTGCAATACAGATCAGATTGCCTTGTCTCGCTAATTTTATAATCGTTCCCCTGTCCTCATTACCATCTGCATCAATTGTAGAGACAATCTCGATGAGGTTCAACCACCCCGCATGGTTTTTGGCAAAAAGAGTAAAGCCATCGAAAGAACAGCCAATGATAGGTTTAATATCATTGTTGATGCAGGCTTTATAGAAAGATACAGCACCGCTGATTGTTTTATAGTCAGCAATACCACATGCAGGGTAAGAGTTTTGCTTGCATTTTTTAGCAAGCTCATTTGGCTTTGAAAAGCCGTATTGTAGTGAATAGTGAGTATAGTTCAGTAGTGGAAACCAATTCATAGCCGTCTTTCAATATTAGTTAGTCAATGTAAAACGCAAAGGGAAGTTGAAGGCGTATAATACGCCAAATCCGTTGAATTGCGTCTACCCTATTATAGTCTACGGAAGACTATTTTGCAAGGGGTTTTTGTGAATTATGCCAAACTTTTAAAATTCGTAGCCAAACCTCGTTATGTCTTTTTCGTATCTTATCCTAACGATCTCTTTTGTCTCATCGTCATAATAGTGGGAGTAGTGCAGGTGATTTGATTTGTTTTTTACTGTAAGTTTTATGTCTAGATATTGTTCTAGGTCACATATTTGTTCAAAACGGAACCACTTTACACCTCCGGGGTGAGATTCGTCAACCCAAAAGTCATAACTATTTAAGGATGTGTCTTTGTTATCTTTTATAAAATTATGAAATCCTTTCGTTATAATTTCAATATTTAACTTTCTAGCCCACTCATAAGCCCAACATTTTTCATGATCCTCTAGTCTTACAGATTCTGGATCTCGAATTATATCTGAGGTTCTTTTGAAGTAGAAACAAAAAAGAGAAACCAGTCTATCCCAAGGATTTCTTGAGACGGCAATTAATTCATAATCAGAAAATTCATCAAAGTCTTTTAGGATTTTACTACTGACATGCCAATCTTTCGACACCTCAATATATTTCCAATTCTCATCAGATTCAATTAGTGCGTCATTAATGGACGTAGAGGCGGTTTTAGGAATACGAACCAAAATCATTTTTCTTTTTCTATTAACCAACATAATATGACAGTAGTACCTTTCTTAACTGCTTATGCATATCAATGTTTCCATACCAATTTTTAGAAGAAAGATTGTGTCTACTCACTCGATAAAAAATAACAATGTCTGATAAATTTCTAATCTTCACACCTTTTACTGCATTGATACCGTAAAAAATTACGTCCCCATAGACATTTCTTCTTAAACCTAGTTCGTCTTGGATTTTTTTTATTAAATCAATATTAAAATCATCTACTATGGAGCGTCTTATCATTGTTGAGGGATTGTTTATGACCCAATCGCTTGATAGGATATAGTCGTTGACATTATAAGGATGCGAAGTTAATGGGTCGATTATTGGAAGTCGCATATCAGTGAAGGGTAGTGAACGGTCAACAAATAGCTGCATTTGTCCCCCCAATATTCCCACATCTTCATTTCTATTCAAAAAATTAACTTGTTCTTCTAATCTTGTTGGGAACATTATGTCATCACCATCCATAGATGCGACAAGTTCACAGTCTTCGTCTAGGAAGTTTCTAACAAATAGTCTAGCTCGGTCACAACCTAGATTCTCATTAGTTGTAACAGTTTTGATGTTTGAATCTTTAATAGAATTGATAAAGTCGATTGTCTCTTTGTTTGTGCTACAATCGTTTACAATAAAAAGTTTCCAATCTTTATATGTTTGATTTCTGATGCTTTCAATCGCTTCTTCTAGCCACGGCACATCGGTGTTATAAACTGGCATGGATATGTTTACAAACATAACACTTTTCTCCACTTTTCTTCAAAACGTTCTATAGAAAATTCTTCTCTAATGTAATCTTTATTCTTCGCTTCTTTTACTTCATGTTCGCAGAGCCTTATTGCCTTGGCCCACTCAGAAGGGTGAGATTTGTATTTCAAAGTAAAGTCAGCAAACCTACCTATCCCAAGTGCGTGGGAAACTGTTGGGATACCGTGTGCAATACTTTCTGCCACTGATAAGCCAAAAGATTCATCAAAAGAAGTAGACAGAGATAGAGAACAAGTTTCTAATAAGTCATCCATGTTGTCTAGATGGCCGTAGTAAAAAACATTTTTGTTTCCATTAGACAATATTCGGTTGTTAACAGCTTCGACCGTTTTTTTACTGTGAAAACTTTCGTCCCAACTACCAGCTATATGAAAATTAAAATCCGGTAGATAGCGAATAATATCAGCGAGAACCGAAACCCCTTTATAATGTTCTAACCTGTGGTGCCACAGTATATTTTTTGGAACTGGATTTCTTTCTAGTTTTTCATTAAAAGAAACTGGTGGTGGTATACATATAGAATCGTAATGTTTTGCTACAATGTCATCTACAAAAATACTGATGTCTGGTTTAAAAACGTCTAGTAGTAGATCGTGTAATTTGTTGTGTCTAAATCCTGAATGGGATATGTAAATGATTTTCTTTTTAAGGGGGTTGTCTCTTATAAAGGATGGTAAATTATCTGGTAGATAGTAGGCCCAGTAAATAATTGTATCTGATTTAACATAAAGCTCTTCCATTTCTTCTTTGGAATAACCTTGTTTCATCCCTGTTTCAAGATGGTGATAGTTGGGAAAATCTATAATTGGGACTATCCCTGAAATATCGTCACCAAAACATTGTGCAAAAAATTTCATCCAAGTTAAGGCACCGCCCGGAGCTATCTCACCTTGAATCAGACCTATTCTGTTTTCTTTAAACGTATTCGTCTTTATGTTTAGCTTACTTTCTTTCCACTCAAGATTGGAATAGTTATAAGAACTGTCGTACCTGTGCTGTTCTATTGGGCAAAAATCACCCAGCAGTATTGACGATAAGATAGCTTTTCTAGCTTTTAAACTTTTGCTTAAAGAATTTACATGGATAAAGTGTGCCTTAGATGAATGATACCAAAAACCGTCACCAGAAACATATGAACAATTCCATTTAAAATCTAGTCTATGAAGTTTTTCTTTTGGCAACTTGAGTGTCAAATAATTCTGATCAAAACACCAGTGCTTAGGATAAATATTCTTTGGTTGTTGATAATAGTCTGAGCAGCACTTTGGAATCACAAGCACTCCCCCGTTAATCATACTATTTGGAAATAGTGTTTTACCATTGTTTAAATACTTCTCGTTTAAATCCTCTTCATTTAACTGTCTAATTATTAAGTCTTGTTGTATTTCAATCCATCTTGTTTCATTTTTTAATTGCCATATTTCATATTCATCGTATGCAGATATTTTGTCATCAGGGGTTGCATCAAATATATTATCAGCACTTGGAGAAACGATAACGTCACAGTCTAAGTATAGTGTTTTATCATATTTTGATGTTACTTGGTGTAGTCGATACTTATTAGCCATAGGCCAGCCTGAATGTTGATCTCCAGTTAGCTCTATGTAGTCTGCACCGCATTTTTCGGCATAAGATTTGATTGAATCGCGTGTAATGTTTAGAAGTTCTACAGCTAGATCATTAGCTGGAATCACGCAGATGGCTAAGTGACTTTTCTGCTTAGGTAGCTCATCATAAAAATTAACTACATCAACAAGGTCTTCATCTTTTGATTTATGAATAACCCTTGCTTGCTTAAATATTGTATTGTAATACTCTTCTCTTTCTGGCGGTGTGAGATTTTGACACCACTGCCAGTTAGGAGGGATGGCGGTCATTTCTTTTTTAAGAAGATCGCACCACCCCGCCTTTGGGCATTGGCATTTGGAGAAGTCCTTTTCTACCACTTACGGCAACTCCAATATCGTGCTTTGTAACGAGGGCCGGGATTATCGCAGTTGTGTCTAGCTCGGAACGACTTGCGACGAGCAGGATCAGATTTTTTGATCTTCATGTTAGGGTCGCCAAAATTGACCTTTACAACATTACCCTTGTCGTTTTTAACATATACACTAAACTTCTTCGGTCCCTTTGGGGTTCTGAATGGTTTACCAAGCTGAACCTTGCGACCTTGGTATTCCGCAGCACGAGCAGGAACAAGGACGCGACCGTTTTTACGATAGATTCCTTTACGCTCGTATTCGTAAATCTCTCCTGTTTTTGGGTCTTGGTACTTGAAACCTGCTTCCGCCTCTTCTGCTTTAGATTTTCTAGGATGACCCTTTGGCAACAAATCGTTATCTGTCGTGTAGTTTGGATTGGAAGGTCTTCCACTTCTTAGCAGCTTGAGGAAAGCATTTACACGAGCAATAGCCCAGCCATGACGACTCATTTTTGGAGCGTGACTTGTTGAATAAGCACCAGCACCGCGACGATAGACAGCTTTAAGCATACCAAGAGTTGCTTTTGAACCTTTACCCTTAGCATTGTGCTCTTTAACTTTATTTTGTAGTTGTGCAGTCACTTCTTTGCTAAAAGTAATTTTACTCTTGCCGTCTTTGGCACTATCTGGCTTATTCTTTTTGGAGCCTTTCTTTTGATCTTTCTTGGGTGCAGGAGTTCTACGAGGATCTTTTGGTCCGGGCTTATCAGACTGTGCCCTTTTAAGTTGCTCTTGTGTAGGTCTGCCTTCTTTTTCTGTGCGAGCGGGTTTATAGTTCTTACCTTCTCGCTCTTTTTTTCTACGAATGTTTTCCCAGAGTCCCGGCCTTGCTTCCGAAACATCCCACTCTTCGGTTTGCTCTCCCCACTCAACATCATCAACATACTCTGCTTCTGTGGGGCAGTACCAATTATCTTCTGTTAGATCCTCAGTAAAGCCATATTCTTCAAAATTAATTTGAAAGTCAGCAGCTTCAATGTAACTCATTCCCTCGCAGGCTTTACTCATGCAGACTGCTGTTCTTTGTTTTTGATCTGGATATTCTCTATGAATTTTTGGATCACTCATACATCGAGCAATAAACTCTCCGGGTTTTTCACCTTCTCTTTTTTCTGGTAAAGGCATTTTTATCTCCTATAAGGTTTTAATTCAGGGAATAATTTGTATCTAATATCTTGCCAAATAGCACCACTAATTACCATAGATGCTTCGTTATCTGATGGATAATGCACACCTTGCAAACAACGTGCAAGTCCAGCTAAACTTATCTTTTGAAAAAACTCTGATGAGTATTGTGGATACATATCTGAAAATAGATAAGCACCCATAGCGGCATATGCGGTATGTCCAGAAGGATAAGCTGGTGTGTGGTGTGTTTTTGTTCTAGTAACTTTTATATCGTAACCTAAAAGGTCTGCTAGTTGTTTTGGCCTAGCTCTATTGAACTGATGTTTTAAATTTAAAATAATTGGCTTGGTGATGTTCCATATCTTTTTAAATTCTTTTCTGGGTATGGGTTGTCCAATCTTGTCAAATATGGGTTTGTATAAATCCAAAGGCTCTACATCAACTAAGTGTATCAAACTTTTATCACCCAACATGAGATTGTTGGTAATTTTCTCTAAATACTCCAACTCTTCTTTTGTTTCTTGGGAAGTGTTTTTTGGCGGGTTTGGTAAAACGCCCTTCCAATCAATAGTTATGTTTTTGGATACTTTCCAAGTTCTGGTCTTTTCTGTATACTTAACAGACTCTAGTCTATTAGATAAAGAATCGTCTATGTCTGATAATCTCATGATACATCTTTAAGAATATTTTTAGAATCTTCTTTGACTATGTAATGTGGACGACCATCAGTCGCCGTATAACGTGTACGCTTTTCCATATTTAAGTGGTCAAAAATAGTCCAAGATAAATCTTCTGGAGTAGTTCTACCATCTTCAAAATCATCAGCATTTGCATTTGTTTGACCAATAGTCCTACCCATTTCATAACTACCACAGCTAATCATAAGTGGGGCAAGTTTACCAAAATGATCTCTACCTTGGTTTGCATTTACTTTTGGTGTGCGTCCAAACTCAGAAGTCACAACAAGCATAACTCTTTCGTACATACCCCTTGCTTCCAGTGTGTCCATAATTTTAGCTAAGTATGTGTCTAGTACAACCTGTGTGTTAGATAACGATGCTCCAATATTCTGATGCATATCCCAACCGCCAAGGTTAAGTGTTACAAACTTCGACCCAGCCTGCAAAAGCCTGATTGCGGTTAAAGCGTCTGAGCCAAAAGAGTGCTCCTTGAACGAGTTGTAGTCTTTATCTTCTTCTACTCTAAACGATTTGGAGGCATTACCCAGAATAATGTCTACGGATTGCTCACGGAGTGCAGACCAGTCTTTAGCCAATTGTTGTTCTCTGGCTTTAAAACCTTTGTCAATTACGTTTAGTGCAAATAATCTTTTTTTGAACGCATCACTACTGCCAAGAAGTTGCAGATCTTTACGCCCCTCCTTGGTAGCATCAAACCCCATATACTTACCGCCAAGCCAAGCAGCATCATCGTGAGCGAACCCACCAATCTTGACGTAGTGTGGTAAACCATCCTCTGTGTTTGGACCATGATACCTACTCATCATACTCCCATGACTAGGCCACTTGGAGCTTGTTCCAGCACCAAAGTTTGCTTCACCAGTAACCACCCAGTGTACAGAAGATGCGTGATTCTGATCTCTATGACCAAACGCTCTAGGAATTACAATCTTATTTGTACGCTTGGATAATTCTTTAAACAATCCGCCAAGCTCGATGCCGGTAACATTTGTTTTAGTATGACCCGTTACAGATCGCCTGTCAGCAGGAGCAAGTGGTATAGGATTAAAAGTCTCAATATGAGATGCCCCACCGTTAAGAAAAACGAAAAGGACGGCAGTTTCGTCACTATTTTTTGAATCTGCATAACTAGCTTCTACATTACCTACTACGAATGTTGCGGCACCAAGTTTGACAAAATCTCTTCTTTTCATATTATGTTTCCCAAGTTTCTATATCTGATGATGGATTTGGCATCATCTGAATTGGTACTGGAACCTGTTTAATGACAACTGGAACATGTCTCTTATACTCCCAAATCGTATACAAGAGAAAACCAAACGAAGCAGCAACAAAAAAACCTAACATAAAATCTTTCACCCCGCTCACGATATCACCCCCTTTTAGCCCGGAGCTTCGTAGAAGCCTATATTGAACCCCGGACGGGTTAACTTTTTGACTGTTTCCTGCATACCATGTTCCTTCAAGTGCTTCTCTGTTATTATACACATATTTTCCGTCTCACCTTCAAACTTATTTTTACAAAAATGACATAGATATTTACATCTAAAGTCTGTTCTCGTAGGATCTAGTACAGATGGATTATTATTCTGTCTGATTTCTTCTACCCGCTTTTTGAGCATACCTAGAAACCTATCCTCATCCTCCTTGGTAAAACAGAAGCTATAGGGTGTAGGATCTGGTTCCCCTTCAGTATCTTTATAGAAGAAAATACTCATAATTCTATTGGGAAAATCAGGGAACATTTTAGACATAGCGTAAAAATACAGCAATAACTGTGGGTCATTCATCATTTTTTCGTAGGTTTTTTCTTCACCGCTCGCCCAATTCAGGCGGCGACCGCTTTTCCAGTCAACCACCTCGATTGTGTCTTCATTTACAAGGGTAACGAGGTCAATTGTGCCCTTAATAGCTAATTGACCCTTCTGAGTATTACCGTTTGCATCTACAAAATCAAATTTAGCCCAGTCCTCTTCAATTGGCAGGTCGAAATGGGGCTCTGGGTAGTATACATTTCTAAGTCTAGGGTCAAATTGACCATTGTTGTGAGTTAAAAAAGTATAAACTGTGTCGCTGACTTCTTTACGTTCTTTACGATAAAACTTATGTACAGATGTTTCGCCGTAATCTTTGATGGATCTAGCGATCAATTCGTCTACAAAGGCGTCAGTGTAGAGATCATCCTTGCTAACTCTGACTTTTCCACACTTATCATCTTCGATTTCTAGCCATTTTCTACGAGGATTGTCCTGCTGAAACTTTTTAAGTCCAGCAAGAATCTCCATGACCTTGTGGGCCATAGTTCCCATGTCTGCTCTTTTACCACTAGCACTTTGCCAACCTAGAACGTAGGTCAGAAAATATTGCATCTGGCAAAATTCATAATTGTTGTAGGAAGAACTTCTCACATAGGTTACTAACATCTTATTCCTTTAGTTTACGGTAAAATTCTGTAACCTTCACCATCAGAACGTCGATGCTTTCAATTTTATTGTCAATATAATCTGTGAAGGGGTAGTCATCCAGAGCTACTTCGCTCGAATGGTTATCCTCGTGAACCTTGCGTGTTAGTCGCACAACCTTGCCACCGGCTTGTTCAATAGCTTTCGCCTCGTTGGGGAAGCGAACGTCTGCAATAATTGCCAGTTCTGATTGTTCCTGTTGTATTTTCTTGATGCAAGCATTGACCCAGATTGGTTCGTACATTTTACGCATGATATCTGTGCCAAGATACTGCATGAATTCACGGGCGGTCATTGGGCCAGTGTTATCGACCAGTAGACTCCAAACCGGCATATTTTCCCATACCAAATGTTCCTGTATCTGATTCTTCTGTTCATCTGTCCCCCAAACGCACTCATAGGGAATATCAAAAAGTTTAATACAAATCCACTTAAGATGATCTGCAAAACTATACAATTTTACAAAAGGCCACATGTTATAATCTGCCCACTCTGCAAATTGTTCGTCTTGCCGTGTAATATCGAACTCGCCCCAACCGCTTCCATCCGTAGAATCAATCATTAGTTGTCCTTCGCCACCAATACTCCACTCTTTTATGAATCCCTCTTTTTTGAGAATAATCCCATGAAGTATATTGGCAGTTGTATTTTTACCGGCTTGTTTTCGTCCCGAAATTCCTACGATCATTAATAGTACCCTCTTAAATCTTTTAGAATGTTTTGTTCTATAGTCTCATGAAGCATACCCCCTAAATCTTTCGTATGCATTTTGGGGAATACCAACTTAAATAATCTTCCTAACTCTCTTTTGATTTTAATCTTGGACTCTCGACCCGCTTGGTCGTTGTCGGTGAGGACAACAAGTCTGGTAGCACCACTATTTAGTAATAGCTTACGCTGTTGTGATGATATGTCTTTGCCAAATAGTCCGACCGCATTTTTTACCCCGCACTCCCAAAGTCTCCAAACGTCACCCTGACCTTCTACTAGGAACAAAGTATTTAGATGAACCATTGAGGTGGTGGCGTTGTGGTAGTTGTAGAGGTAGTCTGACTTTCTGATTCCCTTAGAGAATATGTATTTAGGCTGGATGAAATCACGGGTTGCTCTCCCGATGTATCCAACATATTTTCCGTCAACGCCCCAGATGGGTATAATAGCCCTGTGTCGAAGAACTCCCCTTGTGTCATTTGGTGTTTGTTGAACTCCAAAAAATCGCAGCGTTTCCGGTTCGTATCCTCTAGCAATGAAATACGGTGAAGGGCACGACTCAGTTTTTGGTCTTGATAAATGCTCCACTTCACATGGGCTTCTATCTGCTCCTCTAGATCCTTTGATTTGGCGTACAAGCTCGCTGAAATCATTATCACGCTTAGGATTATTAGTATTAATGCCGTTATCATTTTTAGATGCTCCATTTACATCGTACAATTTACAAACATATTTGAGTGCATCAGAAAATGAGTCTGTTTGCAGGCAACCCTTGATGAATCCCCAAATATTACAACTATAGTGATCGTGACACCCACGAGTCCAGCAACGCCACACTTGTTTGTCTAGCGAGATCGACAATCCTTGTGGGTTATCACTACCCTCATGGATAGGACACTTCATAAAAATATTATCAGCGTCTTGAGTATATTCTAAATCAAAACTATCCAATAACTTATAAATGTCTTGGAAGATAATGTCGCGTACTTTGTTCAAGTCTAATGTTGTGCTTTGACGTACAGCCTTGCCACACATGTGCAATTACTCCCACAGTATTTACAGTTGCTTCTAGTATCATTATAGTATTCAGGAAGCTCTTTTGCAAGCTCAAAACCGAAATTTTCTAGGTTTTTACAAGACATACATCGACCATCTGGACGAACCCAAGCATAAGAGATCACTTCTTTGCAATCTCCTAAATACTTTAATCTTTCTTCTGTTAATCTTTTTCCGACACCTTGTCCTCGATAGTCTGGATGTACAACGATACATCGTAGAATACAATCTCCTACTGCTGCCCATCCTACTACTTTGTCACCATCAAGTGCTATCCATGCACACTCGATTTCTTCTAGATGGTTTTTAAAATAACCAACAGCAAACGCTTCGTCTACAAGCTCAACTGCGTCGAACATTTGTTTATAGCCAAACAGCGGGCTGGGTATCGCTGCGTATGTAATCATTAGACACTCTGATCGTTATGAGTACGATTAACACGAACAAAACGTGCCGTTTTACTAAAGTCCTTTAATGAAGTAGCTCCCGTATAAGCACAAGCACTACGAACACCACCGCAAATATCTCGAACCACTCCATCTACTTTCCCCTTGTATGGAACTTTTTTGACTCTACCTTCGCTGGTAGCGTAATCATTCATACCATCGTTGTGTTTGTTTTGAGCTTTCTCTGAGGACATACCATAGAAAAGTAAATTTTTCTTTTTTTCTGATATGTCATATTCCCACTCGCCTTCGCACTCATCTGCTCCTGCCAGCATACCGCCCAGCATCACAAAGTCTGCTCCAGCAGCATAGGCTTTAGCTACATCGCCAGCAGTCCTACAGCCACCATCTGCACAAATGAGACCCAGTTTACCGGCATCAGACCTTAAACCGTGAGCTACGTGGGCACACTCTGCGATAGCTGAAAGCTGTGGGTATCCAACACCCGTTTTTAGGCGGGTCGTACATGCAGAACCGGGACCAATCCCAATCTTTACAATGTCAACTTCTCCATGTAGGATAAGTTCTGACACCATCTCTGGTGTGCAAACATTGCCCGCCATAATAATTGAATTGGGAAATTCTAATCTGATTTTGCCGCAGTAGTCAACAAACCTCTCTGTGTAACCATTAGCAATATCAATACAGATATTAGGTTGAATAGATGAATTATCTTCGATATAGAATAAACGCTCTAGTTCATGTTCAAGATCCATACCAATACTAATCCAAACATTATGCTCTACATTATAATATTTGTAGTAGTCATCTATCACATCGGCGGCATAGTGCTTATGTAAACATGTGACCATTTGTTTGGTACTGAGTGCAGTACCCATCTTAAATGTTCCCGTAGTGTCCATATTAGCTGCCACCAACGGTATGCCATGCCACTCTTTCGGTGAATGATAAAATTTGAACTTTCTGTTTAAATCTACTTCTCTCCTACTCGCTGCCTTCGATCTTTGTGGTACGAGTAAGACATCATCAAAGTCTAGTTTCGGTTCTGGATCAATTTTCAGCATCTTCTTCCTCTATGTCAAATGGTACATCGGAACCTTCAATTACATCACCATCGGGTGACGACCTAATTTCATCTCTGGTTCGCAACTCAAGCAGTTGTGCATGTTCGCCAACCATGTTCATATTAATATAATTACCGTCAAGTAATCCAGCACCGTGACGAGCCTTTAATGTGACAACCTTTCTGTTACCACCATTCGGACCGTCTTCTGCCAGTTCCTCTGCGGATTTTAATTTAAATATCGAGAAGGATGTACACAACCAAATGATACGGTCAGATCCGCTCACAGCGTCTGTAGATTCCTTAGTGATACCATCGCGGTTCAACTGAACAAATGATAAACATGGGAAGTCATATTTAACCGTCAGATTGTGCAACTCTGTGATTTGAAAACCGAGAGCCTGATATTCTTGAATGTTATTTGTAATACCTGATGATGACATAAGTTTAAGATAATCGTATACAACAAGGCAGTCATTGGTTCTGCCGTTTTCGTCTTGACCAACTTCACGAAGAATCCATCGTTTGATGATATTCATAATGGTTTCAAACGGGGCACCAGCGACACTAACATAGGTGTAAGGAATATCTCTAATCTCTTCTGCTGCATTTTTAACAGCAATAGCTTTTTCGTCATCTTCTGAGAACTTACCGGTTGCAATATCTTGAATAGGAACACCGCTGATGTTGGCGAGAATCCTGTTGAGGTGATCCTCTTTGCTCATCTCAGTATCGAGCATAAGTACAGGAATTCCATTCCTAGCATTATGCAAAGCAACATTATCTGCAAACACAGACTTGCCCACTCCGGGCCTTGCGGATACGAGATCCACACACTTACGACGTAAGCCACCACCAATGACAGCATCAAATCTGGGAAATCCACTGGACATTCCTATTTGGTCACATTTGTTTTCGATTAGAAATTCGATGTATTCGTCAAGATCATCGCCAAGCATCTCTGGCTTTTGACCCGATTCATCATCACGCAAAAAATCCATGAGTGGAGTTTCTACAAGATTGATGATATCATCAATGCTCTCGTCTCCAACAATGGAATCAATGTCTTTATCTATTTTTTTAGCAATACGTTTTGCATTGCGGGCAAACTCAAACTTTTTAACCTGTGCAGCAAAATGCAGAACGTTATCCTTTTTTACAGGATAGTCCATCAGGTCACGAATGTAGTTTAATTCTTGCTCTGTCTTAACAACCTCTGTAAGATTTAATTGTTCGGCAGCAGAAAGAATTGATGGAATATCAGCTACAGCATCATTCTCCAACACCTTTTCAATACATTTGTAAATGACTTGATTGTTACGATTAGCAAAACTACTATGCGTAATAAAGTCACTTATTTCAACATAAGATTCAAAGCCATAAGCAAACAAGCCAGCAAGTACTGCTCGTTCAGCACCAGTATCACCAAGCCGATTGTCCATAATATTTCTATTACCTTCCTGTGCATCGGTTACATCTAAAGTATTCACCGTGGACCAAAGCGGGATTGACTTGGAAATCACGACCGCACACATGACATTCAACAGTGCGTTTCTTTACTTTGCCCCTATTTCTTGACGTTTTACCCATACGTTCAAACTTCTGAGGGTCGAAGTCTGGATCTCTATTTTCTCCATCATCTACCCATTGGTTCTTTCTGGCTCTCACCGGAGTTTTCCTTTTATCTAGGTCATTATCTCTGACTACCCTAAAATCCTCTGTCACATTTGACCGAGGTGTTGAGGAAACCGTTTCCTCTTGTTTTGGTGCTGGCTCTGCGTCTGTGTCTTTTTTCAAAGAACCAGCTAGACTGTTTAACAGTTCAGCTTTCTGCTCGTCTGTCATAGTATTTAGTAATGCTTTTATAACATCGTCACTCATTTTCTCTTTCCTTTTTCGATTAAGATATCAGCCTTGCGGCGAACATTATATTCCCTACTCTTTAATAGTTCTAATCTACTCTCCGCTGTTATTAGCCATTCGTTAATACTTTTTGCTATGTCGTTTTCTCTTTTAACCAAGTCAACTTTAGTTTCATATTTCATAAACTGTACTTCAATCTGCGTGACTTCACTTGCCACAATACTGCCAAGATTTTCTTTGCACCACCTGACAACATTTTCACTTTTTGAACGGCACCAAGCTATATGGTCTGCATACTGATATAACTGATAAGCATAGTTGAAACAGTCGTCTTGAGTCAACTTCTCCATCTTTTCTAGTGTTAGAGTCTCTGCAATAGCAAACTCTGGATTAAACTTGGTTGGGGAAATGTTTTCCGCTGTAATGTATCTGTCAATACCCTCAACAAATAATTTCAATCTATCTGCTGCGTTCAATTTTCTCTCTCCAATATTCTGGGTCTTCGTCCCAACGTAGCTCTACAAGTGTGATGTCGTTAATTCTGCACCACTCTTTCTTGTCTAAATCTCGCTTCTTGGCTTGTGCAAAACCAACTCTAGATTTATGAAAGTATGGCACATACTTAAAGTGTTGTTCACCATGCACCTCAATACCTATTGTACACGATGGAATCAAAAAGTCAAGGGCTAATTTGGATTTTTTTGTAGAAGAACCGGGAAGCGTAACTTCTTCAAGTACCTGATATGGATGAAATAGCTCTACTATAAGTTCCCTAGCTTGTAAGTGGTAGAAGCTACGCCTAACCCTTGTGCTAATTAAGTATTTTTTGGTATCGAGGTTATATTCTCTACCATTCAAGCCTGTGACTTTCATTAGAACAAGTCTCTTACTTCTTCGATAACAATATCTCTAAGGTCTTGGTTGTCGTTCAAAAAGTTGACTAGCTTCTCCATCCCCTGAAACTTAAACGCTTTGGTTACAGCTTCTAGGTCGTCTATATCAACCTCATTATCCTTAAGGTAATTTGCAACAAGAATTTGATCTTTGTTATCTACTAAACAAGAAATCGTATACCAAGCACCTTTTGCTTGGATAAGGGCAAAGTCTGTAGCGATCTGTGCAATTTCTTGCGATTCATCAATACCGACACCGTAACGAATCCAACTTGCGGCTGTGCTCATAGGTGTGCCACCAGCGGCAGAAGTCTTGATTACCCAGTTAGCAACTTGACCAACGTGATTACCCGATTCTTTGGGTACTTCCCACTTGCCACGGTGTGTGATGACCATGTTGGTTCCAGCTTGGAACTGTAACATGTTGCCACAGTCTGCCATCTTACTTGGTGCAAAACGTGAACCACCAGTGTTAGCGATATTGTGAGTGATAAATACAGCGATGGCTTTCATGCGTGATACGTCACCACTGATACGCTTGAAGAACATAGACAACAAGCGTGGTAGAGCGTTACGAACACCTGTTCGGATCTCTCCATCAATCTCATCCTGTGGAACCATATTGGATGTAGAGTCGCAGATTAAGAACAGGTTTTCTTCTTCTTTAAGAAGTCGCTCCATAATATTGAGATATGTCTCTGCCGATACGACAGGTGTATCGTCCGTAGCTTGGACAATTTGAATAGCATCAACATCTAAACCTTTGATGCCACGAAAGTTCTGCTTGGTCAAGCGACCTTCGGTGTTAAGATAGTATACCTTCTTGCCTTTGGCTTGTGCTTTAGCGGCGGCGTAAAGTGCAGTTGTTGTTTTACCGGTTTTAGGATCACCGGTCATAACTACTACTTGACCTTCTCGCAATCCACCACCTAGTGCCATATCCAAGGCAGGACTGACGCTAATAGTATCATACGTCTCTAAGGACTCAAGAACCTTTGTTCCAGACTCAATTACATTCCCATACTTCTTACAAAGTGTTGCAACGGTTGGATCATCATATTCAACAGCTTTACTCTTCTTCTTCGCCATTTTCTAGTTTCCTCAATTTATGTAACAGGTTTTTCTTTCCGTAGCTTTTATTACGAACAGTTGGATCTTTTTTGATATCTATCTCTTGTTTCGGTTTAGCATTTTCTTCTTTTAATAGTAGTTCGTATTTAGATATAACACCAATACATTTCGGGTGATTTAAAGAAAAAATACCTTTAAAATCAGAAGAGTTTACAGCCTTGACCAGTGCTTCCTCGCTAAAATCTTTTAGAATTTTCTGAGCAGCCCACAACTGTTTCTTAAACGTCCAGTTCCAAGGTTTTTTATTCCAAAATTTATAAGGTAATGATCCAACGTTTTTATTCTCAGCGTTTCTTCTACACATAATTTCAGCTACATAGGCAGCACATGTGCAGTAATCACCCGTAGATTCATGTTTGTACCTGCTCTTTTCTGTTCTTTTTCTTTGTTTCATAATAGATCATAGCCTCATCAAAACAATTTTCAATATCATCTAGGTATTCTTTTTCTCGTATGAGTTCCGGTATAAGCCACATTTCTTTGTGGACTTGACCATCTCTAAGCACACCGGCAGTATAGTACTCTTTGGTTTTCATACCAATAGCACCAAGTACGGATCTTACAAAGTAAATACCATCTGCATCAGTCACATCTATTATACATTTGTTAGACCGAAATTGCAAGTGTAAATCTTCAACAATTACAGAGTTTTTATTGCAGTACTCTTTAACATTATACCATTCGTCATAATCGTGAAAGAAAAAGTGCTTACCGTCTGAGGTCATAATTTTTATCCATATGACTTTGGTCGCACCCTTCCTGTTCTTCTGATAAAACTCTGACCACTTTTTATTATCCATTATCTAATCCTTGTTGTACACTGGTTTGATCTAGTGCTCCCCCCTTTTCCCCATTTGACTTCATCTGAGTGAACTGCTGCATTTTCAGTCATAACAGTTGACCCTTTGTTATTTCTTGCAAATTGCTGATAAAGAAGGGTTTCAGCCTTCTCTGTTTCTTCCACAGCAACGGTTTTTAGAAATTTATTTATTGTAGATTTCGCACGATCAAGATCTTTGCAAAGTTTCTCAATCGGTTTGTCTAGATGGTTTTCTATATAAAACTTTTCAGCTTTACTGAGTGGTCCTTTCTTAGTCATTTAAAAATCCTCTACTAGCCTTGGTTAAGTAAATTGAATTATTAGTTTTTAAATATGTAACGTAAAAGTCAAATGTATTCCTTGAAACCTTTTTCATTTGCGTGTCTAAGTTACGTTCTCTTCTTCCATATGGACCCATCGGATCGAATGGTGTACTTTGATATATCCTAATGTAGTAGTTTTCTTTCTCATTAGTATTGAACTTTACAAGTTTCGCGTAATGCGGCAGTTTATGAGTTTCTTTCTCATTTAAAACGTTTCCTGTTTTTCCAAAAAACAATGTTGTTTTCTCATCCGTAGGCAAGAAGTTACCTTCTACATATTTCATTTTCTACCCTCCATTATGTATTTTATGCGTTGTTTATCTGACATCTTGTTAATTTCTTTATAAGTAGCGTCTCCATACTTCTTATTTTCATACCAAGCCTTCGGAGCTTCTGGTGTTGCCTCCCTTTTCTTATGTTCTTCTTCCTGTAGTTTATTTTTATCTCTTTGATAATTCTTATCGCCTATACTTCCAATAGTATTATATCCTACGACTGAACCGTGGATACCGCCAGTTATAACCTTGAATAGCTTATTCTTACCGCAGGCGGGGCACTCTGTAAGTGGCTCATCTGATACTTTTTGAAATTCCTCAAAAGAATGTTCACACTTTTTACATTCATAAATATATGTTGGCATTTAATTCTCCAATGCTCTTAAAAATCTCCCAATGATACCGTTCCTCTGAATATCATTATAATCTAGTTTACAAATACCAATACCTTCAACGTTATTCAACTTATTCATACAATATGAAAGGCCGCTACGACCACGCAGGTCATTTTGCTCAATATCGCCATTGATAATTACTTTACTGTTTTCTCCCATGCGAGAGACAAACATTTTAATTTGATCTTCTGTACAGTTCTGTGCTTCATCAAGTATCATATATGTGTTATGAAATGTTGATCCACGCATAACTTCTAGAGGTTTATATTGGATTTGTCCTTCATTAGAATATAGTCCATACAATGCTTGACCGAGAAAGTATTTTACATTTTCTTTCATGGGTAAAAGATATGGTGCAATTTTTTCACCCATCTCTCCGGGCAAAGATCCAATGTCTTTACCAGTACAAATTAATGGTCTAGATACAATAATTTTTTCAATCTTTCCATGATGAAGATGCTGTGCTGCTATTCCCGCTGCGATAAATGATTTACCAGAACCAGCAGGCCCAGAACAAAAAATAATATCATTCTCAATAATAGATCTAATATAATCGCGTTGGTTATCAGTTTTAGCCTCTAGAGGTACAAGTTTAGTATTAGGTCTTTTGTCTTCTCGTCTTTGTCGTTTAGTTCTCATTTAAACCCTTTTATGTCGGAAAGTTACAGGTCGGCCTCCTTAACGAACACACCGTCAACCATCTGTCCTTTCCTATCTTTAATATCATCCCATGCCCTTTCGAGACATTTAGAGATGCTAAGTTTGTTCCTCTCTGCGATATTGATTAACACAACTATCATGTCGCCAATATCGTCAGAAACATCCTTACCTTTGCAAATATTATCAGAAAGCTCACCAGCCTCCTGCATTAGTTTGCAAAACTGATCTTTATCTGTAGATCCTTCAATCAGATTGCGGTCGTGATGCCACCCCGTAATCTTCTCAATGTAAGTCTTAGTTCCTACGTTACGTGGAATGTTATTTGTACTTCCAAGCATCGCCTGTCTTACTAAATAGTCCTTACATTCATCACTCATAAGTAAAACCTCCTAGATCCATGTCATCCAAATCGTTCTTACTTGCACCAATTTTATAACTGGTGATCTCATGTTCCTGCGGAGCTACCTGAACGCTTTCGCTTTGCATCCAAGCCTGTGTCCATCCAGCAATAGGGTTCTTGCCAACGTTTTCGTAAGGCAACCCAATTGATTTTCTTCGGGACATACACAACCAATCAACATACTGGTGTAACACATTCTCATTTAGTCCGATAATTGAACCATTTTGAAATAAGTATGATGCCCATTCTTTTTCTTCTTTAGCTGCGTTATCAAACATTTCAATAGCAGCATCTTGACATTGTTTTGCGGTATTGATAAATCCTTCCGACTCTTCTGTGTGGAGAATTTTTAGAATCTGCTGGGTATTGGCTAAGTGTAATGCCTCATCACGCTTGATAAGTTTAATGATGTCTGCGTTCCCAACCATCTTTTTGTTCTCTGCAAACGCAAAACTGCAAACAAAACTAACGTAGAACCTTACAGCCTCAAGAATATTAATACTAACAACAGTCATATAGATTTGCTTCTTCAAGTCTGCTTTAGAAGTTGTATCGCAAGCCATACCCATCAAGTTATTATAGTCTGAAATAGCACTCTTTGCCCGCTTCATAATCTCTTTGTCTTCATAGATTCCTCCAAAAATTTCAGAGCTATCAGCAAAGACATTTTGAATGATATAACTATAACTTTGTGAGTGGATCTTCTCAAAGAATTGCCAAGTCATCAGACAGGCTTCTAGTTCTGTGTTAGTAACAAACTCTAGCAGAGTAGGAACACCGCGACAGATTACACTATCAAGCATAGTCTGGTATTTAAGATTGGACGTAAAGATAAACTTTTCATTATCTGACATCTCTTTGAAGTCGCCGCGATCTTTTTTTAGCTCAATCTCTTCTGGTCGCCAGAAGTTCATCATTTGCTTACTGTCAAGATCTTTAAAGATGGGGTACTTAACAACGTCATATCGCTGCACTCCAAGATCTTTACCGAGGAATAAGGGTTGGCTCATAGGGTCAACATTTTTAGTATTGAAAATAGTTTTCATTTCTGCTCTCTTGGTTTACTAAGTTTTATTCTGTATTCTGGTGATAAAAAATCTCTTGCTTCTACTTCTGGGTCATAAGTTGTGTGAGAAGTTATCGTTCCAATAGCGATTATTTTTCTCATACATTTAGACTTGTTATCGTAGAATATCTGTTCCCACTTTCCGGTTCTCCAATTCTTTTGTGGAAGTCCGGTTTTATCTAACATCCTCCAATCAACTATCTCAAAGTTATGTCCCCACACCCTATCTTCTTTGGTCTTGCTCCAATAATATGTTCTCTTCCAGTTTTTGTAAATACATTGTTCTAGTGTTGGGGTGTTTGGATCTGCCCAATTCCTATGTACGTGGTTCACTTCGATAATGTCAACGTAGTCAACCACATGTGTTTGAACAGGCGTTATGCTTAATATAACTGCAAATAAAAGGCTAATCATATTGCACATGCTCCTGATTCGCAGTTCATTTCTTTTTCTGTTTCGCCATCACCATCCGGCGTGTTGGCATAGTAGAAATTCTTTAATCCATACTTATAGCCATAGATTTGATCTTTGATAAGAACACTCAGTGGAATATTTCCATCCTCGTAGTGAGAGTAATTGTAGTATAGGTTTGTACTCATACTCATATCCACAAACTTCTGGATCACAGCAGCTACGTTGAGCATGGCTTGATTGTTTGGCATGTCCCACGCAAGCGTGTAGAAGTTCTTTCTCATATGATAATTTGGCACTAATTGTTTCAGTACACCATTTTTTGCCTTCTTGTGAATCAGCAACGATCTGACGGGTTCAATTCCATTGGTAGAGTTCTGAATAACGGAGCTAGACTCGCAAGGCATAACAGCAGATAGAGTAGAGTGCCGAAGACCATGTTTTTTAATCCTCTCACGTAACCCCTCCCAATCCATGTTATAATTTGGTTTAATTAATTCGTCTACAGTTTTCTTGTACCAGTCGATAGGTAAAAGACCGTCCGAGTATTTAGTTTCATCAAATTTAGAACATGCACCCTTTTCTTCTGCCAACTCACAACTTGCATTTAGCAGATTCCACTGGATCTGTTCCATAGTCTCATGAATCAACTCTAACGCTTCGGGATCTTCATACTTTAGTTTGTTCTTAGCTAAGAAACCAGCAAGGTTAGTAATACCAATTCCAAGTGATCGCCTATTTTTGGTAAAGTTTTCGCCTGCAAGTACGGGGTAATCTTGGTAATCAATAACAGAGTCAAGAGTCCGTACAGCAATTCGACATGCTTCTTCAATATCTTTCTCATCGTTCATCTCCAACAGGTTCAAAGCCGACAAAATGCAAATACCAATCTCACCTTCTGCATCATCAATAGCCTGAATAGGATTTGTCGGATGAATAATTTCTTGACAAAGATTTGACATATAGCATGGTACACTCCACGATCCGTGTTCATTGGCTGAGTCAATATTCATACTGTAGATACGCCCAGTTTCCAGACGTTCGCGAGCAAAGATTTCTGCCAGCTTTCGTGCGGGAACTTTCTTCTTAAACTTTAAAGATGTTGCTCTTTCATATTTAAGATATAGCTCTTCAAACTTCTCGTTGTTACCAAACGCCTCATACAAACCCTTTGCTTCGTTGGGGCTGAACAGGGTAATATCTTCGTTAGCAATTAAACGATCATAGAATAGCTTACAAAACTGAATACTGTAATCTAATTTACGCACTCTGTTGTCGTCTGTACCGGCATTGTTTTTAAGAACCATAATGTCCTCAATCTCATAATGCCAGAATGGTACATGCACCGTAGCAGAGCCTCCACGAAGCCCATTCTGAGACGTTGATTTGACTGCCGACTCAAAGTTCTTTAAATATGGAATGAGTCCTGTGTGGATGACTTCGCCGCCTCTGATGGGTGAGTTGATTGGTCGCATACGTCCGATGTTGAGTCCAATTCCTGCTCGTCTGGCGGTGTATTTTCCAACAGCATGTATGCTGGAAAAAATAGCATCAAGGTTATCATCAATATCAACCAAAACACATGATGCAAACTGGCGTATATTAGTCCTAACACCAGCCATGATAGGAGTAGGTAGGTTAATTTGGAACGTTGAATAACAGTCATATGCCTTCTTTACTTCGTTAATATCATCGAATAAACACATGGCAATAGCCATATAAGCAAACTGTGGAGTCTCATAAATGTGTCCTGTGCTTCTATTTTTCACCAAGTATTTATCAATCAACTGTTGTAGACCGGCATATGTAAACATATCATCACGACTATGATTGATGTATTTACCTAGAGCGTCGATCTGTTCCTCATTCCACTTTTTCTCTATTTGTGGATCATAAACTCCATTATCTATGTTCCTACGCATGAACATTAGAAAGTCAGTTGGTTGATCCCCATAACCCCAAACTTCTTTTCTGAGTTGCATATTAAGAAGTCTAGCAGCAACATATTGGTAGTTCGGGGATGATGTTGATATTAGGTCGTTAGCCGATTTGATAAGAATCTTATGAATTTCTGAGCTACTGATCCCATCATATAGGGACAGGTTTGCGTTCATTTCAACGTCAGACAATGATACGCCATTAATACCTTTGACAGCCCAGCTTACAACTTTATGGATCTTTTCAACAGAGAAATCTTCTTTTGATCCATCTCTTTTTGTAACCTGCATCTAGTTATTCCTTGTATTATACAAAAGTTGTCGATTTCTTTGGGTAGTTCACTCTATTATAGTCTACGAAACCGAAATTGTCAAGCGGTAAATATAAAAAAACCCACAATATCAGCAGTCAAGAGATACTGTGGGTTTGGTTTAGTCTTTTTGTTTTATGCTTAATTCTACTCCATCACCAATGTCAATGATTAGATAATTTTCACCGTTACGTTTGGTGAATTTTATTTTATCCATGACTCTTTTTGCTTTGTCAATATCGGTTTTTTCAATACCATATTTTTTGAGAACGCTTTCTAGGATACCATCAATTAAACTCATTGATTGGCACTCCAAGCGATTGCTTCTAAGATTTCTACCAAATCTTTTCTTTTGTCAGGTGTCAAGGCTTGATTATCTAAACCTATAGTGTTTTGAACAGCACTTTCTACGGCATCTCCAAGACCATCGTATTTACCTGCAAACTTTGTATTAAAATGTAAAAGCCCAGACATAAGATTAAAGTTAGAAAATGTTTCAGTTGTTTTAATTACTTGTGAATCATCTTCAACCACATCTGCTACTTCTAAAAAATAACAAGAAACTAATTTGGCATCTTCTTTAGAGAAATCTATTTCACTAATTGGTCTTACTAACTCTTTATTTTCTAATGAAGGTTCAGTAATTTTTACTTCCGGTTCATTAACAACTTCTACATTATCTTTAAACCAACCAATTGTTGACTCACCAAATAATCCTACGACAACTAGAATAAACGCTAGTCCAATTCTTAAATTGTTGCTCATACTTCCTCCTCCTTTGGGGTAGAAATTACGAAAAGGGGAAAGATCTTTCTTAATTCTCTTGAAGCATCATGCATATCTTGCGATTCACAACACTGTAAAAGATGATCCCAACACTCAACAACATCAACCAACCCATCGCAAGTATCTTCCGTGTCTTGTTCTGGTGGTTCTGGTACAGGTTCAGGTTGTTTACTTTGTGGAATAAAACCCTTAGCCTTTTCCCAAAAGATCGGTGCAACAAGGATACCCGCCAAACCAATCATTACCCACTGAAACATAGTCATTAGTTTCCTCCGATTTCTCTTAAAATATTATTTAATTCTTTTTCCGATAAATTTTTACCAACATCTATGAAAGCACCGTACATCGTCTTTCTACGATTACCGGACTTTACTTTTTTTCTTATCTCTCTCTTCAAAAACAACTTAAACAACCAAGACGGGTTGCGAAGTTCCCCTTGAATTTTTTCAGCACTTCTACAATTCCACCACAATCTAACAAGATTTATAATAATACTTATAATCAGTGTTACAGTTGCGGGGTCAATTCCAAAGTTTTGATCTTTTGCTGATATGTGAGAAGATATTCTATTTGCTACTTTTTCTAGATCATTCATTGTCGTCTTCCAAAACGGATACGGGAATATTTTCATCTATAGATTTAATCATAGTATCACTATCTTTAAAACCAATAGATCTGTACATTACATTTGACAACTTATCTTTATCTAAAAGTATCACGGTTGGATATTTTTCAACTTTGTAATACTTAAAAAACTCACTGTGTTTTGGATTGTCTACATCTAACAAGATGAGTTCTATGTTCTTATTCTTAAAAAATTGCTTAACATCTTTATTTTCCCAAGTCTCTTTCTTTAACTTTTCGCAGGGGGCACACCACTTTGCACCGAAATGGTACACATAATATTCATCTTCTTGTAGATAAGCTGACTTTTCGCAGGCTTTACAGCCCGGACATTCGGTTCTGTGACCATCACCTTGAACAATCCAACCAGAGCCATCGCAAAGTTCTTCATTTTCTTCATCGTCTGGGACTACAGGATTAACCATTGATGCTAAGGCTATTCTCGTAGAAATAAATGCTCTATAGTCTGGATGACTTTCTACATGCACACTTGGTGATGGCATACAACCAGAGAGCAGCAGACAAAATAATACTAAATACTTGTACATATCATTACCCTAAAGAAACTTTTTAAAATTATAATTAGGCAGCTTTCTCGCTGGAAAACCGTCTACATCGCTGAATACCCAAGAGCCATTTGATGCCAACATACCTCTAGCATCTCTTTCTCTAATCCAAAAACTACCTTCCGGTTGACCATGAACTTTCGGCCCACTATTCCATTTACCCCAACTATTTTGAACTAAGAATAATGTTTCTCTATAACGCTTTTTAGTGTCATCGCAAGCAATCCAAGCCATAGCATGACTCCAGCCGCTACCTCTTTTAGCGATACCGTTTGAGTCTCTGCGGCTTGAAAAACCATAACCAGAACACACAGATATGCCGTAACCATTGGCTAAAGCATCTCTAGCTTCTTCTATAGTTGTAATCATTGATATGGTTTTAACCTGATGCTTATTAGCTTCATCAATATAAATACTCTTAGGAATTCTATGTCTAGCACCAAGAGAAGAATTATATTTAGATAGGTCTACTGAACCATAATTTTTTCTTAAAAGAATCCCACCTTTCTGGTGGACATACTTGGCTGCACCCGAACAGGTCATACCCTGACCCTTGTGGCCTCTGGATTGATAGATTGCTTCGGTTGCACTACGATTAACGAATTCTTCTGACTCACCCTTTATGTCGATTTCTACTGCTCTTGTCACATCAATAGCGTTTCTAGTTGAGTGCGATACACAGTCTCCGGTTGTTTGCTTTTCTGCTGGGCCAAAACCCTTGTCGTATTTTAGCAAAGAAAGAAAGGGCAGAGAAAGTTTACCTTCCCCTGCACCAGAGAGTGTGTGTGCAGCAACGCCAAAGAGTGGAGTCTCTAATTTAGCGAGTAACTCTGCGGTCTCTTCTTGATCGCATATGCTACCCTCAAAACCATTGCGATACGCATTTAGCAAATCGCGTGGTGTATTAAAGTCCATCGCAAACTCCTAGTTAATCCTCTTTTGAAGCGTCTTTCATCCATTTAATTGCTGTGTCAAGACCCACAGCGATGATCGGCACGAACAAAGGGGTATACAACCCAATGTCGATAACCTCCAAATTCTCTGCAACAACAGTGAGTGCAGCAGCACCACCGACAAGTAAAGCGTTTTTAACGACCCCAGTAAGGTCTCCCCAATTAAGTTTAAATCTTTTTGAACCTTCGCCCATATTCATTCTCCTTTATAAAGATGAATTAAAAAACCTTCATGGACATCCGTATCAACTGTGTACGGGTATCCTACAAAATGTATAATTCGTCCATGTACCGAAACGGTTTCAATATCTATTTTACGACACATCTTTAGACAAGAGTTAAATTCTTTTAGGAAATCTTCTCTTCGATCATCGTCAATAACCGTTAGCCAATCGAATCCTTCTTTACAACTACCGTTGTCTTTGGTTAATTCTTGGAAGGATGCATTACACCAAGTCAATCTACCGTTCACATCAGTTTCAAATAGGGGTCTATCTGAATAATGGAGTGCAGCCTTTGATCTTTGGTCCAATACCTTCTGTCTAGTTTCTATTCTATCACAAGTTTTTTTCAATGAATTTACAGTATCTTTCAATGACTTTCCACTATTAGGTGTAACCTCTGCTCTAATAGTCTCGATGGAGACCTTTATTTCTTCGTGGTCTTTTAAAAAGACACCAGTTACTTTAAATATTCTCCACACAAATGCTAATATTGCTATTCCAGCCCCGACTAGCGTGGCTACTGCTCCTGCAAATTCAGGTGTAATCATTTCGATCTCCTAAAAAAAACCTAGCCCCCGCATTTGGGGGCTAAGTATAATGCTATCTAGGAAATCACCCTTCAGCGGCTTCTTTAGATTTGAAGTCGTCTTGAATTGGATTTGCAGAACCGTCTCTGTAGACAAACTCTCCGGGGATTCCGCGAGTCGTATTGGCAGCAGAATCGGCAGAGCTTGTTGAACCACCAGCAACCGCAGGGTTGATGTAATTTTTCAACGCACCACCACCAGTGATTGTTCTCGCTGGATTAAAGGTGGTAGAAGGAGCAGCGGCTACATCAAGATCAAGAGAACCATGATCGCGATATGTCTCAAGTTGAGCAACGTTATCACGAACCGGATCAGGACCAGCAGCACCACCAATCAGCGTGGTATTTGCAACGCCAGCAATTGTAGTGGTAACATTACCGCCTTTAAAAATCCATTCAGTTCCATCAGATTGATACCCAAGAACCGTAGTTCCAGCAGTACCAGACTGAGAAACACCACCTTGAGCTTTAATCACACCAGCCATATCGGTGGTAGCAGCACCATCTCCGTGATTAGCAATAACTTTTGAACCAAAGCTCTGGCCTTGATCGTCAGCGATGTCGGCCAAGCTAAGGTTCTTAGTCATGACACCAGCGGAATTTGAACCGCCACGAAGGACAGTTCCACCGTCTCGAACTTCTCCGAGGCCAACAGCTTCATCGCCAGCACCGGAAGGACGTACAGTAGGCATAGTAAATCTCCTAATAAAAATAATAAAAAATAATTAGATTCCTAAATTCCTAACTGTAGGTCCAAGTCCACACTATTATACACTTTTCTTGATCGCATTTTTTACTTTTTCAAGATTTTTTTTCAATCTTATTCTAATCGTTTCCCCACAAAGACCCCTATCTTCCGACATTTCTTTTATAGTCATATTTTTATAGTATTTATCGTAAATCAGTGAGGGATCTTCGCAAACTGAATCAATCAAATCTTTCATATCAGTTTGCTCAAAACAGTTTTTGGGGTCTGGAATACTGTAATATGACGAGTTACCAAGTTGATTCTTATTTTTATTAAATCTTCTTTGGTTCAAGCACTCTAATACCACCCCCTTGTGTACATAAGAGCTAAATTTAGTCTTGTGCCTTTTGTCATATTTCTTAGATGCTTTCCATATCGCATTTAGAACACAGTTTTTTATCTCGTCTTTAGATAGTGATCCAAAGAACGAAGATGCTGCTGAGTTTGCAATACCAAGCACATCTGAATCATTCAAATAATCTTCAATTTTCTTGCTCAATTTCTTTCTCCTGAAAGGTTGTTAAAGTGTCCTCAATGTTTTGCCTGACCTCTGAGAAGTCAAACATTCTACCTATACCAACAAAAAACCTGTATCGACTACATACTTTAAGAACTTCTACGCCCTCCATGCTCTCTAGAGTATCCAATACGTCTTTTGTAATATTAAAATTTGTATGCCCCAACCAGCAGTCAAAATTTGCTGATAGATTTATATGTTCCATCATTTTTGGATCTACTGGTATGACATACTGACCATAAGGGTCTTCCTGCTCGTTTTCTCTAAGTGAATTAAGGATTTCTTGCTCATCTTCTGAGAGATCATCCAAATCAATTTCTGAACTTTGTCCAGATAGACTTTGATACATTGCTTCAATAAGTGGTGACTGTAATTGATTTTGAATCATATCTTCATACTTTTGCCAGCCTATTTTTTTAGTGTATTTCATATGTATCTCCTAAAGCAAGTCTGTTGGTTTTATTATTGGTTTGTCCTTATTGCTTTCTTCGTTAAACTCCAGTGTATCTTTACCGCGTGATAAAATAGTTTGTCTTAGTAAAAGTTGTGTCATAAATGACGTAAACTCTGTTGATTTACCATCTTGTTCAAAAGCTGCTCTGAGTATTTCCAGAGTTTGAGCATCAAACGCATCTGTACCAATTGAGGCAACTAAAAGTGATAATTTAGATAAGGTCTCATTTGAATAGTCCTCTATCTGAACATCAATATAGAATTCTCCGCTTTGATCTACACTATACGATACTGATGCAAAATTTGTTCTCTCATCGGACATGTTACCCCCTTAAAGTTTGAAGTATCTTGTCAGCAGTATTGTCCCAGCTAAACTTCTGTGCAGTTTCAATTCCTGATTGGTTCAGTGTACCCTTTTTGTCTAGAATAAATCGCATCATCTTCATATACAAATCAAACTCTACGTGAGCATCAATCTTTGCCCAATTACCCTGATTAAAGAACCATTTACCATCAAATGCTGGTTCTACATCTTTTATCTCCACAAGGCCGCAGTTTTCTTGGTTGCAAAATTCAGTGTGGGCAGAATAATTTGTAGCTACGACATGTTTTCCAGCAGACATCATTTCTAAAAGTTCGAGATTCCAGCCCTCTCCACGAGAAGGGAATACACCACAATCTACTTGGGACATAATATTATACACTTCTGCCTGTGTCTCAGCCCTTGGAATAATACGTACTTTTGGATGGTTGTATAGTTGATGCCAGCGGGCGTTTTCTTCGCTAGAGTTAAAAGGATTACTGCACATCATCCACAATTCTGCATTTTCTCCGTGTTCAAGTACCTTTTTGAGGGCTTTAATTAGAATATCGTGACCCTTACGGATCTCCCACTTGCCACAGTTGAAGAAGATCGTCTTGTCGTCCTGTCTCGCTGGTGCTGGCGGGAACAGTTCTGCGTCTACACCAAGAGGTACAACATGAACTTGTTGTTCAGCGTCTAAGCATTTTCCTCCTGATTTATACATAACAGGTTTAGTTTTGTATAAGTTATCTAAACACACCTTTTTGGCCCATTCTGAACAAACCATTAGATCATCGCAAGAGTTTAGATGGTGTTTCTCTAGGTCGTTAAAGGTATCCAACTCAAAAATAGGAAAGCCAATGAACCTGCCTGACCCTATACGTTCTGCCATCTGGTTCTGATGCCAGATTTTAATGCAGGGTGCTTGTGGGTCAAATGTCTTAGCGGTTTCCACTCCTCTTGTAACCGCATCTGCGTCTACCTGATTGGTGACTTGAGGCTGACCTATGGGAAAAAATGAAACCTTTACGTCCTGTGCTTGTAATGCCTTGAGGATGTTTATTCCTGCGACTCCATATCCAAGCTGATTAACTGGTGCTTGTAGATTAATTATCATTTCTTAAATACTCCTGATATAAATTCGTCTACGGTTTTAGTTTTTGGGTTACTTACAAAATACTTATTTACCGTAGCTCTTGCCTGAGATTTCTTTTCCCCTAAAGCAATCATGGCCTCAATACACTCGTTCACTATTGGCTTAGGGGGTGCTGGTGAAATAGCAGGCTTCTGCACCGGTTTCTTCTTCTTATTCTTCTTCTTCTTCTCCTTAATTTCTACGGATTCCAAGGTTGCGTAATACTGGGTGTTAGATGAAGTCTCAAGTGTCGAGGGTTTGTCATCTCTAATGTAACCTAAATCAAACTTGTCGTCAATCTTTAGGGGTGGCACATGGTCTGGCCCCAGTAAATATCCGCCTATAAACATCATTGCAAAAAAACAAGAAAGACCAAAAGCTATCACGTTAGCTATACTAAATACTAATTCTGCATTTTCAAAACCCATTGTGTTCTCCTTTCCCTTATTATAGCATAGTATCGGCTATTTGTCAAGTGGTCTTTAGAATTTTTAGAAAAAAACCCCACCAAGCATCCGGCTTGGCAGGGTCTTGCTCTTAGCTTTTATTTCCGTCTTTTAACCTAACGGTTAGCCAAGAAGATGTAAAAAATGGAAGGGTGGGCTTACCATTTAAGTACCCACAAATTTCAGAGCCAGTTATGGCAATGTTCCTACTTTAACCACTATCTTATGCCATGTATGCCACTTGGCCGTCCGGCTAAGAATCGCGTGCTGTTACGGTCACTGGCTTGCTCCCGT